ATAATAAAAAATAGTAAACATAAAATGCAACTTTTCAAAAGCATTAAAACAAAAAATAAACAACAAAATGTTAAACCAATATAGTTATATACCTTATTAATAAAAAAGCTTTAAAATCGAATATAAAAGCAATAAATAATATATAAAATTATAAAATACAATCAAAATATACAAAAAAACAAGAATAAATAATATAAATATAAAATCATTATGTATACTATAATATTATGTAAACTTAATGTTTAATGTGAAACAAAAAAAATAAATAAAAAAATCAAAAAATTATTTTTTAGGAGGTGAGAATTATGACAAGAGGTGAGGTGTATTTAGCCAAGTTAGGTAGCATAGGACATCAGGTTGGATCAGTACAAGGTGGTATAAGACCCGTCATCATAGTACAGAACGATGTGGGAAACATGCACAGTCCAACAACATTAGTTGTCCCAGTCACAAGTCAAAATAAGCACAATTTGCCAACTCATTTTAGTGTAAAAAATCTACATAAAAACAGCATAGCACTTTGCGAACAAATCCAAACAGTGGACAAAACACAACTATTAAAAGCAATAGGCAAGCTTGATGAGGAAGAAATGACAATGTTAAAAAAAGCATTAATGGTTAGTTTGGCACTTAATTAATGCAAAAAAATAGTAAAATAAAGAAAAAACAATCAAAAAAATAAAATTTTAAAGGAGGAATTATGGAAAGCGAAAATTTAATTAATGAAATGAAAAATATAAAATCGGAAGATTTTTCAAAAGATATAAAAAGCGGGAATTTAGAAAAAGTAAATAAAATTTTAGAAAAGCTTTCAGCAATGACAAAAGTTAGCAACAACAAAGATTTGAACGATAAAATTAAAAAAGCTCAAAACTTAGGACAAATCTATAGTCAAATTTTGATTGGTGATATAAAAGCTGAAAAAGATATGATATTTGAAATTAGGGAAGTTTTTGGTAAGTTAGTTCGTGAATTATTATGTGTAGCACGCAAATTGACTTTACACGCAAATTAGTCTTATGTTAACACGCAAATCAATGTTATCAAAGCACGCAAATTAATGTTGTCATAGCACGCAAATTGATGTTATATTAGCACGCAAATTAGTTTATATGCTAAGGAGGAATTATGGAATATTGGATTTTATTTATGGCAATGATTTATTTTTTATTGGCATTAATTGTTGGTAGCACGCAAATTGAACATTACTATGAAAATGATTTAGAAATATTTGAAATTAATTTTTTGCTTGTAAATTATAAAATTACACTTACAAACAGTTTGGAGGATAAAAATGAAAAAAAGTGAAATAAAAATAGGAAATAGAGTGGTTATTGATATATATAATAATTTAGGCGATTTAATTGTTTCAGAAGGTACTGTTGAGAAAATATTTGATAAATATTGTTTGATAAGGGCAGATAAAGGATATTTAAGTTGTATAAATTTTGATGGGGAAGGTGAATAATATTTTCACAAAGCAATATATGTTAGCACGCAAATTAATGTTATCATAGCACGCAAATTGATCTCATATTGAATTTTTAGGCGATTTTATATTTTGTTAATATAATCTCTCCTAACTATTTTTATACCTTTTTTCACGCAAATTAATGCCAATAATATGTATTTTACAAAAAAATATTATAAATTTTATTGACAAAGCGAAAAAATAGTTGTATAATAATAAAGACATATGAATAGCACGCAAATTAATTTTAAGGAGGATTTTTTGTGGATAATTTGACAGAAGTAAATAGTATAAAGGAATTAGAACAAATATTTAATGAAGCTTATGAAAGTGGTTATAATAGTATTGCAGTTGAAATGACAATACCTCATAGAACGGAAACTGAAATAGTTTTTCATAGAAAACAAACAATTTTTAATAGATTAAACTATTATAAACGAACATTTGATGAAAATTTAAAACATAAAAGAGTTGATGGCATAAGTATTGTAGCTGTTGGTTTTGGAGATTTAAGTTTGTTTGAAAGGAGATAATAATGTACGAAGTAAGATTATTAAACCTAATAAATGGTGAAAAATTTAACAAATTGTTTAATAGTGAATATTTAATGAATAAATTTGTTAATAAATGTAAACATTCTAAAAAATTAAAAATAATTAGTATATTTAAAGATTAATGTAGCACGCAAATTGACTTTACACGCAAATTAGTCTTATGTTAGGAGGAGAAATTTATGAATATTGAAGAAATAGATAATAAAATAGAAGAATTGCAAGAGGAAATAGAAAATTTAAAGGAAAAAAAAGATAAACAAACAAGATGGAGAGCCAATGAAGATGAAACTTATTATTATGCAACTTCATTTAGTGGAGATGATTTGGAACAATATGATACATGTGATAATTTTAGATATGATACAGGAAATTATTTTAAAACAGAAAATGAAGCAATAGAATATAAAGAAAAATTGATTATATATCAAAAATTGAAAGATTTAGCGTTAGATTTAAATCAAGGTAAACAAATTGATTTTGACAATGAAAAACAAAAAAAATATATTATTGTTTTAGATATTAACATGGGTTTAATGATTGCTAATATAGTTCATCAAAAATCATTAGGTCAAATATATTGTTTAGATGAAAATTTTTTAGAGAAAGCAAAAGAAAAAATTGGCGAAGATAAACTAAAGAAACTATTTGAATAGGAGGCGAAAATGGAAGATACGCAAATTAAAAATCTAATTAATGAAATTAATAATGTAATGAATAAATTAAAAAAAGAAGAGGATTTTTTGCTAAAAAAAATATCATATTACGATATTATTAAAAGTGAATATGAACATCTTTTTGAAAACAGTAAATTTCCAGCTCATATTAGGGCTCATCTCGATAAAAATTTTGATTCTGTTTTAAAAGAAAGAAGAGAATATAAAATAAAATATCATAAAGTAATTCAAATAAAAAATATGTTAAAACAAAAAGGTATTAATTTTGATGCTAGTAGAATTAAAGAAGAATCATCTTATGGTGTTAGGTTTTTAAAAGATGAATTTGAAATGTATAAAGATTATATTAAATTTCCTTGGAAAAATAAATAAAATATTTGTTAATATTAAAAGAAGGAGGTAAAATTATGGAAGAGAAAGAAAGGAATATTTATTTTTTAGATTATGTAAATAATAGTAGTATAAAGGATATTATAAAACAAATTGTAGAAATTAATTTATATGATAATCAGCAAGAAGAAAAAGTTATAGAATACGAAAGAAAACCTATTAAATTATTTATGTCTACATGTGGAGGTTCAATGTTAGATATGTTTTCACTTTATAACCATATTAAATATTCAAAAACACCAGTTTGGATCTATATTAGTGGATACTGTTTTAGTGCAGGTTTTCTTATATTAGGTGCGGCAAAAAAAAGAATCGCATATAAAAACACTTTATTGCTAGCACATCAGGCATCTGTAAGTCTGGGATATAGTACTATACAAGACCAAAAAGAACAAGTTGCTATAATCGAAAAAATGCAGGATAATTCAGAAAAAATAATATTAAATGATACTAAAATACCTAAGAAAAAATTAAAAGAGATTAGAGAAAAGAAACAAGATTGGGTTATAGATGTATATGAAGCGAAAAAGTTGGGAGTTATAGATGAAATAATTGAATAAAAGTGAGGATATGGTTATGAATAAATATTATGAATTTAGGAATACATTATCTGCATTACAAAAAATAGAAATATTTGATAGTGTTTATGAATTTAAATGTGATTTTATATATACTATAAAATTAGAAGATAATGTATATATTGCTGAGAATGATCTTTTTAATATATTTGGATATGGAGAAACTATGGCTGAAGCTGAGAAACAATTATATAAATCAATAGATGATTTATGGGTTATTTATGTAGAAGAGAATGATGAAAATTTAGATAAAGGAGCATTAGAATTGAAAAAAGAAATAATGAATAAAATAAGGAGAATAAAATAATGGCTGTTGTTAGTAATGAAGATGTTAAACCATTTTTAAATTATTTTGATAATATTAAAATTGAAAAGGAAATGATTCCTAAAAAAATAAAAGTAAAAAAAGAACTTTTTAATAAGATAAAGGATTTAAAACCGTACGAAATAAAAACTAAAGAAGAAGATATATTAGTAAAATTTCTCTCAATAAAAATAGAACAAGATGATGATATAAAAAATATGTTTGAATTTATATATGAAGAGGAGGAATAAGATGGAAGAATATAAATTATGTTATGTTGATGGTAATAAAGCCTGGTTTACAAACAATTTTGAAAAACAATGGGGTGACGATTGGGATGACAAACCATATGAGCATAATGCAGGAGAACCATATAATAGCTGGAGTGAATTAATCGAAGATAATGAAGATTGGACTAAAAGAAAATTTAAGGAGCATAAAATAAAACATAAAATACTATATTTTGAGACTAACGATTGGACAGAAACAAAACCGTGCGATAATTTTTGTAATAGTCCTTATTCTGTAAAAGATATTAATAATCAAGCAATTGCGTGGATTCATACAGATAAATATAATATTTTAGCAGGAACAACTTATGAAGATTTTATTAATATCATAGAAAAAAATGGTGGTCAAGTATATTTACCAAAAGAAATAATAGATTAGAAAGTGAGTGATTTTATGGTTTTAGGAGTAAAAATACAAAACAGAAAAACAAAAGAATTTTATTGTAAAGGTGGTGGTTTTCGGAAGAATTGGAAAAACTTGGGCAACATTAAGACATGCAAAATTGGCTATCTGTCCACATTATTTATCAGACTTTAATGATATTCAATATTATGAAAGAGAATTAAATTCAGATTTTATAATTATCACTGACAACGGAACAAAGAAAATACCAGTCTCAACATATTTTATTGATTATTTAACAAGAAATAACAAAAAATATATTGTAGATGAAATAAAAGAATATTGTAAAAACAATAATATTAATTTAGAAAGTGAGGAATAAGATGAAAAATAAATATATATATAGAAATAATTTAACGATGCCAAACTCCTATAAGGAAGTTGAGATAAAAGAGAAAAATATATTCCAAAGAATTATTTGCAAACATGATTATCAATATTTAATTAGAGAAAAAGCTGGAGAAGCATTTAAGTGTATTAGCGGTGATACTATTGAATTAATCTGTCCAAAATGTGGAGCTTCACGAGGTACAACATTTTGGGAGTATGAAGGTTGGGGTTATAAATAAAATGAAAGGAGGAATAATTTATGTTAATAAAAAGTCAAAATAAAAAAAATCTATGGAATTATGATAATTTAGTAAGAATATATATTAAGGACGAAAATACTAGATATTCAATAAGAACCATTACAAATAGTGGTGATGAGTTCTTATTAGGAATTTATTATAAAAAAGAAAATGCACAAAAAGTAATTGATGAAATAGTTAAAAAGTATGAAATGATAGAATATGGTAAATATTTTGGTAGCCCAATGATTGAATCAAGTAAGAATACTTTTGTATATATAATGCCATAATTAAAAAGGAGATATTATGATAAAATTAAAATGTGGAGATTGTTTAGAACTTATGAAAGACATACCTGATAAATCAATAGATATGATACTAATCGTAATTTCATAGGTTTTGAGTTAGATGAAAATTATTTTGATATTGCTAAAACTCGAATAAATAATGCACTTGAAGAAAAAAATAAAAATATTTAAAATTATACTTGACAAAATTCAAATTATAATATATAATATTAAATGAAAGGAGGAAATATTATGTGGGGGGAATGGATGAATGAATTTGAAGAAATGGAATTAGAGGATAAAATATTTAGAATATCTCATCCAGTTTTGGCAAAATTAGAAGTAAGAGAATATGTTAGATTAAGAAATGGAATAATTAACAAAATAGATTTTATTAGAAATGAATATATATATTTATCAAACGGATTAATTTGTAATAAATTTAACATAGAGAAACATTCAAAAAAAATAATTGATTTAATAAAAAAAGGCGATTATGTAAATAATATGTTAGTAATTAATATTGTATCAATTAGTAATTCTGATTTTCACGAAAAATTTGTATTAGTTAATAGAGATGAAAATTGTCCCTTACAACCTTTAAAAATTTATGAAGAAAATATACAAGATATATTAACAAAAGAGCAATATGAACAAAATTGTTATAAAGTAAAAAAGGATATGTGATTATGAGTAAAATAAAAGAAAAAATATCAGATTATTTAATTTGGTTAGGAGCGATCATAGTAATTATTATTGTAATAATAGAGGCATTTATTACAAACTGGTTGCTTGGCATATTTGTAATTGGATTAAGTTTGATATTTATTGGATTCGGCATTGATTTTGAAAAACGAGAACGGGAAAAATACTGATGATTCAATAAAATAGGTTTTACAGCTGATTGGTACGAAGAATATTAAAAATAAAAAATAAATTTAAGGAGGAAATTATTATGGAAAATTTAAAAAAAGTTATTATTAGAGGAGACAAAAGTGGAGTTTTTTATGGAGAATTAGAAAGTAGAAATGGAAGAGAAGTGAAATTAAGAAATTGCAGAAGATTGTGGTATTGGGATGGAGCTTGTAGTATTAGTGAATTGGCAGTAAATGGAACAAAAAGGCCGCATAATTGCAAATTTACAGTAGTTGTAGATAGTATAGAAATATTAGATGCAATCGAAGTTATTGAGTGTACTCCAGAAGCAATAGAAAGTATTGAAAATGTTGAAATTTGGAAATATTAACAGGAGGTATAACTATGAAACTATTAGAAGAAAAAATAAAAAAATGGTTGGAAGTTGATATCGGTTCTGGCTATGACTATGGTTCTGGCTATGACGATGGGTCTGGCGATGGCTCTGGTTATGGCGATGGCTATGGTTCTGGCAGTGGCTATGGATCTGGCTCTGGCAATGACTATGGCTCTGGCTATGGCTATGGCTATGGCTCTGGCTATGGTTCTGGCAATGGCTGTGGTTATAGCTCTGGCGATGGCTATGGTGATGGCTCTGGCGATGGTTGGAAATCTATAAATGGAAATAAGATATATAGAATAGATAATGTATTAACAATAATAACACATCTTAACAAAAACGTAGCGAAAGGGAAAATATTAAATAGAGACTTAACAACAGAAGATTGTTATGTAGTTAAAGGATACAATAAATTTTCACACGGAAAAACAATAAAAGAAGCGATGCAGTCATTGGAAGAAAAAATATTTGATAATATGGACACAGAAGAGACTATTGAAGAATTTAGAAAGAAATTTAAAGATGGTAGAAAATATAAAGGAACAACATTCTTTAAATGGCATCATAATTTAACAGGTAGTTGTTTGATGGGAAGAGAAAACTTTGTAAAAAATAACGAAATAGATTTAAACAAAATGTATTCAGTGCAAGAATTTATAAAACTAACAGAAAACGATTTTGGCGGAAGTGTAATAAGAGAATTAAAACAATACTATAACTAGGGGTAAATGAAGAGTATGAATTATTTTAAATATAAAAATTTTAAAAATGAAATTAATAAACAAAAGGAAAAAGCTGAAGAATTATACAAAAAAAAGCAAGAAACAGTTATATGCGAATATTGTAAACAACTATTAAAAAAACAGGATGCAGGATGTATATATGATATGAAAAATAAAACATTGTCTTTTTTTTCACGAAGATTGTTTTAATAAAAACGAACGCATGTATAGGGATTAAGAGGTGTTTTAAGTGGGAGAAAATAGTGAAGAAGAATTATCTGAAATACAACGAGATTTAGAAATAATAATGAACAATGACTTTGATGAATTGGAAAGAATTATACTAAATGATATTGATTTATCAGATAAAACAGTGCAATGGTTATATGATATATTACACAAAGATATGAATTTGTTTTTTAAACATATAATGCAAAGATTAGGAAATAAAAATTATTTATAAGGATAAGGGTTTTAAGTGAAAGAAAATATAGAAGAATTAAAAAGGTTACTATATAGAAATGAATTAAGCCAATATGGAAAAAGAAAGTGGAGGAGGAATAAATATGCATTATTGTGGTTATATAATAACAGATAAAATACCAACAAAAGAAGAAATAAGCAGTATATTAGAACCGTATAATGAGAACAACCATGACAACTTAGAATTTAGTTGGGATTGGTATCAAATTGGTGGAAGGTATGGGGGAATGTTAAAAATTCATTTTAACCCAAATGAAAATGAAGATAATTGGTATTGTGGTGAACATCATGAAAGAAATTATAAATATTTTATCAGTAATAAATTAGATGAATTAAAAGAAAAAATTTCAAGATTGTATTGGGACGAATTAGAAATAATGTTATACATGGGATTAAATGATAAGGTTTTATATGTAGATGGAGCTTATTACAAAGACATATATGATTTTGATATTACTAATTGTTGTTTTGTAATAGACAACGAGAAAAATTTATATAGCAGAGAATCATACAAAAATGGAGCATTTGTAACAGATTGTGATTTTGATGAAAAAGTTAAGAAAATAATGCTAGAAGATAAGTTTATAACTGTTATAGATATGCATGATTAGATTTATTAGAGAAAGGAGTTAAATTAGAATGAGTAAAAAAATATATAAACGGATATGAATTAATAAAAGCAATTGCAGATAAAGAGATAAAAGAAGGAAGTAAATTTAATATATATGAAAATAAAGAAAAATATTTTAGTCAACCATCAATTTATCGAAATGGAGTTATTAGACAAAATGGAATATTACTAACAGAATTTGTAACATTAGAAGTATTATCTACATTGAATTTTGAACTAATAGAAAATGAAATAGATATAGATAATAAAGATATAGAAGAAGCAGTAAAAAGATTAAAACTATATACAAATAGATTAGAAAATTATGAGAGCTCTCATAAAATGGGACAATATTATAAAAGTATTCAACAAGCTATAGAAGATATTTTAAAAACAAATGAAACATATAAGAAACAATATTTTGGTTTAATAGATAAAATAGAAAATAAAATAGATAAATTCGATTATGAATTTAACAAAGCAAAAAGAAAAAATGATAATGATAGAGCAGATTATTATTGGGATTTAATTATAAATTTTAAAAAGATATTAGAAAATGAGGAATAAATATGAATAATGTTTTGAAAATTTTAAAAGCAATCTTAAATGGACTTACAGAAGAGGAATTACAAAATTATGAATTGTGGATTAATAATGAGGATGGAGTTAGCGTAATCGCAGTAGATGAAAACTCAATTTCTTTAATTACAGATAGTAGTAGATTAAAAATAGACAATAGAGAGTGGTAGAAAATTAATAGACAAAATTGAAAATATTATAGAAAAAATAAGTGTATACAAATGCATAGTGTAAATATGTTTATGCTACAAGAATTATTAGAAAGCGAGGAATAAGTATGAATAAATTCAAAGTAGGACAAAAAGTAATGATAATTAAGACTGGAAAATTAGGAAGGATAATGCAGATACATGGGGAAGATTTCGATAATGATGGTGCAACAAGTTTAGTGTATGGCGTTAAATTAGATTATAATAATTTAAACAAATTATATACTGTACATGATTTAGAGGAAACAGAAGACACATTAACAGCAAAGGAAAGAGAATATTTAAGCAATATTATAAAACCATTTAGAGATAGAGTTACAGATATTGAAAAGCATAATTCTTTCGTGAGAACTATAGAATATATATCAATTAACATCGAAGACGAGACTCCAATAAATTTGCCAGAGTTTGAAAAGAACACACTGTATAAAAACATGGAAACTCACGTACATTATACTTTAGAAGAATTAGGATTATAAAATTTTAGGAGATACAAATATGAAATGTGAAAAATGTAAATACAAGCAATATCAAGGTAAAAATATATTTCCATGTACTAAGTGTGACAAAAACAAGAATGATGTTCCGATAACATGTGAAGATTGTAGATATGCTTTTGTATTAGGAAGATGCAAAAAAGGTCTTAGACCTTGCAAAAATTTTAAATGGAGTTAAAGTGGTATGATTATTACTTTAATAATATGTATGACAATATTAATTTTATTTATGAGATAAATTCATTTTAAATAATTAGGAGGTTTAATAATGATAGAAAAAATTGATGAATCAAATGGTTGTTGTTTTGATTTTTTACAACATGAAATAAACAAGGAAATAATAAAAAAAATAAATGAAATAATAGATTATATAAATGAAAAGGAAAATTTAAATGATGAATGAAGATAAAATAATTAAGACATTAGAAAAATTACCTTTTATATTGGAACAAAATAAAATTGAAGGCGGAAATAAAATAAAAATGATTATTCATTTATTAGAAGAGAAAAATAATGAAATAGAAGAATTAAAAAAATATATAGAACATTTAAAAAATAAAATAGATGCTAAAAATGAAATTATAAACAGTATGGAAAAGGGAATTATCAAAATGGGTGAAGAAATAGAAAATGTAAAACGCACTTCAGCTGATATTGATATATTAAATTTAATTGCAAATAAAGTTTTTTAGGTTAAGGAGGTAATATGTTTGGCTTTAGCTTTAACACAGATATTAATAATTATATGATTCAAGTTAAATTAGGAAATGAAATATTAAAAACTCAAACAATTTCTGCACCAGATATTATTGTTCAACAAAACTTTATTGAATTATGTCAACAAGTAAAACAAGATTCTCGTCCATTAAAAATAAAAATATTTTATTATGACGAAATTTTTGATGAATATGATAAAAGTACAAGAAAAATAGAAAATTCAATAGAATATCCCAATCAAGCATATTTAAATAGTTTTCCAAATGAATTTAAAAATGAAGGAGAGGATTAATATGTATAAAGTTGGAGATGTTGTTATGTATTATGGAAATAGATATACAGTATGCGATATAAGAGATTCCGAAAATTTAGAAAAAGAATATATATTATCTTATTTTGAAAATCCTCTTTTTACTGTTAGTGCTAGAGAGGATGGTATGAAATTAATAAAAAATCCTAAACCAAAAAATTATTATAGTAAATTTACAGTTGGTGAAGTGATAAGAACATTAGATGATTTGATAGCTGAAGATAATGTTATATATGTATCTGGAGATTATAGAAAAACAATTAATTGTGGTTGGTTTGGAAGTTATCAACTTCGCTATGTAAAAAAATTAATAGATAATAAAGCATTACATTATGCTATACCAAAAAAATATAAAATGAGGTGATAAATTTTGAAAGAGATAAAATTAGAATGGAATGTTTTAGATTATGATTTTAATAAAAAAGAAATAGTTCAAAAAAATATTTTTTACGAGAGTTTTATTCTTGATTTAAAAAATAAAATAGAAATGGGAAAAATAAAAAATTATTCACAACTAGCAAGTTTTATTGATAGTTGGGCAAAATATAAATATTGGTCAAAGGCAGAATATGAAATTTTAGTTGGAAATATTTTTGATGAAAATACAAATAATTTTAAAAAAATAGATATATATTATCAGATAAAATTGAATTTTCATAATATTGTTGACTATGTAAATGAAAAATTAGAAATAAATTTTGAAAGAAGTGATTTAAATGTATGAGGTTGGCGATATTGTTAACATAGTAAAAAAGGGTATTTTATATTACCAAGCAGGAAAAATAAAGCAAATAAATGAAGATGCTGAATTAAAATATAAAGTTGAAACAGAAAAAAAATGTATTGCTTATTTAGGAGAAAATGATATAACCCCAATAAAAAAACCAACATTAAAAACGCATTGTGCTGGTGAAAAAATAACAAGTATGGATAGTTTAATTGGATTAGATTATCTAGTTTATAAACATAAAAATGCCGAAAAAATATATGGAAGAAGTTATTTTAGAAATTGGAAATTTGAATATATTGAAAATTTATTAAAAGATGGGGAGTTATATTTTCCAAAGTTTAAAGATTTTTAAAAAATTTATAATAAAATACTTGACAAAGTTTTTTTTATAGTGTATAATAATAATCGAAAGGAGTTGATGGAATGCGATTATGGCATAAGGATTTAATTGAAGTATTACCTCGACAGCAATTATTATCACAATGGAGAGAACTTTGTTCCATTTTTGTAAAAGAAAATAGACATATTTTAATTAATTTTTTATGGGATAAATATCCTTTAGAACATTTATTATCTTATACCTATATTATAATAGAAGAATTTAATAAAAGAGGTTACAATATTTCAGAAGATTCTATGAATAAAATGATCTTGTTTTTCAAAAAATATAATGTTATTAATAGTGATATTAAATATGTTGAATTATTTAAGAATAAAATGAATAAAACATATTTAAGACAATGTATTTACAATTTAGAAGAAAAGGCGATATGTGGTGGAATAACAGAATTTGAATGGAAAAAGATATATGATAAATATAAATATGATTTTGAATTGTGGGGTGAAATAAATGAATAAAATAGCTTTGTTTTCTCCTAGTGGAATTGATAGTTTTTTAACAAGAATTGGTTATAGCGATGATGGTTATGAAATTGGACAAAAATTTTCTCCATTAAGAGTAGTAATTGAAACCGATTATAATAAAATAAAAGAATATTTAGAGAGTAAGCTATCTGAAATTATTAAATCAAGAATAAAACATAATGAATATGGAATATCATTTTTAGATTATGATAATTTTGTGTATGTATGTGGAATAAAATATCATTATCTTAGAATAAATAACAATAGAGCAATAGAAGGTCAATCTGGTACTCCTATAAGATATAAAATAAATAAAGATGATTCTATTACTTTTTTGCCTTGGAAAGCAAATGGAAGTATGTTTTGTGGAAAAGAATATCAATATTTAGCAACATTAGCTGGAATAATAGATGAATATTATTTTAAAGAAAATATCTCTTTCCCATGGACTTTAACCAAAAAGGAGGATTTAGAACAATATGACGAATAATCCTGAATTGATAGAGCAAATAAAAAAGCAATTAAGACGAATAAGTAAGGAAGAACTTACAGAAATAGTAAACAAATTAGAAATAAAAAATATAAAAGAAGATTTTGATGAAATAATAAATCTTTTTAGTCATCCTAACTTTAAGCCACAAAATAGTTTGAAGATTTACAATACTCTTTTAGAAGTTAAAAATTATATTTTAACATTGGAAGAAATATCCAATAGAGGAGGATTTAATGTTCAAAAAAAATAAAAGAATTAATTCTAGTTTTTTCAAAATTGATGATATGGTTAGAATTAAACAAACAAATGAAATTTGCACTATTTCAAAGGTAAAATATTCTAATATTATTAATAAATATATATATAAAGTTAAAGAACATAAAAAGCGATTCTATTTAGAAGATGATTTAAGTAAAGATTTATCATCATTTGAAACAATAAGTTACCGCAATCTCCGAAGGGGTTAAGGCAACAAAATATTAGCCGACCTAAGTCGGCAGAAAGGAGAGCTTGATATGATTAAAACCAATAGAGCTATTGTTTACAGATTATATCCAAATAAAAAACAAGCAGAACTTTTCCAAAAGACTTTTGGATGTACAAGGTTTGTGTATAACCAGATACTTTCCGTTCAGGAAGAACGATATAAAAATAAAGAAAGTCACCTCAGTAAATTTGATATGAACTTGTATTGTAACCATAATCTTAAAACAGAATACGCTTGGCTTAAAGAAGTAGATAAATTTGCTTTGACAAATGCAATATATCACTTGGAAGATGGTTACCAGAGGATGTTTAAACATCTCGGAAAGCATCCAAAGTATAAGAATAAACATAAAGCAAAGAAGTCATATACTACAAACTTTACGAATAACAATATCGAAGTTGGCGAAAATTATGTCAAACTCCCGAAAGTTGGTAAAGTAAAAGCTAAAATCAGCCTTGATACAAGATGTTTACGAATTAAGTCAGCTACAATTACTCAAAACAGGGATGAAACCTATCAGGCATCTATTCTTTTTGAGATTATAGAAGAAGAACCAGTACAAGTTACCCCTACCGAGGACAACACAACTGGGTTAGATTATAAGTCAGATGGGTTGTATGTAAGCGACACAGGGGTAGTTGCTAATATGCCTCATTATTACAAACTGTCAGCAAATAATCTTGCTAAACAGCAAAGAAAACTTCGTAATAAAGTAATTGGTAGCAGGAACTATTATAAACAGCAGAAAAAGGTTGCTAAAATTCATAGACATATAGCAAATCAGAGAAAGGATTATCTGCATAAACAGTCTACTGCGATAGCCAAACAGTATGCTTATGTATGTGTAGAAAGTCTTAATATAAGGGTTATATCTAATAAAGGTTTTGGAAATGGCAAAGCTACATTAGATAATGGATATGGAATGTTTTTGGATATGTTAGCTTACAAATTACAAGAACGAGGTGGAAATCTTATAAAAGTCGATAAATGGTTTCCATCAAGTCAGATATGTAATTGCTGTGGTTTTCAAAATCCAATACTAAAGGACTTAACTATCAGATATTGGGATTGTCCTAATTGTGGAACAACCAATATAGATAGAGATATAAATGCAGCTAAGAATATAAAACAAGAAGGATTAAGATTGTTAGTAATCTAAAAATATGGTAGGTATGGGCGATACCGAACCTAAAAGCTTGTGGACATTGTGGGAAAACTGCCAAAAGGTGTGATAATAACCGTAATGGGTGAAGCAAGAATCCCCTGAGCTAAAGCTTGGGGGAGCGTCAACTTTTTATGAATAAAAGGAGGTAAAATATGTTTTTTATAGGAATGGTAATTGGATGTTTTATGGGAATGTTTACAACGATTTTAGTTACAAATATATCAAAAAATAAAGGAGAATAGTCAATATGAAAGTAGGAAATATAATATTAATAATTATTTTGTGTAGTGGATTATTGTTTAGTACTTATTCATTATATAAATTACTTTATAATACGCCTATGGAAGATGAGTTTGGCGTTATAAAAGGTGAAATAATAGATAAAAAAATTGAAGAAAATGAGGGGATTCATTATTTTATACAATTACAAAAAGATTTTAACGGAAGAAATAAAACAACTTGGATAGAAGTAAATAAAAAACAATATTATGGATTTAAAATTGGAGATTATTATGGGAAGTGAGAGATGAATGATAAGTTTAAAAAAGGTGAAAGAATTGTTTATAAAAAAGAAAATGTTTTGATTTTTCAAGTTGATGAAAAATATTATTATTTAAAATTTCAAAATGGTGAAATAAAAGTTATTAGAAAATCAATTTTAGAAAATATATTAAATAAAAGGAGGGGATAATGACTAAAGAGATAAAGTATAGGGCTTGGGATAAAATAAATAAAAAAATGCTAAATTGGTATGAATTTTTAGACACTAATGTTAAAAATATTTTTATTACTCCAGAAAGTGCTGAATTAATATTAACGGAATATATAGGAATATGTGACAAGAATGGAAAAGAAATATATAGAAATGACATAATAAAATTTAAAAATAAGAATGATAAATTCAATGAATGTCCTAAAATTGCATTAATTATTTGGTCGGAAGAAAATTTAGCTTACAATTTAATTTCACCAAATAGAATATTAGAACATGAAAATTTAAGTTATTATTTAAATGGATATGATTTAGAAATAATAGGAAATATTTATGAGATTCCAGATTTTTGGAATTTGGCATCAAAATATGAAAGGAGATAGTTATGGCATATAGTAATTGGGGTGCATTTGTTTGGAAAAATGGGATTTTAAAACCTGAATTTTCAGATAATGCGTTAATTTGTGAAAATGATGAATGGAAAGTTTTAGATGAAAGAGAAATTTTAGATGAAAAAATAGATTTTGAAAATAAAAATAAAGTTGGTGCTCATGCGACAATTCCATTTGGTTCATTTTGTTTAGAATTTTTGAAGTGCTATCCTCCAATTATTCATTTTAACAGTTCAACTTTTGAAATAGAAGAAGAAGATTTTTATAGTCAATATTTTAATGAAAATTTAGATTTAGAAATTATTTCTTATCCTTTAGGTAATAATAGAAGTAATGATATAAAAGTTTATAATATAAGACATAAAGATGATTATTATTGTGTGATAATTGGTTTAAGTATAGGTAATGGATATGAAAAAACACCAATTTCTAAATTTATTTTAAAAAATATAACTTTTGATAAAAGTGCAGGAGATAGTGGAAAATATGCTTATATTATAAATCATTCACATAATATTTATGATATGGTTGATTTAGATATGATTATAGATAAATATAATAGAAAATATGATATTCAATATAATAAAAGAAGAATAATAGATTATTTAAAAGAAATATTTAAATTTGAAAATTTATTGCACTTTAAAAAAATAAAATTTTATATAAGAATGATTATTGAACATATTAGAATGATTTATTGGTTACATTAAGGAGGAAATAAAAATGTATAGAATAAGAAAAGATATAGATTTAAAAGAACTTGAAAAATTCGGATATAGATTAGTAAAAGATGATGGTTATCATAAAGCATATATAAAAGATTTAAAAGATAACGATTATATAGCAATATTTGGAGATGGAACAATATTAATAGATGTTAAAGATTTTTGTGGGGACAATTTTGAAGAATTACAAAATGAATTATTACATGATTTAATCGAAGAAGGTTTAATAGAAATACAAATAAAAAATAAATATAATAAGATATTATATAAAACAAGTATAGCAAATACAATTAAAGAAGCGTTAGAACGTGCAATTGAACAAGGTGAAGACTTAAATGAAGCAAATTTAGAAGGTTCACAATTGCAAAGTGCAAAGCTTAGTGGAGCAGATTTACAGAGAATAAACTTAGAAGGTGCAGACCTTTTTCTGTCGGATTTAACATATGCAAACCTAGAAGGAGCAAACTTAAAGAATGCAAATTTGAAAGATGTAAATTTTGCTGGAGCAAATTTAAAAGGTGCAAATTTAGAGGGTGCAAATCTTTATAGAACAAGTTTTTATGGAGCAAATTTAGAAGATATAAATTTAGAAGGAGCAAATCTTTATAGACCATGTTTTGCTGGAGCGTATCTTTATATGACTGACAATTTAAATGAATTAAATACAGATAAATTAATAAAAAAATTTAAGAGACAAACGAATATGAAATCATTAAAAACATATATAAATAAGAATGTTATGGATCCTGTTAATTTTATTTATTATTATTATCGGATTAATTATTGATAAATGTGAATATATAAAATAAACAAAAAAAATGATAATTATGAAAGAAGTGATAAATTATGAAAGAAATTCTTGAGCAAATAAAAATAAGAAGAAAATTGCTGAGATATATAAAAATACTTAAAGAGTATATTTCTGAAAATGAAAATTATATTAATTTATTTAATACAAAAAAAATAATGTCTGATTCTGAATTAAAAGCATTAAAAGATTTTATTGAAGAAATAGAAAATGATTTATTTTTATAGGAGGGATTATGGGAAATTATGAAGATTATATCAAAAGGTTAATACAAGAAGTAAACAGTTATCAAATAGAGGAAACTGTTGATATTAACAAAACAGGCATATTTGGTAAAAAAGGAGAAAAAACATATGGTTATAGGTTATTTGATAAGAATGGTAACAAAGTTTCACACTTTGAGTTTAAAGAACCAAAAACTATTGAAGAAATTAAAAAACATTATGTAGATATATATGTAAATCCAAAGTATATGGAGTTGTAAAATATGACTGATAAAGAAGAAAAAGTTATTAAAAATTTCAAAGATATTTTAGAAGATAATCCAGAACAAATAAATCTTTATAATCTTGGAATTCAAGATTTAAGAATAATAATGAATTTAATAGAAAAACTGCAAAAAGAAAATGAAGATTTGAAAGAAGCTTACGATAATTGTTTTGAGGTTGCAAGTGAAACTAGAAGAGATTTGATAAATCAATTAGCGGATTGTCAAGAATATATTGATTATATTAATAATGAGGAGATGGATAATTTATGGGAAGAAAATTTGAATATGTAAATAGAATGTTGAGTACAGGTTATGAAATGAAAACACCTAAATTTGAGTTGCCTAAAAGGGCAACAAAAAATAGTGTTGCTTACGATATTTATAGTCCAGAAAATTTTACAATAAGACCTAATCAATCATATATGTTATGGACTGGTATTAAAGCACAATTTCAAAGTGATGAAGCACTTATAATTAATGTTCGTAGCTCTATGGGAAAGAAAAATATAATTCTTGCTAATACACAAGGTTGGATAGAATCTGATTATTATAACAATAAAAGTAATGAAGGCGAAATTGGAATTTTATTCTATAATTATGGAACAGAGGATTTTAATGTTGAAATTGGAGATAGAATTGCACAAGCTATGTTTATAAAATATTTAATTACTAATGATGATAATGCCGATGATGAAAGAACTGGGGGATTTGGAAGTACAAATTAATAATAAAAATTTCATTTTAAGAAAAAAAATATTTATAAATTATACTTGACAAAATTCAAATTATAATATATAATATTAAATAAAAGGAGGAAATATTATGAATAATGAAAAAATTTTAGGATTAAGAATAAAAGTATATGAAGATGATTTTGGAGATGTCCGTGGTGAGGAAATCGAAAAAAATGAAGAAAATATATCTTTTAGTGTTTTTAATTTAGATGAATGCCCAGAAGATGCAATAATCGGAAGAAATTTATTTACTACAGATGATTATATAAGGGCTTTAAACCAGGGGATTGAACTTGCTAAAAAAGGTTATACGGGAGTAGCATATTATGCTGAACAAAATGAAAAAGGAGACTAATTAAGATGATTATGAATTTAAAATGTGGTGATTATTTAGAGCTTATTCAACAGATACCTGAAAGTAGTATTGATTTAGTAGTTACTGACCCACCTTACAAATTTGAAAATCAGGGAGGTGGGTTTTATTCTAAAAACAAATCAACTCAAAGAACATATTTGAACAGTCTTAAAAATATAAAATGTTGCGAATTTAATGCAATAGATTTTTTAAATATTATTAAGCCTAAAATGAAAAAATTTTACGGATATTTTTTTTGCAATAAATCGTTAATTGCTGATTATATAAATTTTGCAAGAGAAAATAAATATCAATTTGATGTTTTAGTAATGGCAAAATCAAATCCAATTCCAGCTTATAACAATCATCATTTAAGTGATTTAGAATATATTATAATGATTAGAGAAAAAGGAACTTATTTTTCAAAACATAAAGAATTAAATGATTTTAGAAAATTTTTTATTACATCTTGTAAAAAAGGAATTCATCCAGCAGAAAAACCCATAGAATTAATTGAAAGATTTATAAAAGTTTCAAGTCAAGAAAATGATTTAGTATTTGACCCTTTTATGGGGAGTGGTACTACTGGAATTGCTTGTAAAAAATTAAATAGAAATTTTGTAGGTTTTGAAATTGATAAAGAATATTTTAATATTGCACAGGAGAGAATTAATGAAAGTTAAAGATATAAAAGAAGATAAAAAAGATTAGCTTGTAATAGAAAATTTTCATGAAAGATATAGTTATGTTTAATACAATTTGTTTTATATCATTTTGTTTGGGGGTTTACTAATAGTAAATTTGGACTTTTAGATAGAGAGGGTGAATTATAGTATGAATAGATTTAAAAAAATATTTGATAAATGTTTAAAAATATTAAACGAAAATGAAAATTTAGAAGATAAAAGTGTTGATAAAAATACAATTTTATTAGCACAGGATTGTCTTGATTTATATAATTTTTTATTTAAACATAAAAAACAAATAAATGCTTTACAAAATGAGCTAAATCTTTATTTTAATGAGAATGAATTTTTAAGTGAGAATATTGATAATGCTATTGATTATATTACAGATGAAATAAGTTGCGGAAATGATTCAGAGGAATTAAGAAAAATTTTAGAAATATTAACAAATGATGATTTTTATGTAGAAGAAGAAGGAATTTAATTACGCATAATTCTTCTTAAATATAGAACTATAAAAAAGATATGAAAAAAGATAAAAAGTACTTGACAATTTTCAATTTATAGTGTATAATAATAAATGAAAGGAGGAAATATGATTTTTCAAAATAAATATATAAAAGAATTAGGATATGATGATAATTTTTTCTTGTTTAATAAGAAAAGAGGAGAAGTAGATGAAAGATATAAACCTAATGAAGAAGGTTTTATAGAAGCGGAATTTTTTAACTTAGATACAACATTAGCACTTATAATTTATTCATACTTATGCTATTTTAAAGATAATTATTCTCATTTTGCAATACCTGGATATTTTTGTTATGATAAAAATGGGAAGCATTTACCTAGCAATGTGGCAGAAGAAAGATGGCAAATAAAACTTAATAATATGATAGAAGCATTTAAAGTAAAATTATTAGATACCGAATCTTTGGAAGAATATTTTAAAACAGAAGATATGACAGAAATAATAAAAAAAGAACAAAAAATTTGGGAAAGGGGCACACGAGATTTTATAGATTATTTTGGTGCTTTATGGTTTTAATATGAAAAATGCAAGTTTAGAATTAGGGAATTTAACATTTAATACAAATAAAAATCAAATATATCAATGTCCTGATTATTTAATGGACACCTTAAAAAAAATTAGTACAACATTAAATCATTATTTTAAATATGATAATGTTTTCGGAAATCCATTTTCGAATTCTGGAAGTAAATATAAAAATGATGTGTTTGAAGTAGAAGCTTATAGTTGGGATGAAGAATATGAACAACCTTATAATTTTAAATATAAAGATATAAAAATAAGCTGGTATAAATATTTGGGGAGAGATACTACCGTAAATAAAGAAATATCTTATGAAGAATGTCAAGAGATGGAAAACAATTGTTTGAAAAGTATTGAAAAGGATTTAAAAATATTTTATATTTTTTTAGATATTGATGGTGTATTAAATAATGATAATTATACTTTACTTTGTTATCAAAGATGTAAAGAGCCATTCTTTTGTAGCGATGTACCTTTTGACAATAGAAATATCGAAGCATTAATGTATTTATGTAATGATTTAAAACAAAGAAGATATAATGTAAATATTATTCTTTCTTCAACTTGGAGATTGAGAAAAGAAGATATGGTTATTGCAAATTCACGATTAGCACAATATGGTTTAAATATTTCAGACAAAACCCCATATATAAATCAAAATAGAGGTTTAGAAATAAAAGAATTTTTAAAAGATAAAGTTAACTATAATTTTCTTATAATAGATGATGAATCTTTTGATATTGAGAATATTTTTCATAATAATTTTGTAAAGGTTAATTCTTCTTGTGGATTTACAATGGAAGATGTAGATACTTGTTTACATCTTTTAAATGAAGGAGGATATGATGAAGAAAAAAAAGATACTTAGTAAAATAGAAGTAATGAATAGAATAAAAGAACATTATAATTATTTAAAAAAGAATGGTTATAATGTCGTATTCATAGCACATCAAGGAAGTTTTAATTATGGCTTAGAATATGAAGATTCAGATGTTGATACAAAAGCAATAGTACTTCCAAGTTTTGAGGATTTTGTAAAAGGAAAAACACCAATAAGTACAACGGTTGAGTTAAAAAATGGTGACCAAATAGATATAAAAGATATTCGATTAATGTTTGATTGTTTCAAAAAAATGAATATTAGTTATATAGAATTGCTTTATACTAAATTACGAATAATAGATATGCGTTATATGGAAGAATTTCAAGAACTTCTTGATAATCGAGATAAAGTAGCGAATATAAATAGAAATCAATTTTTAAGATGTATTTCTGGTATGAGTAAAGAAAAAGTAAAAGCTCTTTGTCATCCATATCCAAAAATAAAAAAGAAAATTGATAAATATGGATTTGATGGAAAACAACTTTCACATTGTATTCGCCTTTGTGAATTTATAAATAAATTTGTATCAGGCGAGCCATTAGAAAAATGCTATCAATCAGATTTAAAAGAAGAGCTTATTAATATAAAAAAGAATCTAACTTTAGATGGGAAAAAATATATGGATTTAGATATTGCAAAAAAAATGTGTGAACAATATGATTCTTTAACTTATGCTATAAAAGAAAAAAATAAAACAGAAGAAGATATTATTAATAAAGAAGGTATTGATTTATTAGATAATCTTAAATATGATATTTTAAAGAAAAAATTCATAGATGATATTCGAGGTGATAATTACGAATAAAACTTTGAAAATAATAGTATTTTATAATGTTGGCGGCAGTCGAACAGTTTATATTGATGGTGAAAATGTTGGAGATATGTATGATAATATAGGAATTGGATTAGATGTATTTTTTGAAAAAATAATTTCAGGTGATTATTTTGGTGTAGAAACTTATATTATTTCAGTATATGATAATAATCTTGATTCTCAATTAGATGAATATGAATATGATTTAATATTAGATTGGCTTGATGGTGCAAAAAAAATAAGTAATGAGCAACAAATTTATTTAATAAATGGCGAATGGGAAAATTTATATATAAGTATAGGTGATGAAAATAAAAACAAATAAAGAATTACTTGAACTTTATCCTTGGTTAAAACTTAGAAATGTCTGTACTGGTGAAGTGTATGAAAATGAATGTGAATTAGATGCTATGCCAAGAGGCTGGAGAATTTCTTTTGGTGATGAACTTTGTGAAAAAATAAATAAACTGCTTGTAAAAGCAAATTATGTAAATGATTATCGAATTACCGAAATTAAAGAAAAGTGGGGAGAATTGCGTTGGTATAATAATGGTGTTCCTGAAATAATTTTTGAAGAATTAAATAATTTATTAGACGAATATTCAGAAAAAAGTAAACACATTTGTATAAATTGTGGATTGCCAGCTGAAATAGATTATGAAAAAAGTTTTTTTCTTCCACTTTGTGAAAAATGTAAAAAAAACTCTTGACAATTTTAAATTTATAGTGTATAATTATTAGTATAAAAGGAGGAACAATTTATGAATATTTATTTTGATGATTCATTTAAGAACATGTTATTTAAAGGACAAACTGAAGCTATAAGGAATATAGAAAAGGTTTTTTGTGAAAAACTTAAATATTTTTTTAAGTATTCAGAGAACATAGGCATAAAATTTTATGTAAGAAACGAGACAGTAAGCCAATTAGATCTAGATAGTGAAAATTTAAAAATTACTTTTGGTTTATATGATAACAATCATTTTATAACATCTGGTGTTGAAAATGATTTAAAAAAATTAGGTATAGGTGCAGAATCATTTTCAATGATAGCACCTGATTATAAAGATACAGAATGTGTTTTTGAAAAAAATGATATTCCTATTGCAATTTTTGATAAAGCTAGAAATATAATATATTTTACATTTTTAACAAGTTTTACACGAATAGAAAGAACAAAAAAAGTTTTAAACTTAATTTTAGAAACTTTAGATTTTTTCTCGAAACAATATCCAGGGGTTTTTTGTTTTAAAGAATCCGAACAAAATAATAATGAAAATCAAATTCAAGAAAAAAATAAAAAGATTTTTGGTGAAACATTAAAATCTTTTTATAATAAGAAAAAAACTGAATTAATATCAGATATTGATTATTATAAAAGAGAATTGCAAAGTTATACTAAAAATTTAAAAGCATATAATAAAAAAAATAAAACTGTTAAATGAAGATTTAGAAGCAATAGAAAATAAAACCTTAAACGATATTTTACTTGATAATGTATATGTAGATGAAGTAAAAAATGATGGTTCTATAGTTCATGTTCTTACTAAAGATTTATTTGTAACTCATTTTGATAAACAGAGATATAATGAATTAATAGATAGGGAATACTGGGTTTCTAGTGATTTAAAATATGATAATAGAAAAAAGATGGAATCTGATAAAGAATATAAATTTTATTTAGGAAAATTTGATATAAAAATAAACTTAAATGATATGAATGTAAAATTTTTTAATTTGAATAATAAAAGAAGAAGTTATTGGGGCAAAAATTGTAATGCACCTCATGTTGATGGGGATGGTATAGCTTGTTTAGGTGATTTATCGGAATTAATGGGTTATGCAATATCTAATAATGATTTATATTTGTTAATAGATTTATGTATTCAATATTTACAATCTGTAAATTTATTAGATTCAGCTGGGAAATATGTTATATCTTGGGATTTATATATTGAAGATGGAGACAGCCTTATAAATTATGAAACTGGAGAAAAATTTGAACAAACTCAAATTTCTTATAAAAATATTGAAGAATTATTATTTTAGGAGGTAAAATATGAATATTAAATTATTGAAAGATGAACCAAAAATAATTTTGTCAAAAAAAGCGTATGAAAAAATGAAATATTATGTAAAGTATAGTGATAAAGAAGTTGGGTGGTTAGGTTCAGTAACAAAAAATGAATCAACTTATATTGTTACAGATGTTTATTTAGTAGAACAAGAAGTAAATGGTACAACTTGCGAGCTTTCACCAGAAGGAATTATAAATTTATATTTAGAAAGAGAAAAATCTGGAAAACCTAATGATATAAAATTTTGGGGTCATTCACATGTAAATATGAGTACAGCACCAAGCAGTCAAGATGATACACAATTTGAAGAATTTATTTCAAATAATGATTTTTTCATAAGATTAATTATGAATAAAAATGATAATATAAATTTAAGTCTATTCGATAAAGATAAAAATATCTTTGTTACGGAAATGACACCTGTAATAGAAGGTGATGAAAATGAAGAAATAAAAAAAGAGCTTGCAGAAAAGGTTAAGGAAAAAGTATATGAAGTTCCAAATACTTATTTTAAGAATAACTATATGCCATATGGAGATTCATCTTATTATATGAATAATAAAAATAAAAAAAAAGAAAATGTAAAAGATTTAGCAGAAAAACTAAATGATGAATATGCTGACTGGGATTATGATTACGAAGGATATGATAATTATTATATGGACAAAATAAATAATATGGAAAATTCATAAAATTTAGGAGGTAAAAAATGGATATTTCAAGACATAGAGAAATTATAAACCCTTACAATTTAAAGGATAAAATAACTATAATAGGTTGTGGTGCTACTGGGAGTTGGGTCGCAACAATTTTAGCAAAAATGGGGTTTAATAATATAACTTTATATGATTTTGATAAAGTGGAAGAACATAATCTTCCAAATCAAAATTATGAAATATGTGATGTTGGAAAATTTAAAGTTGATGCTATTGCAGAAAAAATGAAAAAGTATAATGATGAGGGTATTGATGTTACAAAAAAAATAGAAGAATGTAACGCAAAATCAAATCTTGAAGGGATTGTATTTTTATTAACAGACACTATGAAATCAAGAAAAGAGATTTATGAAAATTGTATAAAAAATAATCCAAATGTTAGACTTTTAATTGAAACAAGAATGGGAGTTGATCAAGCAATGATTTATACTATCAGTCCAACCGATTATACTTGTTTGAAAAATTATTCTCAAAAATTTTATGATGATGATATTGCTGAAACTTCATTTTGTGGAACTTCTTTAACATTATTACCTACAGCAATGAGCGTTGCTTCACAAGCAGTTTGGCAATTAATAGATTTTTTAAATAATGATGATATTATAAATAATAATGAGATTATAATAAATTATAGAAATATGGATAGTTTTAAACAAAAATTTGAAATTTAAAAAAAATTAAAAAATACTTGACAAATTTTAATTTATAGTGTATAATAGATAATGTAGAAAAAAATAATAAATAAAACAAACTTGATATATAGTCAATAGACTTTATATAAATATTTAAAAATTTTAGGAGGTTTTTTTATGGATAATGTATTAGAAATTAGTGTTGGAGTTTTACCTGGAGAAGTTAAAAGAGTAGCTATTACAGATGATGTTGAGACAATAAAAGATGTTTTTGAATTAGCTGGATTTTCATTAGAAGGAAATTATACAATTCAATTGAGAGGTGAAACAGTTTCATTAGATGATTCAACAGATATTTTAACAAATGACGCTAGATTATATGCTACAAAGATGATAAAAGGTAATTAATATCGGCGGTTAAACCGCCTTACATATTACAAAAGATAAGAAAGGTGGTGATAGTATGAAGAATAGAGAAGCAAGAAACCTACTAAAAGAAATTTATGGTGATGGTTGCTTTATGGAAAGAGCGGGTATTCGTATTAGGAAAGCAAAAACATTAGACAGGACAATCAGTTATCATCATTTAAAAAGAAGGTGCGATGGTGGTGAAACATCTATTGAAAATGGTGCAAATCTTGCAAATTATAATCATCAATGGTTACATGAACAAAGCGAAAAAACTCAAAGAGAAATTAATCAAATTTTAAAAGATTTTAAATATAGATTAGATTTAGCGAGGTTGGAAATTAATGAAAATGGAATTATTATGCAAAAAATAGATTTAGATAGTATTAATTCAGAAATTATTACAATACCTGCACTTGATAATTCAAAACTTAGTGAAAAAGAATATTATCGCCTTATGTATTTAAGAAAAAAAGCTAATAATTCAATATATAAAAGAAAGGAAGAAGAATATGAGAGATAAAGCAAGAATAAAACCATTTTTAGAAGAGATTGAGAAAATATGGTCTGAAGTTCCAGATTGGAGATTTGGTCAATTAATATGTAATTTTGAAAGATTTTTTGGTGATTTATTTTTTTTAGAAGAAAATGATTTTATAAATAAATTAAAAATATTTATGGATTGCAATACTACAAAATTCATTTGTTCTTATTATGATGAATATGGCAAAAAAGTAGTTGCTGTTGATGATTTTTGTCAAGACAGTATTCCTTATTTAAAAGAATTATTCAATGCAGATGAGATTATAAAATACTCCGATTATCCTAAAGAATAATTAAATATGTTTTTATAATTTTAATAAATATTTTTTAAAAAATACTTGACAAATTTTAATTTATAGTGTATAATAGATAATGTAGAAAGCGAGGAGATAAATATGAATGAATTATTAAGAGAGCTAAATTTATTTTATAGATGTATTGAGACAAATAGAGAAAATCCAACTAATACATTATCTTATTATAAAGGATTTTTAAAGGAGTTTTTTCATATAACACAAATTAATGATTTAGAAAATATAAAAAATTTAAAGCAAGAAGATATTATAAAATATAAAGAATATCTTTTATCTAACGGAAATTCTTTAAGCAGTATAAATACTAAATTAGCAGTTATAAGAAGTTTCTTTAGATTTTTAGTAGATGAAGAAATACTCGAAAAGAATATAATTACAAAATCTGTAAGAGTTAAAGTTCCAAAAAAAATTAAAGAAATTCCAACAGAAGAAGAATTTATGAAGATGTTTGATGTTATAAAAGACAGAAAAAAATATAATACTATATTAACATTATTTACAACTACGGGGATGCGTTTTAGCGAACTTATGTCTTTAAGAATATCTGACTTTACTGGAAATGTGTTTAAAATAAAGGGTAAAGGTAGTAAAGAAAGATATGTAATATTGCATGATGAAGTAGCTGAAATGCTTGAGGATTATATAAATAATGAAAGAAAACAACCTATTGTTTTATCTCGAACTACATTTAATTCTTTAAGAAAAACTGTAAAATATAAAGGATTTAAAAATTATGAAGATTATTTAAATAAAATAGAAAAAAATAAAGATTTAATATTTCTTAGTGAAACTGGATGTCAAATGAACGATAGTAATTTTAATAATAGTTTAAAGAAAATTGCAGAAAAAGCCGGAATAAATGTCAAAGAAAAAAATGTGACAGCTCATACATTAAGACATTTTTATGCAACATTTGCATTAAATAATGGTGTTCCACTTGATGTAGTACAAGAAAATTTAGGACATGAAAGTATAATGACAACTCGTATATATGCTAAAACAACAGTTCAAAGAAGAATACAAGAAAATATAAATACATTTAATCCATTTAGAAAGGAAGTGTCTTATGTATAAAGGAATTGCATTCGACTTCGATGAAGTGTTAGTAAATAGTATAGAGGCAATTGTATCTATACTTAATGAAGATTATAATCTTCATGCAAAAGCAAGTGATGTTAATAGGTGGGATTTTAAAGATGCTTATCCTACACTTACTTTTGAACAAATAAATAATGTTTGGAATGATAAAAGATTGTTTCAAAGATTAACTTTTAAACCAAATACAATTGAAACATTAGAAGATTTATCAAAAAAATACCCTTTAATTATATATAGTGCTGGAAGTTCAAAAAATTTACAATTAAAAAAAGATTTTATAAAAAATAATATTCTTATAAAAAAAATAAATTTAAATTTTATAGGAGTTCTTGAAGGTATAGAAGATAAATCATCATTAGATTTAAAGGATTGGGTATTTATAGATGACAATCAAAAAAATCTTTATGATAGTAATGCTAGTTTAAAAATATTATTTAGAAATAGGGAAAATGCCGATTGGAATAACAATTGGAATGGAACTGAAATAAATAATATTAAACAAATATATAATTATGTATGAAAGGTGGAATTTTTATGAAATTTAAAACGTTTGAAGATTTAGGAAAATATTTAGGTAAAAAACCTAGAAAACCTCAGAAAGAGTGGGCAGATACACAAAAAGATAAAGTATTGATGTGCCCTAAATGCAAAAATAAAATGACTTGGGTAGAAGGCACTAATATTTTAGTCTGTCAAAATGAAGTAAAGAAAGATGAAGATACAAAAATTTGTGGTTATAGAAAATTAATAAAAGATAAGACTGTTAGATTTTTAAAATATCTTAATTCATAGAGGAGGATTTTATGAAAACTAATTTGATAAATTTAATGACACTAGTTAAAGAACAAGAGATGGAATATAAAGATTCTTGTTATTCGTTAGCTAGTTATTCTAAAAATAGAAATGCAATAGAAGTAACAAATCAACAAACTGAATCTTTAGAGGATAATACACAGATATTTTCTGAAACAATGAATAGAATATTAGAATTAGAGAGAGAAATAAATAAAAATAAAGCGATAATATTTGAAAAAAATAATAGCTTAACATTGCCTAATGGTGATACTATTCAAAAAACCTTAAATATTATTAGCAATAAAAAAATACTGCTTAGAAATTTAGAACCTTTAGTAAAGATTACAACTAAAAAAGAAAGAGTAACAGAAGTTAATAATTCTTATTGGATAAAAACTTTTCCAGCTTTTGATGTAGATCATATAAAATCAATTATAAGCCAATTAAAATCTGATATTATGGATTTAGAATTTGAAATAAGTAAATTAAATTCAGAAGAATTTGAAATCTAAAAGATGTGTGGTGGCGGAATAGGTAGACGCTTTATGGCAGAAATGTCGGTTGTGTTTTGATAGTTTAAACCAGGGAAACTATCTCCTTTTCTAAGGACTGACCCGTTGTAGATTAAAAGTCTCTCACATGTTGGGTGCAAATCCCAACCCACATAGTAGAAGTATAAGTCGAAAAAATCAGATAAATTTAGATTTATTTTAAATTTATTAAAAATATACAATCAGGAAAAATGTTATCATTTATTTTTATAAGTTAAATTTATAATTAGATTAAGTTTAAATTTTATTTATATTTTAAGAGTGGTTAAACCTCTAAATCGGCAAATGAAAAATGAGAAATAAAAAAAGATGAATTTTAATTAAAATTTTTATAAATAGGCTTATACTTCTATAAGTATTATGAATAAAAAAAGGAGGATTTTTGTGGAAGAAGATACACCAAAAGAAAATAAAGTTGAATTATTATGCTCTTTATGGAATAATATGACAATAAATGAACAAAAAAGTGCTTGTGAACTATTAAATTTATATTCGGTTAATGACATTACATTTAGAAAAATATTTTTTGAAAATTATGATATGGTAACTGAAGATGACATAGACAAAGATTATAAAGGATTAAATTATTTATCTTGGGCAAAAGCATATAGAATGTTAATTGAAAGAGACCCTAGTGCAACTTATGAAGTGTTAAGAAACGAAGATGGTTTTGTTTGGGAACAATTTGGAACATTTATGGTTAGAACAAAAATATATGCTTTTGGAAAAGTAAAAGAAATGTGGCTTTCAGTAATGGATAATGCTCATAATCCAGTAAAATTAGAAAAACTAACAAGTAATTTAATTAGTAATTCTATAATGCGTTGTTTAACAAAAAATATAGCTATGTTTGGTATAGGATTAAAATTATACGAAAAAGAAGATATACCGAAAGAATCTGATAATAGTTCTACTTTAACAAAAGCAAATAAAGAAAAAAAGAAAACCAGCAAAGATAAATTAGTTGAATTGTGTAAAGATGTAATTGCACAAGATTCAGCGAATAGAGATAAAGTAAATAATATATTAAAAAAATATGAGCCACAAAAAGGTATGATTTCTAAATTTAAAGTACAACAAGTAAAAGAAGCTATTGAAGAAATAGAAAAATTAAAAAAATAGAAAGGAAGAAAATTATGATATTTATTACAAATGAAAGACCATTATTTAGTGCATTTGTTAATGGGATAGTAGAGGTAAAGACAAAAAATGGAGGAATTATAAAAAAAGTAATTCTAGGAACAAGTGAAAAAAAACAAGATGATACTAGAGAGTATAGTAGTTGGTTTGCAACATTAAATGGAAAAGCCAAACAAAAAAATGAAGAAAATCCATTAAAGAAAGGTGACCTTATTGAAATATATAGTTTTAAAGAAACAAATGTTTCAAAAAAATTAGAAAATGGTGAATGGGGAAATCCATATTTTAATATGGCTATTATGGATTATAAAATAAAAGATTCTTATAATAAACCTACACCTTCTGAAGAATCTGACGAAAATCCATTCTGATGAGGGGCAATAAACCCCTCTTTTTTTTTAAGGAGGAAATATGTGTGTAAAAGTGTTATGTGATGTTTCTAATGTTGATAGATATAGTTTTTCTAAATTATCTACTATATATCAATGTCCTTATTCTTATGATTTATATTATAATGAGAAAATTGAAGGAGAAGGAAATGGGTTTGCCGACTGTGGCTCTTTAGTTCATTCTATATTAGAGAGATATTTTAAAGGAGAACTTCTACAATTTGAACTTGTAGATACATTTATAAATGAATTTGAGGAAGCTGTTCCTGAAGGTATATTTATTACTTTTGGAAGTGGCTTTAAAAAAGATATGACAGAAAAATATAAAGAACAATGTATTTCTTATTTAGAAAGTTTTTCTGGTTTTGATGATTTAGAGGTTATTTCAGCAGAGGAAAAATTTGACATATTAGTTGAAATTAATAATAAAAAAATAATTTTTAATGGATTTATTGATGCTATTGCAAAAGATAAAAATGGGGATTTTTATATAATAGATCATAAATCAAAAGCTAATTGGAAAAACAAAGATGAATTAAAAAAATATACAAGACAGCTTTATGTTTATGCACTTTATGTTAAATATAAATATGGGAAATATCCAAAAGAACTTTGGTTTAATATGTTTAGAGCAAATAAAATAGAAAAGATAAAATTCAGCAATGAAGATTTTTTAGAATCATTAAATTGGATTTCTAATACAGTAGAAATTATAGAAAATGAGCAATTTTTTGAAAAGAAAATAGATGATTTTTATTGTAATAATTTATGTAATTATCGAAATATTTGTGATAAATAGCTTGACAATTTTCGCTTTATAGTGTATAATAAAGAAAGAAAGGAGAAATAAAATGCTTATAGAAAAAGAATTAATTAAAGAAGCAAAAGAAAAGCTTGGAGAAAAAAATGCTTATAAAATAGCGGAATTGTTAAATTTAGAGCATTTTGATGAGAAAAATTTAAAAGCTCTTTGTTGTTTTCATGATGAAAAAACTCCAAGCTTTGTATATAATCCTAAATCCTATTCTTATCATTGTTTTGGATGTTCAAAAAATGTTGATATAATAGATGCTTATATGAATACAGGGTTGACATATATTCAATCCGTACAAAAATTATTTGAACTTGCCGATATAAAATATACATTTGGTGAACATTTAACAAAAACAAAACGAGAATATAGATATCCTCATGAAGAACAATGTGAACATAGAGAACAAGTAGAAAATTATTTATCTAAAAGAAAAATATCAAAAGAAACATTAAATCATTTAGACATTAGACAAGATAATAATGGAAATATTGTATTTAATTATTTTGATTTAAATGATGTTTTGACTATGGTAAAATATCGCCCAGCAAGAAAAATTAGACCAAAAGAAAACAAATGTTGGTGTCAAAAAAATGCAGATACAACACCTTTACTTTTTAATATGAATAGAATCAATGTTTCAGCACCTTTAATAATTACGGAGGGAGAAATAGATTGTGCTTCGCTTATTGAATCTGGATTTACAAATGCTGTTTCTGTTCCGCTTGGTGCAGGAAATACTCATTGGATTAATGAAAATTGGGATTGGTTACAACAATTTGAAGAAATAATTATTTGCTCTGATAATGATGAACCTCGGACAAAAATTACAAAAAGATATTATTTATAGACTTGGCAGTTGGAGAACAAAATTTGTGGAAATTCCACATGAAATTAATGGGCACAAAACAAAAGATATTAATGAAGTTCTCTATTGGGGTGGAAAAGAAATGGTATCTCATTTGATTTTAAATGCTACAGAAACACCAGTAAATAGTATTATTGATTATTCAGAAATACAAGATGTTGATTTAGATGAACTTGATGGTATGATTCTTGGAATTGAAGAATTAGATAAAGCATTAATGAAGATTCCATTTGGAAGTTTTAATATTGTTACAGGTGTTAATGGCACAGGTAAATCTAGCTTTTTATCTCAAATTATGTGTAATGCACTTGAGCAAGATTTAAATATTTGGCTTTATTCAAAAGAACTTCCTAATTTTATGGCAAAAAATTGGCTTAATTATCCTCTTGCTGGCAGAAGAAATTTAGTAACTTATAATAAAAATAATTCAACTTATTTTAAAGTTGACCCAAAAGCAAAAAAACAAATGGATAATTTTTATAAAGGAAGAGTTCATATTTATAAAGATGAAGCTGATAATGATATTGATTCTATTTTGCAATCTATGGAAGATAGTGTTAGAAAATTTGGAGATAAACTTTTAATTGTCGATAATTTAACTGCGGTTGATTTGGGAAACACTGAAGAAAGTCGTTGGGATAAACAAACTGAATTTATTAAAAAGTTGATTAGTTTTGCTAAAAAGTTTAATGTTGTTATATTTTTAGTAATTCACCCTCATAAAATGGATATGGTTAGAAGAATGAATATAATGGATATTCAAGGTTCTATGTCAATGACAGATTTGGCTCATAGATGTTTTAGTCTATATAGGGTTAGCAAACAAGACAAAGAAGGAATCAAAAATATGAAAGGTGGTTGGGTAAAAGAACCTATTCCCTATGATGTAATTGTAGATGTTTTGAAAGATAGATTTACAGGTAAAAATGGGTTATCTGTTGGAATGTATTATGATTATCAAACAAGAAGATTTTTTAGTAATGAAACTGAATTTAATTATCAATATAAATGGGATACAAAGGTATATAAAGATAAGTTAGAATATCCTATTAAAATGCCATATTAAGGAGATGATATATGAATATATTTGAATTTAAAGAAGATTATGTAATTGGTTATACTAAAAAAAATGAGAAATTTTATTTCGATAAAGATGATTATGAAAAAGTTAGTAAATATACTTGGTGGATTAATTGTAGTGGTTATCCTGTAACCAAAACTAGTGGCAAAGGCGGAGTAAGTAGAAAAGAGATTTTTCTTCATAATTTAATAATGGGAATACAAAAACCTCAAATAGATATAGTATGTGACCATATAGATAGAAACAGAGTTAATAATAGAAAATATAATTTAAGAATGGCGAATAGAAGTGAAAATTGTATAAATATAAATGTTAGAAAAGACAATGTAAGCGGTGTAATAGGTGTGTCTTGGAAAAAAGAAATTTGTAAATGGCAAGTGAACATACAAAAAGAAAAAAAATCTTATTATTTAGGTGTTTACAAAGACTTAGACGATGCTATAAAGGTAAGATTAAAAAAAGAAAAAGAAATTTTTGGTGAATACGCACCTCAAAAACATTTATTTGAAAAATATAATATAGGAGTTTGATGTTATGGAAAATGTAAGATATAATAATTATCATAAACATACTTATTATAGTAATATTTGTACATTAGATGTTGTAACTTCACCCGAAGATTATATGAAAAGAGCATTAGAATTAGGTCACACAACTTATTTTACAACAGAACATGGTTATATAGGAAATGTTTATGAAGCAAAAACTTTAACTGAAAAATATAATTTGAAATTAATTGCTGGCTTAGAGGCATATTATGTTAAGAATAGACTCGAAAAGGACAAATCTAATTATCATTTGATTTTAATTGCTCTTAATACAGATGGTTATAAAGATTTAAATTATCTTATGTCAAAAAGTAATGTTGATGGATTTTATTATAAACCAAGAATAGATGATGAACTTTTGTTTTCAATTAATCCTAAAAATATAATTGTAACATCTGCTTGTATTGCTGGAAGAATGAGAAATGAAGATGGCAGAGATGAATGGATTCAAAAAATGAAAAATTATTTTGGTAATAATTTTTATTTAGAAGTTCAAGCTCATAATTGTGATAGTCAAGCAAAATATAATAAAATGATTTTAGAATATAGTAAAAAATATAATATAAAAATTATTCATGCAAATGACAGTCATTATATTTCACCAGAAGATAGTAAATATAGAGATTTATTTTTGAAAGCTAAAGGATTAATCTATGAAGAAGAAAATGATTTTATTTTAGATTATCCTACGAGTGAAGTAATTTTTGATAGATACCATAAACAAGGAATTTTAAATGATGAACAAATAAAAGAAGCTTTAAATAATACTTTAATTTTTGACAAGTGTGAAGAATTAGATATTAACAAGGAAATCAAGATGCCAAAAATTTATGATAATCCAATTGAAAAATTAGAAGAAATTATAAAAAAAGAGTGGGAATCCGAAAAAATAAACATTGATAAATCAAGGGTTTCAGAGTATGAAAATTCAATAAAATCAGAATTTTATACAATTAAAAATACCAATATGGCAGATTATTTTTTACTAAATTATGAATTAATAAAATTAGCCACTACAAAATATGGTGGTGTAATAACAAAAACAGGAAGAGGTTCAGCTCCAAGTTTTTATATAAATAAATTACTTCATTTTACTGATATTGACAGAATTGGAAGTTGTATAACATTATTTCCAAGTAGATTTATGAGTGCTGCTAGAATATTAGGCACTAAAAGCCTGCCTGATATAGATTTTAATTGTTCTAATCAAAAACCCTTTTATGAAGCATCTAAAAAATTATTGGGTGATGATGGTTGTTATTGGATGTTGGCTTACAAACCTTTACAAACATCTTCTGCCTTTAGATTGTATTGTAAATCTCAAGATATGAATATTAATGAATATAATGATGTTGCAATTAATTTAGCAGAACTTGCACAAGCAAAAAAATCATATACTGAAAGCAAATATTATAAAGATGATAAATGGAAAACTTTAATAGATGAAAGTCAACATTTTGTTGGTGTAGTAGAAAGTATTTCACAGCATCCTTGTAGTACACTTTTAATGGATAAACCTATAAGCAGAGAAGTCGGTTTGATTAAAGCGGGTGATGTTATATGTGCTAATATTAGTAGTTATGAATCAGATAATTATAAATATTTGAAAAACGATTTATTAGCAGTTACTGTTTGGGACATTATAAATAAAACCTGTGAACTTGCAGGAATAGAAGTTCCAACAATAAGAAAATTAGAACAACTTTTAGATGAAAAAACTTATGAAATTTATGAAAAAGGACTTACAACTACTATAAATCAAGCGGATAGTAATTATGCTACAAATCTCGTAAGACAATATAAACCTAAAAGTATATCTGATATGTCTGCATTTGTTGCAATTATTAGACCTGGCTGTGCTAGCTTATTAGATGATTTTATAGATAGGAAAGATTATACTACAAATATTAAGGAATTAGATGATTTACTTGATGATAGTGGACATAGAATGATTTATCAGGAATCAATTATGAAATATCTTATTTGGTTAGGAATAGAAGAATCTGAAACATACACAATCATAAAAAAGATTGCAAAGAAAAAATTTAAAGAAGATGAACTTAACAAATTAAAAGAGAAACTTCTTGAAAATTGGATTGAAAAAACTGGATTTAGCAAAGGTTTTGAAGAAACTTGGCAAGTAGTAGAAGATGCTGCTCACTATTCTTTTAATGCTTGCATTGCAGGAGATACAGTTATTCAAAAGGCTGGTGCTAATGGCAAAAATATTACAGTAGAAGAAATGTATAATATTGCAAATAATATAGTATATGCAAAAGAAACTAATCATCTTCCATTGTATAGAAAATATAAAAGCCAAGGATATGGAAATGCACTTTCTATGTACGATGATAAAAAAGTAAGAAAAAATAAAATTGTAAATATTTATGATAGTGGAATTGCTGATATATATAGAGTTAAAACTGAATGTGGTGCTTATATAGATTGCACAATGAATCATAAGTTTCCTACGCCTAATGGAAAAATGAGATTAGACAATTTAAAAATAGGTGATGAATTATATGTTAAAGATATTTATGAAAAACATTCTGATGAAAAAGAGATTTCAGTAACAACATCGAAAATAGTTTTAATAAAATATATAAAAACTGATAAAGTTTATGATATTGAAATGGAAGCACCAGCACATAATTTTATAAGTGAAAGTGGACTAATTACCTCGAATTCACATTCATTATCATATGCTTATGACAGTCTATATGGTGCTTACTTAAAATCACATTATCCATTGGAATATTATACCGTAGTTTTAAATTCATATAAAGATGACCAAGATAGAACATCTAAATTAATTGAAGAACTTAAATATTTTAAAATCAAATTAAAACCTATAAAATATGGTAAATCTAGGTCGCAATATTCTTTAGATAAATCAACAAATTCTATTTACAAAGGAATTGGAAGTATAAAATATTTAAATGATAGTTGTGCCGAGGAACTTTATAACATTGCACAAAATCATTATGATAATTTTATGCAATTGTTATTTGCTACAAATAGCATAGGAATAAATTCAAGACAATTAGATATATTAATTAAACTTGATTTCTTTTCAGATTTCGGAAATGTAAATGAACTTTTAGAAATGGTAACAATATTTAATAAACTTAAAAATGGAACAGCAAAAACTTTAACTAAGGGAAAATTAGAAAATCCTCAAGTTGAAAGAATTGTTGCAAATTATTCTAATGATAGAGGTAAAAATGGAAATATTTTAAAATCATATACAATATTAAATATGCCAAAAATATTAGATGAGATAAATGACTTTGTAAAAGCATTAAAAATTCCAGATATGACATTGCAAGAAAAAATACAAATACAACAAGAATATTTAGGATATATTTCAAATACAGGCAAAGAGGAAGATAGAAAATCACTTTTAGTTAAAGATATTTTTCCTCTTAATAGAAAAAAAGATAATGTCCAATTTGGATATTCTATTATAACACAAAGTTTGGGAAGTGGAGTTCAAGCAAGATTTACAATTTTTAATGAAACATATAATTCTTGTGGTAAGATAAAAAAAGGTTCACTTATAAGATGTGAAGAATATTATTCAAAAAATAATTATTTCACATTAAAAAAATATAAAATTTTATAAAAAACTCTTGACAATTTTCAATTTATAGTGTATAATGTATAAAGTAAATTACAAAAGGCAAAAAAACAACGCACGAAAATCAATTTTAAGGCGTTTTTTAAAACAAGGAATATAATTATATACCTTAAAATTTTTCAAAAGGAGGTAAAACATGAAAGAAAAATTTATTGAAATTTATAAAAATAAAATCAAGAGAGAAGGTAGTCAAAATTTGCTTGAATGGTTAGAAAAAACAGATTTTTTCATTGCACCTAGTTCGACAAAATTTCATGGTAATTATGAAGGAGGTTTAGTAGAACATTCTGTTAATGTTTATAATTGTTTAAAAATGCTTGTTAATGAATATAAAAAACAATTTCCAGATTATGAAATTTCAGATGAAACAATCGCAATTTCTGCACTTCTTCATGATTTATGTAAAACAAATTTTTATGTTAAAGGTTTTAGAAATGTGAAAAACGAAGAAACAGGACAATGGGAGAAAAAAGAAATTTATACAATAAATGATAAACTTTGTATGGGACATGGTGAAGGAAGTGTTTATATGATACAAGCCTTTATGAAACTTAATAGAGATGAAGCACTTGCAATTAGATGGCATATGAATGGTTTTGATAACGCCGTTAAAGGTGGAGATTTTTCAATGAATGGTGCAAAAGAACAAACACCGCTAGTTACTTTGTTACAAATTGCTGATTTATGGGCTAGTTCATTTTTAGAAGAAACTAAAAATTAACAACCTATTATCAAATATAAAATATAATTTTTAAGGAGGATTTTATGAAAATTTTAAATGAAGAAAATGGAAGAATAGTTAGATGTGAGGATTGCGATACAAAAATACAATATGAAAAAGAGGATATAAAATATGGAGAATTTGGAATTCCTTATTTGAAATGTCCAGTTTGCAACAAAAATATTGATTTGTATGATGAAGAAGATTTAAAACTTGACTTTAACAATATAGAATATCCAACACATTTTTATCATTTTGATGGTAAAAAGGGCGTGGAAATAGATAATAAACAAATAAATATATGGATAAAAGAACTACTTAATAGAATTAAAAAAGAAAATAAAAATTATGATTTTATGTGTAGTGGAAATACAATGGTATTCATCATAAAAGATAAGAGTGGATATAATATGTTCGTTTGTCCAAATTATTATGAAGGGCATATATTTCGTGAGGATTTAAAAGAAGAAGAAAGTGATAATGAAAAAAAATGTTCTTCATGTGAAAAGTATGATTGTGCAGAGAAAGAAAAATCAGAAACAATAAAACTAGATACTTTATCAGAAAATAAAAAAGATAAAGATATGAATGATGAAACAAAATCAAACACAGAAAAATCTAAAGATGATTTACAAAGAATGATTGATATATTAAAAAAAGTAGATAATGCGGAAGAAGAAAAGTCAAAAGATATTTTGAGTAAAGCAATAACTGATTTGTTTAATATATTTTTAAATTAGGAGGATTTTATGGATAATAGACCAAAATTAATTATGATGGTTGGGTTAGCGGGTGCTGGTAAAAGTGCCATAGCTCAACAAATTGCAAATAATATAGATGCAGAAATAATATCTTCTGATGAAATTAGAAAAGAATTTTGTAAAGATGTTAATGACCAAAGTAAAAACGGTTTTGTATTTAATGAAATGTACAAAAAAGCAAAGCAATTATTAAAAAACAATAAAAATGTAATTTTAGATTCTACAAATTTAAAAGCATGTAATCGTAAAGCGGCACTTGAATGTTTTAAGCATATTGATTGTATTAAATTTGCTTATATAATAGCAACACCATTTGAAAAATGTCTTGCAAATAATAAACACAGAAAAAGAAGTATCCCAGAAGAAGTAATAAAGCATCAAAGAGAAACATTTCAAATTCCATTTTATGAAGAAGGATTTGATGCAATATTTATTGATAGAGAAAATGAAGATTTAAAAAAATTTGAAGAATTAATAGAGAAATTTGAGGATTTAGAATATCTTTCTGTATTAGCACAAGACTTTAAAGATGATAAAATAAAATATAAAGCAACCTTTTTACTTGATTATGGAAAATTTTTTACAACAGATATTAATAAAAATGGAAAGACAATTTATATTCATCCGAATGTAGGAGCATATGAAGTTTTAACATCTTTAGATTATGAAGATATGACATATGGTCAATTATTTGAATTATTATTTATTATAAATTATCATGCAACACCATATTATATGTCTGCAACACAATTAAATAATTTTTTTGGAGAGAAGAAAGCACAATTTTTATTGGAATTAAAATCTCTAAATGTAGAAGGAGAAGAAAATGATAGAAATTAAAAAAAGTAATAATGCTGATACTAGAACAGCAGATGCTGAGGTAACAAAAGATATGCTTTTAGAAGATACACAATCTCATATTCAAGATGTTCAAAATGGTTGTTCATTTATTGCCAATTTGATTTTAAAAGCTGGCGAAAATCATGACCATACAAAAATAGAATATTTAGATGAATTTTACAATGATTTTATTACTAGAAAAGAAGATGACGAATTTAAAAATCTTGATTGGTGGCAAAAACATTTAACAGAAAGACATCATTTAAATGATAGAGTTCCAAATGATGTTAATCTTATAGATGTAATAGAAATGGTTGTTGATTGTTGTATGGCTGGAATGGCTCGTAGTGGTTATGTTTATGATATAGATATACCTTCTAATGTTCTCGATAAGGCTGTTAAAAATACTCAAAAATTAATAACATCCCAAATAAAAGTAATTAATGATAAAAAATATTGGTAAATTTTAAAAAAATACTTGACTTTTATGTAATTGTGTGTTAGAATAATAGTGGAGGTGATAAATATGAATAAACATTATTATTCTAATACTAAAAATAAACGTGCCATACGAAAGACTAAAAGGAAAGGATTGATTTTTATTTTAAAAAAACTGTTTCAAAAAGGATCTTCTATAGCTTTAACAAAAGGAGCTTTTATAGCTTTAACAATAATAATATTAGCAGTAGCTATAGAAACTCAAAGAATTACTATTTCTGAATTAAAAACTGAAATAGAATCAAAACAATCTATAATTACTGAAATGGAAAATTCTGCAAATGATAAAAGCGAAAACCTAGAAAAAACTATAAATCAATTACAAATAAATAATTCAGAATTAAATCAAAAAGTTGAAGAATTAAATACACAAATAAATACAGTAACAGATGATAAAACAAATTTACAAAAAGAACTAGATACTGCGAAGAACGAAATTTCAAAATATAAAAAACAAATTGATAATCTTAAAAATTCTTCTAAAGAAGTAACAAGTAGAAGTAGTAATAGTTTAAGCGAAAAAAACACAGAAACTATAGAAAAAACAGATGAAAAAATAAATAGTGATGATTTAGATTTAATGGCAAGAATTATTTATGCTGAAGCGGGCAATTGTAGTGATGAAGAACAACTTCTTGTCGGAAATGTTATAATGAATAGAGTTGCAAGTCCTAAATATCCAAATACAATTCGAGAAGTTATTTACCAAAAAGGGCAATATTCTCCAACATGGAATGGTGCAATTAATAAAAAGCCAAGTGAAAAAGCTATCAAAAATGCAAAAAGAATCCTTAATGGTGAAAGATTTTGTCCTACAAATGTAGTTTATCAAGCTATGTTTAAACAAGGTAGCGGAGTTTATAAGGTGCTTAAAAATCCAGATGGCATAACTTATTTCTGTTATGAGTAATCTATAAATTTTGTTTCGTATGGCACAACAAAATTTTATAGAGAGGAGTTTTATATGAAAGTCGTAAAAGTTGTAAAAGTTGTAAAGCGAAATGGCGAAAGAGTTCCATTTGATGGAGAAAAAATCAAAAGAGCAATTGAAAATGCAAATCGTGATGTTGACTCTCCTGGACAAAGAGCTGGCAAAGTACTAATTTCTAATATTGTTAAATATATTTCAGAAAGAGGAGTATATTCTCTTACAGTTGAAGAAATCCAAAATATGATTGAAGATAAACTTATGGAAGCTAAAAAATTTAATCTAGTAAAACAATATATTATATATCGTGAAAAACATTCTATGATGAGAGCTACAAATACAACAGACCAAACAATAAAAGAACTTTTAGATGGAAATAACGAATATTGGAATACTGAAAATTCAAATAAAAATGCTAGATTAGTAACTACTCAAAGGGATTATATTGCTGGAATTACAAGTACTGATATTGCAAGAAGAATGATTTTTCCTAAAAGTGTAATTAAAGCTCATGATGAGCGGAATAATTCACATCCATAAGAAAGTTGTGGCTTAATCAAGTAATTGATTTTGAAAAACTAGGTGAACCTAGAAATCTAGGGTGTCAAATAAACTACGGTAATATTAGGAAATGAATATGAATTATTTGGCTAACAGGGGAAGCAATAAATTGTTATCCTGTGCTAAGATATTTATGAAAAGTGTAAATCATAAATATAAAAGTTAATCGACCAGAGAAAACGCCAATATAAAAGAAATATTTATAAAGGCTGAGTATCGTACACATGAGTGAAATTCTCATGCTTAGGAAGTGCCTAGCTCCTACAAACGGTAACAGAATGTAGGATGATGATATGGTCAGATACAAATTTGTAGGACATGGATTATGCTGCTCAACCACTTACAAATTGTTGTTTGATTAACCTTGAAGATATGTTGCAAAATGGAACTGTTATAAATGGAGTTTTAATTGAAAAACCTCATAGATTTCTTACAGCTTGTACTATTGCAACACAAATTATTCTTGGTGTTAGTTCAAGCCAATACGGTAAAATTTAATTTGACAACTGCCGTATTAAAACCTCTCTAATTGCTGGAAAACCCTTAGAGCCATAAAAACTACAACGTAAAGGAGACTTAGGCGTGAATGTGAAAAAATTTTATGGATTGGGCAATCAGCAGCGAAGCATTTATTTATTTTGAAATTTCATATATTGACTTTTAAAAAATTTATGTATAATGAGATAAAAAAGGAGTTAATTAATGGAAAAAAGAATTATTTTAAACAATCGAGAAACTTATTTTTGGTTAGAAGACACAGGGAGATTAAGAAATGAAAAAACTAAAAGATGGTTAAAAGGTGGAGAAAACAAAGGATGTCATTTTTACTCTCTTTATTTTAAAGGAAAACAATATATTCTGTATACTCATAGAGCTGTTGCAGAATATTTTGTAGAAAATCCAGACCCTACAACTAAAACAATTATTTGTCATTTAGATGGCAATAAACTTAATAATAATTATTTAAACTTAAAATGGATTTCTCCTAAAGAATACAATCAAATAATTAAAAATAATAAAAATAAAGTAACTCATAGACAAAAAATAATTTTTTTAGAAAATTATGGTAAAATAGCTCAATTTAGAGACACTCCATATTATGCTACTGAAGATGGGAAAATATTAAATCTAAGTAAAAATATTGAAGTAAAATTAATGAAAAGTGGAAATTATTACAGATTTTCAGCTTATTATGGTTTAAATAAGAAATTTTTAGTTCATAGAGCGGTATGGGAAGCTTTTAATGGAACTATTCCAAAAAATTTTGATATAGACCATATTGATGAAAATCCAGCCAATAATAATTTAAATAATTTACAAGCTATTTCTCATAAAGATAACATAAAAAAAAGAAAAATTGATTGGAGTTATGTTTCTAAAAATTTTAATCAAAATAAATAATTGAACGTTCATCGACTATTATGTAGCGGAAGCGAAACGGGAGGCTCTCGAAAGAGATGAAGATATAGTCAGTCTTACTATGAAAATTGTAAGGACAAGGGTTGTTCAATAACGCTAACACATTTAGCACCATTTGTTAGAGATAGTTATAATAGATTTTATGCTAAATATGAAAGTTATGGATTACCAAAAGAAGAATGTGAAAGATTAGCAAAACTAGACTTAGAAAAAGAAGTTAAAGATGGTGTTCAAACCTTTAATTATCAAATTAATTCAATGACAAATACGAATGGTTAGTAAAATGGCTGTCCGTAGTAGTGATATTACGGAGTATGATGCGGTGAACTCATAAGAGGTGTACTATTTTGTGCTAACGGTGAAAGCTTAATTGCCAATACCGTGCCGAGCTTAAAGGGCGACTTTTAAGAAGGTGTAACGACTAGGATATACGGACTCTAGTAGTTTATGAAATCCGTAGGGGAAAATTGAAATATTTTTCTCGAAGCCCCGCACATCTTGAAAAAGATGAAGAGATAGTCTACTTTGGGGAAGTGCAATCCCCATTTCTGTCAGTATTTATGTATTTAGGAGAAACTACAGAATATAAAAAAGAATTAGCAATGATAATTGAAGAATTTTTAAAACAAAGAATTAAAGGATTCAAGAATGAAAAAGGTGTATATATTACTCCTAGTTTTCCAAAATTATTATACACTTTAGAAGAAGATAATATTCACGAAAACAGTAAATATTGGTATCTAACTAAAATGGCTGTTTTTTGTAGTTCTAAACGCCTTGTACCAGATTATATTAGTGAAAAAATTATGAAACAAATAAAAATTAATAAATTTGGTAGTGGTGATTGTTTCCCCGTGATGGGTGGTCTATAAGTGATACAGCTCATCTAAAACCTTGTGAACGCAAGTTTGCGGTGTCTAATTATTAGGCTAACGGTAAACACTTAATCGTCAATACCGTGCTAAGCAATTATTCTTATTGTATTATTATGAATAAATTGAAAGTGTAGAGACTATCGAAAACATAAATATAACTATAGAAATATAGAATAAGTTACTATTTATATGGTAAACGAAGTGAGTAGAGTAGGAGTGGTGTCAAGACCACATAGTGAAGAAATTCATTACCCAAGTGCAAGGCATAATGAAAATTATGAAGAGATAGTCCGTATTAAAAATATGTGTAGAAGTGCATTAAGCCCAGATAATATTCAAGGTAATCCAGCAAAAGCATTAAATTATAAACCTAATGAATCAAAATATTATGGAAGATTTAATTTACGGAGTTTGCACAATCAATCTTCCTTATATAGCCTTATCTTCAGAAGGAGATATGGATAAATTTTGGAAGTTATTAGATGATAAACTTGAACTTTGCCATATCGCATTAAAAACAAGATACAAAAGATTAGAAAATATGCCTAGTGATATAGCTCCACTATTATGGCAACATGGAGCATTTGCAAGATTAGATAAAGGCGAAAAAATAGGAAAGTTATTTTATGGCGGTTATGCTACTATTTCTCTAGGTTATGCAGGATTATATGAATGTGTTAAATATATGACTGGACATAGTCATACCGATAATGATACAGGAAAAAAGTTTGGATTAGAAGTAATGCAAAAATTAAATGATAAATGTGAACAATGGAAACAAGAAGAGAATGTTGGATATAGCGTATATGGAAGTCCAATAGAAAATTGCACTTATAAATTTGCAAAAAGTTTACAAAAATCTTTTGGAATCATAGAAGGAATTACAGATAGAGATTATGTTACAAATAGTTCTCATGTTCCAGTATTTGAAGAAATAGATATATTTTCTAAAATCAAAATAGAAAGCGAATTTCAAAGATTAAGTTCTGGTGGAATTGTTGGATATGGAGAAATTCCAAATATGACAAATAATATTGATGCACTATTGGAAGTATTAAAATATATTTATGACAATATTATGTATTATGAATTTAATACAAAATCTGATTATTGTATGGAATGTGGATATGATGGAGAAATGCAAATAGATAATAATTTGGAATGGTATTGTCCTAATTGTGGGAATCGAGACCATAACAAATTATGGATTACTCGTAGAACATGCGGTAAAAACTAAACTATATTGCCGCAGTAAAATGATTGAAATTCAGGGGAAACCTAAGTCGATAGATATGGCAATCCTGAGCCAAGCTTACTAACTAAAATTTACAAAGAACAGTAGGTGATAAAATGCTAGAACATAAATGTGAAATATGCGGAAGAATGTGGAGAAAAAAATTAAAAGCAGATGGAAAAATAGTTTGCAATAAACATTATAAACAATTTAAAAGAAGTGGATGTTTTTTAGATAATTCTCCTAGAACACAAAGAGATAAAAATGAAATTATAATTGAAAATAATTTAGCAAAAATTTGCTTATATGATAAATATTACAATGTTATAGATTATGCAATAATTGACATAGATGACATAAATAAAGTTAAAAATATAAAATGGAGAATAAATTGTAATGGATATGTAATTAACAACAGTAAACATGATTTATTCTTGCATCGTGTTATTTTGGGAGTCAATACATTTGTTGACCATATAAATGGAAATCGTTTAGATAATAGAAAATCTAATCTTAGAGTATGTACTAAACAGGAAAACAAAATGAATGTAGGAATATACAAAGGATATTATCATATAAAAAATAAATGGATTGCAAAAATAAAACAAAAAGGGAAACAATTACATCTTGGCAGTTTTAGTTATGAAGAAGAAGCACAATATGCAAGATGGTGTGCAGAAAAAATATTATTTAAAGATTTTATGTTTCCTAAAGAAGAACCAAACCTCGCAAAAAAAAGGAAACAAGAAATATTTGAATTAGTTAGTAAGAAGGTGCAACGACTACAATAATCACTATAGCCTTAACAGAATAATGTAAGAGGTATAGAATGTATAGTCTAGTCCCTAATAAAATATCAGGAAACTGAGGGTATAAACGTATATAGGAACAAATTTCTGGAATAAAGGTAGAACGCAAGAAATCAAAGAAAGAGTTACACATTTAGATAATTTTGATTATGACAAATAAATACTTAGGGGTTTTCTCCCTAAGTATAAAATAAAAGGAGTAACTATGCGATATAATAAAATTAGAAAAATGGATATTTCTAATGGTTTAGGAATAAGAGTTTCAATTTTTGTTCAAGGTTGTACTTTTAATTGTAGGGGTTGTTTTAACCCTGAAACTCATAATTTCGATGGTGGTAAAGAGTTTACAGAAGAAACTCTTTCTACATTAATGAAATTATGTGAAAGCGATAAAATAAGAGGTTTATCAATTTTAGGTGGTGAACCATTACACGAAAACAATTTAGATGGTGTTTTAGAAATTGTTGAAACTTTTAAAGCGAAATATCCAAATAAAGATATATGGCTTTGGTCTGGTTTTAAATTTGAAGAGGCCATAAAAAATGAAAAAAGAAAAAAAATATTAGAAAATATAGATTATATGATTGATGGTCAGTTTGAATTTCCGCAAAGAGATTTAAAGTTAAAATGGGCTGGCTCAAGAAATCAAAGATTTATAAATGTAAAAGAATCGCTAAAAGCTAATGAAGTAATTTTAGCTGGCGAAATGTAAATAGGGAGGAAAGATAAATGGTTAAGAAAGAAATTATAAAAAGTTTAAAAGGAAAATTTGCAAATGAAGGAATTGAAATTAGTGATAAAAAGTTGGAAAAATTATTAGGTGAACTTGTTTGTACAATTTTAGATGGATTAAATCAGGATGGTGAAGCTTGTTTAGGAAGTTTTGGAAAATTTGTAGTAAAAACTAAAGCAGGAAGAAATGGAATAAATCCACAAACTTTAGAAAAAATAAGAATAGAAGAGAAAAAAGTTATTCAATTTAAACCTTCTAAAAAGATAAAATCAATAATAAAAGAATTATAAAATAAAAAAATAATAAAAAATTTATAATAAAAATCAACATCTTTGTAAGAGAAGTCTTGAATAACTTGACTTCTCTTTTTTTTAAAATACTCTTTTTATTTCACCATCTATTTTCATCCAACCAACTGCTCTTCTAACATTCTCACCATCGCCAAAAAATACCTTTGCTCTTTTTATAGAATCACCAATGCCAATTCTCGCAGTTTTCATATTTCCAGTTAAAGTTAATGTTTTATCAACCCAGCTAGAATAAGTACTGTTACCTTTTGTATCAACAACATATCTTATTGTCATATCATTTGATTTTCCTAGTTTTTTATAAAGTATATCCCATTCCTCATCTGTAAGTGCGAATGTCATATCATCGCTAGTTTGACTTATTGTTTTTATTGTAGTAGTAGGATTTAAAGTTTCAATTCTAATAACATTTAAACTATTGGATGGATTTGATTTTTTTATTCTTATTGAATCACCAAAATTTATATCACTTGCAGAAGTAATTTTTGCAATATCTTTAGTTGTGCCGTATATTGTGCCACTAGTTGTCCAAAGTTGACTATCTGCTCTTCTAACTTGAATTCTAACAGAATAATTAGTATTTGGATTCAAATTACCAATTGTAAATGTAGAGCCACCAGTATTTACCCAATTTCCACCATTTATAGAATATTGTAACCAATCACAATTAGCACTTGCACTCCAAGTAACATTTAATGAATTTAAACCAGCAGAACTTATATAAAAAGAAGTAATATCTGCATATCTAGGTATTGTATCTAGTGAATCACTTCCAGACCCACTATAAGTTCCTATATGTGTTGAATCACTCCAAGTAATATTAAATTCTTGCCTAAATGAATAATCAAAAGATTTATTTCCGTCAGCATTATGATATATTCTAGTAGTTCCACTTGCTAATGTTTTTACTGAATTATTACTTATTCCTATATAATTTTGACCACTATAGTTATTTCCTGCGATTGAAACACTCCAATTTTTAGGAACACTACTTGAAATTCTACCATATTTTGTTGCTCTAAGTTTCATTTCCCAATAAACATCACTATAATTTCCGCTTATTGAATAATTAGACCTGCTCCATGAAAAAATAAGAGTATCCCAATTAGTTACTGCTACAGAAGATGAACCACTTGTTGCCATTAATAAGCACCTCCTCTAATTTTAAAATAATTGAAAATATAATTCGCCATCTTCAAGAGTCGAAGGTATATCTTCACCAGTGCTTATTTTTTTTACTGTAGTTTTTTGAATATATTTATCACCATTTTGCATTTCATTCAATATATTTTGAATATTACTTATATTCGTATTTGCTGTATCAGTTGTGTTTTTAAGATTTGAAACATTTGTATTTAATTCAGAGAAGTTGTCATTAATTTTTTTTCTTTGAGTACTTCCTAAATCTCCATTATTTAAAACTTGAATTGCCATTTTTTACCTCCTTTAAAAGTATAAAATTACTTTTGTTATATATATTTGATTAACAGAAGAAAATGTTGAATTTGATATATTTCCCTCACCACTCCATAAAGTTATTACTGAATCAGTATAAAATCTTATACATCTTGTTTTTGTCCAAAGTCCTTGTTGATTTGAATCTGAGGTTGATAATGATAAAGAAGTTTGTTTCCCGAACGGATTTTCAATTTTTATATATCCATAATTTGAAGGAGTAACTTGGTCTTTAAAATATATCTCTGCATATTTTGCTTTTTTACAAGAATAATCTAATGCAAAATCTTCTTTAGTTCCATTTTCATCTTCATATGCTACTATAGGAACTAAATCATCGCCAAACTTTTTTAAAATATAACCATTACTTAAATCACCATTTATTGCATGAATAAGAACACTATCACCTACTTTTAACTCTTGTCCAGTTTTATTTTGTAAAATAAAATAATCATTATCAGTATAAGAAGCTCCTCTTAGTGAGATTGCATTATAACGAATATCATCTTTATATTTTGAATCATCTTTAAAGCTTTCATTAAGAACAACACCACTATAAAATTCTTTTGGCGAATTTGTTCTACTGTCAATTATTTGGAGAAGTTCTTTTTTTTCATTATCTGTCATATTTTATCCTCCTGTTAAAGTATCATAGTATGGTAAAGAAGCTATATTGCTTGCACTAACTTGCATTGTGCTTGTAGTTGTTAAAGGGAAAGATAAAGATTGAATTATAAATCTTTCCGTATTAAAACCGTAATAATCATCTGTAATTGTGCATACTCTGTTTACATCTAAAGTAGGAATTAAAGAACAATTAAAAGATATTGTAGATTGTAATATAGATTTTCTATTTAATTCAAATTCCGCATAATCTTTTGCCCTATCTTCATTATATGCCATTGCCGTTTCAATCGGTGCAAGTTCTTTTTTACCAATATAACTAATTCTTGTTGGGGAAAATACATTATTATTTTCAGCAGTATAGCTATAAATTTTATCATTCGTATTATTCCCAATTACAGTTACTGAATTTATAACATTAGTATAATCATATGTTAAGGAATTATCCATATATTCAGTTTCTTTATCACTAAAATCCCAAATTGCTGCTTCCTTAGAATAAGAAATATCGGTTGTTCCGCTACTAACAACCAATCTTCCAGTTTTATCATAATATATATTTGCTCCTAAAATATTTGCAAGTTCAATTAAAATATCTCCAAGATAGCTTCCTGCGGATTTATTTATATCATAAGGTAAAACTTCATCTTTATAAAGAGGGTCTAACAAAGGGTCTATGTAATCTATTAATTCACCATTTCCTTTATCCATAAGAAGAATACTTCTTATAATATCATATATTTTTTGTCCAGCAGAAATTCTATAATTTCCTGTTAATTGATTATATCCTAAATCACCGCTTAATAATCCAAATTTATCAATTCCATTTATTGTTACAATTTTACTTGAAAAATTATTATTGTTGGTTGGATTATTTACATAATATACACCTTCAGAAAACCAATAAATGTCATCATTATCTGGGTCTGCAAGTCCAATATATAATTTAAATTTAGAACCTAACCAGAACATTCCAGTTTTAAAAGAAGGAGTATATTTATTATCTTTATTTATAAAGCTAATACTACAAGACATTCTTACGCCTTGTTGATAATTAACGCTTATTGACCCTGAATTATCTTGACTAATATCTTCGACAATTTCATCTACTACATTTTTTTCATATTTATCTAAAATATCTAATCTAAATTTAGGATAAATTGTTGAACTTTTCGCTAAAAATTCATATCTGTCATTTCTAATATCTACATAATCCAAATATATTCACCTCTAGCTTTCTTCTATTTCAACTTTACCTGTACTATAAATTGTGTAAGAAAATATTGTCATTGAAGTATTAGGGTCTCTTACTTGAATATAATAGCCATTACCAGTGTCGACTACATTTCCTATTGAAAAATCATTTGATGTATAGCCTCTTCTAACCATATCAGATTCTACGAAAGCTTTTGCTGATTCTTCTGTCACTGGTGTATCTATTGTTAATCCCTGAAATGTATTTTTTATTGTATATCCTGTTATTTCTTTTGTGTATTTTTCAACATTTCCTTCATTAACCGTATAAGTAATTAACTGATTGTTATTGTCATATTTATCTAAATTAGTAAAATTACATTTCCAATCTTGTGAAGAAGTTGTGTCTTTACTTTCTTTAAAAACACCATTAGCATATAAATCAATTGTTATACTTTTTGGACGATAAGCATATAAATCATAATTATCATCCCAAGTTTTTGTAATTTCAATAGAAATAGTTTCTTTAGGTTTATAATTTGGGTCAATTTTATATTCAAATGTAATATTTGTAACACTTCCTTCATCACCAGTTGTAATTAATTGTGACTTTGGTGTTATATAACCTTCTTTTTCATTTACACTAACAGTATATTCTGTATTTGAAAGTACAGTAAAGCGAGTAACTACATCTTTTGCTGTTTTTGTACCAATTCCACTTACTGTAATTTTTTGTCCTACTGAAGTTGTAACATCTATATAAGCATTAGAAATAATATTATCTTGACTATTATAAACAGAAATATCATCAATATCTTTTGTTTCAACAAAATTGAAAGTAATTGTTGTTATTTGTTCTGTCGTTTCATCTGTATATTTTGCATTAGGAGAATCAGTAACAACACCAACTTTTATTGAACCTTTTCTATCTTTCCATAAACATAAAATATCTTCTGCAACAAAATTTTGCCAATCTTGTAATAGAGCAATATCATCTTCATATTTTTCTGTAGCAGAATTTACGCCTCCCAAAAGACAACTAATACCCATCGTTTGATAATTATTCAATCCTTTAGATATTTTAGGAATTCTAGTAAATGTTTTGAAAACAGAAACATCTGTATTTTGAACAATTTCTGTAGAAGCAACATTAAAATCAAATAACCAAACTTTATCAGCAACATATACATTATCACCAATTTGTTTTAATCCTGTTAAAGAATAATTCCACCAGTCAGTTTTTATTATAGGTGATTGCATAGAGACACCCATTTCACCTGTTGTTTCTGAAATAACATAATAAATATATTCAGTTTGATTCCCAACTAAATAATCTATTATAAATAGTCTATTTCTTTCAACTTTTCCAACAAATTTTTGAACTTTATCTCCAATTTTTTGCCTATATACAGCCCAAGAATCAAATTGTTTTGGTAAACCAGAGATATAGCTTGAAACCAATGTATTATCGAAATTTGCTAAAATCATAGCTTTTGAAACTTCTTCCCATTTAGGAACATAATCAGGTTTCTTAAAATTAGTTAATTCTTCTTGGGTTGCACTTCCTTTTTTTACAACAAGATAATTATATTTTACATCATCAAAAAGAACTATTCCATTATAAGCCATTATACTACCTCCTCAATTAAAGTTTCATTTGCTAAAATTGTAATTTTAAACCTTTGACTAAAAGGTAAACTTTCTGTCCAATATTTTGTATCATCCCAAACTTCTTCATCATTCCAAATATAAGCTACTTTTTCCTCAGCTGTATTATTAGCCTGCAAACAACCTTTTTCTGTGTTTAAAACTTTTCCTAATAAAGTTTCTTCATCATCTTTAACAACATAAATATTGTTTTCTTTTACATATATATAATAATTACCATTTTTTTTTAAAAGTTCAATTAATTTTCCTCTTTTATCTTGGTCAAATTCAACATCAACAAAAATTGTGAATTCTTCTGAAGTATTAAGAGGATAACCACTTATATTATCATAAATAATTGTTCCGCTATTTATTTTTAATTCTTTCTTGCCGTCTATTGGACTATCTACAAAAGAATATTCTCCTGTTGCTCTTCCTTCAGAATAGGCATCATCTACCCAACTAACTTTTATTGCGTCATTATCGTAATCTATCGTTGTTGTTGCTGGTAAATTTAAATCGGGAGCATTATATTCAACAAAGAAAGAATAATCATCTGTTGTAACAGTTCTATTATTAGAATCACAAACATATCCTTTTATAATATAATTATTATCACTTACAAAACCATCAAAAGAATATGTCAATAAACTATTATATATTTTCCCTGTATCATCAATGATGTCACCACTTTCATCTGATAAAACAAATCTATACCATTTTATACTAGTTCCACTAGAAACTTCCATTTTAAAATCTTGTGTTCTTGAAGTGACAATTGTAGGAATATTATCTGAAAATCTTGCTACAATATTTGTTTCTGTATAAAATGGGAATTCTATACTATCTACATAATCAGAATATATTCTTATATATTCACCTTCTACTCCCGTAATACTATCTTCTATTGTAATTTGAGTAACTTGAGGAGAAACTTCTGTCTGATTTTGAATATCTGTAATTTTATGATATGAACCTAAATATTCAACATACATACCTTTTGTAACTCCCGAAATCATAGGAATGTTAATTATTGTATTACTTGTTTGTGTTATAACTTTTGCTTTATATATAAACATATCGGGGTTTGTTTGAAATAGCCTAACAACCCAATAATAAGACATATCGTTTTTTAAAGTACCTTTAAACACAGGTATTTCTATTGTTTCACCTGAAACATATATTTTTGACAAATCATTTTTAACACTATCTTCATTAATAAGTTCAAAAGTATTTGCATCATAAAAAAATATTTGATAAGCATTAACTTGCGAAGAAGCTCCTTGAACTTTGACTGTAAATTCATTATATTGACTGGCATCAATAAAAATACCATTATTTGGATATGCGTCAACTGGTCTAAATATCAAAACTATCACCCTTTCTTGAGGGGCATTTAGCCCCTTTTATTATGTGTTGTGGCATATTGTCTCAAACCACTTATAAAACTATTACTATCTGATACATTTGGTAATGTTAAATTAGAAATATTAAAATTCATATTATTTGATGTATTATTGTTATTATTAGCCAAAGGAATTCCTCCAGCTTTAACCATATTAATAGGGTCAATTGTTCCCCATTTCATTAAATTTTCAGTTAATTCTGCTGGTATAATTCCATCGCCTTGATTAAGAACTCTTAATTCAGCACCTTTTTCTCCAACAAGGGAAAGACCACCAATTGCACTAGTAGTGCCATTAGCATAAGAAGAATTAGGTGTCAATTGTGATTTTGCATATTGTTGTGCACCAGTTAAAGGATTTAATTTGTCCATTTCATAATTATAAGATTGAACGAAAGATTTTAAATAATCTAATCTTCCGCTTAAAACTTTTTGTTCAAAATCCGAGCCAAATTTAACTGCTGCATTAATCCTGTCTTGTTGAGATTCATAATCACTTGCAATTGAACTCCAGTTATCTTTTAACTCATTTAAAGAATCTATTTGTTTATCTATTTCATCAGTTTTTTGTTCAACTTCAAAATCTTTAAGTGCTTTTTCTGCGTCACTAATTGCCTTTTTATCAGCTTCCCATACCCAGCCTAAGCCAGCATAATATGTTCTTATATTTTTTTGATTTTGTGCATTATATAAATCATTTTTTAATTTTTCTAATTCTATTGCTTTATCTGTTTCATCATTTACCTTTTCAAGTGCACTTTTTTGTTTTTCTAATTCTGAAATCTGTTTATCAATAACATTAGTCGCAACTGAAATCGCAGCATCATAATCTTCCTTTAAATAAGACGCTCTACTTTCATATACTTTTTCTTCATATTTAGTATATTCATCTAAGAATTCTTTTCTATTGGCAAAATACTTCTTATAAAGTTTTTCAACTTCATCGGTATAATCTCTTTCTGAAATCATATTCATAGTTTGTTTATGGTCAAGTTCATCTAATTCTTTTTGGAAAGCATCTTTTACTATTTCTTTTCTTTTTTTATAAACTTCTTCTTCATACTTATTATATTCTTCTGCATATTTAGTTTTATTTGAAAAATATTTTTTATAAAGAGATTCTAATTCGTCAGTATATTGCTCTTCAGTAATTTGTTCCATATTAAGTTCATGTTGTAAAGCTTTATATTTTGATTCAAATTCTTCTTTCCAAGTATCTTTTGTACTTTTTGAACTTGAGCCTTTTTTCCCACTAGAGCCTTTTTTCCCACTAGAACCTTTTGTTCCAGCACTTTTACTGGCTTTTGTCCCTTTAATAGATATATTACTTATACTTGTTGTTAGTTTGTTATAATAACTATTTAATGCCTGAACTTTTTTTTCATTTTGTTGTAAGGCAGAAGTATCTCCACCAGCAGCTGAAACAGCTGCCATTGCTGTTGCCATATTGTATAAACCAGCTGTTTGAGCATTTGCAGTTGCACCAACAGTACTTGCATTCGCCTCAAATTGTTGTAATGCTGATTTTGCACCAGTACTCATTTTATCTACTTCACCATTTGCAAGTGCTAAAACATCAGCTGCATAAGCAGTTTGAAGTTGTGCAAGTGCATTTTGTTTTGCCGCTTCAGTTTCTTGATTTAGGGCATCAGTATTTAATTTAACACCATTTTCTGTAAATGTCAAATATTGCAAAAGGTCATTACTTATTAAAGAATTTAATGTGTCAGCTGAAAATCCTCCTAAAGTATTAAATTCATCAACAGCAGAATTTAAAGAATCTATTTTTTCTTGTACTTGTCCGACACCCGATATTGCTTCAGAAAGTGCAGCCGCAGAATTATCTAATGTTTGAAGAACAGTATCACTAATATTTCCACCAGCATCTTTAACTTTTTCTTCTAAAAAATCAAAGAAATCACTAAAAGAAGTTTCACCAGAAAGTAACTTTTCTACCATCCCAGTAATGGCTTCATCAGTTATATCTACACCTTCATCTTTAAGTGTTTTCCATATTCCTGATGCTGCTTCAAAATAATCATCAGTATTTTTTACTGTATCCCTTAATTTTTGCCAATAAACAGCTGAATCATTTACTGTAATACCTAAATCTGAAAGTTGTTTGTCATAACTTTCTAATGCAGTTGTATTACCAGAAGCTTCTATCTTTTGTCTCATATCAACAATTTGTTTTTTTAAATCCTCTGTTAAAATTGCTGATTTTTCTAATTTTTGCATTAAAGTATCTAAACCCGTAGCATTAACTCCAGATATTCCACTAAAATCTACTAAATCGGGAAGCTTTTGAGAGTCCTCACCAAAAGTATCTTTTAATCCTTGAACTGCCCCCAATTTTGCTTGAGTAAATAATTTTGAATAAGCATCCATAACATCAGGTTGCATTTTATTTATTTCTTCTATTATTTTTTGTCTTTCTACATTTGTTTTAGAAGAATTGTACTGCTCTATTAATTTTTGCCTTTTTTCTAACAAATCTTTATATGTATTGAATTCATCTTGATGATTTTTTATGAAAGATTTATATTCTAATTCATCTGCTTGTTTGGCAGATTCTGAAAATTTATTATAATCTTCCTCTAAAGATTTAAACATAAATTCACTATGATTTTTCATCTCTCCCCAAGCAGTCTGAGAAGAATCATTTAAACTTGTAATCCCATTTTCTACTTTATTATAAAAATCTACTAATGCTTCTGCATTACCTGCTAAAACCTTATCTCCAGCTTTATTAGTAGAAAATAACATTCCTGCACTTCTAGCAGAATCTTCAAGTAAACTAATAAGCGCACTATATTCTTTTTCATTTGATGCTATACTTTCCAATTGTTTCTTAGAGATTAATATATTTGTTGTTTCTGTTTTTAAAAGTTCATCTCTACTTGTTTTATTTTCATTTAATGCCGCAACTTGTTTATCTAACAAACCTTCTTCTACTTGTTTTAATACATTAACTGTTTCATCATATGATTTATTTAATAAATCATTTGCATTTTTAACATCTGTTAAAGCAGTTATTTCGTCCCCATATTTATCAATTAATTGCTGTTGATATGTTTTTAAAGTATCTTTTTTCTCTTTTAATGTATCTGATGATTCATAAGCATTTTTCATTTCATTAGAAAAATTTTCAAGTTCTTTAGATTCATCATTAATAGAATTAACTTCTTCTTGAGTTGAAGAAACTAAATCTAGTTTCTTTTGTTGTAATTCTTCATACTTGTTTATAATTCCAGTAACAGCTGTAATTGCTACTGTTCCCCAAAATAAAGGATTTGATAATAGAGCTACAGTTAATGATTTCGTTGCTGCCGCTGTCCCTTTTAATGTAGCAGTAAATCCAACTGCACCAGCAGAAGCTTCAGAAAATGCTGTTGTTGCTGATTTCATTGCACTAGAAATACCCGTAAACTTACCTAATGCAGAAATTGCCTTACTAGCAGTTTTTAATGCTGTTGCAAGCCCTAAAACTTTTATTATGACTTGTCCTACATCACTATTAGCAAACTTTAACATAGTTGTTCCTAAACTAACAATAGACTTAACTGTTTGTGAATTTATTGTATTAGTTGCTAATGTAACAAAAGCACTTTTTAATTCTTGGATTTTTCCTTGAAGAGAATCCATTGCTCTTTCATTTTCTTTTGAAGCCGAACCCATAGAATTCTCAGCTGCTTCAACTGCATTTAATGTTGTTCCAAAGTTTTGCATTAAAGCATTACTAATTTATTTAAGTTAGGTCGCTAATCTAACTTAGAATTTTATCAATTTTTATTTTATAATTATTATTATTTCTGATATCCCAAAATGGAATTTCTAAATATTTTATATTATTTTTTATACAATATTTTTTCTTATAATCATCTCTTATTTGTTGTTCATATAGAGACAATCTAAAATTAGAATTTTCATAATAATGTTGTTCGCCATTAACTTCTATTATTAAATTATAATCTGGTAAATAAAAATCAAATTTACAAATTCTTTTTATTTTACAATCATCAAAAGAATATTGTTCTATATATTTAACTTTTTTTTTATCTAAATAATCAGAAATTTTCCATTCAAGTTCAGATTTACGAAGAGAACAATTTTTACATCTTTTTGTTTTATTATAATATATATTTTGAAAATTGGATTCAAATATTTTTCCACATTCACATATAAATTTTATTTTGTCAGTTTTAACTTTTATATTTCTTGGAGTTATATCTAATATTTTTAAATTTATATTATTTTCATCAAAATATAGTTGTATATTTGTAGGTGTATAAATATTACTATAATGAAATTTAGTTAATGATTTCTTTTTCATACACATAAAGTTATTATAATTTATTTGATATTTATAACCTTTTTTATCTTCAACTGTTAATTTTTCCTTATTATTTTTATATTCTTTTGAAGTCAATTTATAACCCTCATTTTTAAAACATTCAGTTATATATTGAATGTCGAGTTTTCTACTTATTTAATACACTCTTCCTTTTTTTTTTTTTTTTTGATAAAATTCTCATATATTTTCATATATGTATAGACTATATCTTCACCTTTTAAAGGTGCATACCATTTCGAACATTAAGCTTATGCCCTACTCCCATCAGGGATAGTCGTTGAACCTTCTACTATTCGTAGCTTGGCTGCTGATTTCCTATTTTTAAAGTGTTTAGGGTTTAACCATGCACCATCTATACTGTTTTTTCTACTTTCGTAACATTTACATTTATGCTTATTTCATCATTCTGCTTTAGTTGTATAGCTTTAAGGATTTCCAGCAATTAGATATGTTATTTTACGAACCAATTTCTTGGAACGGACTCTATATTGTTAAAGTCTGTAATTCTTTGTTTACCAGCGGCTAATTCACCAATTTCTTGTTTTTGAGCATCATTTAAATTATCCCATTGTGCAGCAATACCTTTTAAAATATTGTAGGTTGATTCCATTTCACCTGTTTTTCTATTAACTATGTCTACTGTTATTCCATATTTATCAAAAGAACTTTGTAATTTAGCGACATAGCTTTCTCCATCTTCAGAAACTGTTCTTATTCTTTGTCCAATTGTTTTCAAAGCATTTGCTGCTCTTGAAGCATCTCTAGTTATCTCAACGATTCCCGTCATCAATCCTAAGGTTTGTTCCAAAGTTGTATCACCAGCCGCCATAGTTGAACTTACAATGCCTAAATTGTTTGCTAAATCCGCACTAGAAACAGCATAATTATTTGATACTTCATTTCTTTTATATTATATCATAGTTGCAAATTATGATAGATTAAATAAATTATTTAAAATTTTTATATATTCATCATTTTGAATTTCTAAATAAGAAATTCTTACTAGTTTTATATTTTTTTGTTTACAATATTCATTTTTTATTATATCATGTTTTTTTATTTTTTCAAATTGTAATTTAGATATTTCAAAATTATTACTAAAATTTATTACTGTATAATGTTGTTTACCATCTACCTCAATACATATGTTCATAGATGGAATATAAAAATCAAAAGGAAGTGTATTTTTATCTTTACAATCATTAAATCTTTTTTGCTTTTCAAATAATATATTATTTGAAACTAAAAAAGAATCTACTTTTTTTTCAAGACTAGATTCATTTTTAGAACAACTTCTACACCTATAGGCATTGTTATATATTAAACTTGAAAGTTTGACATCGTATATATTTCCACATTCACATTTGCACAAAACTTTACTATTTTGAAGAGATTCGTTATTTAAAAATTTTAAAACTTTAGTTTTACATCCTTTATTATTAATTATTTTATTTGAGTTATAAATCGTTGATTCTGGGTCAAATTTTGGTGATAATACTGTAAACATTTTATTTTTTTTTAAATTAGTTATATTTATTTTTCCTAAAAAACCATCTTTATTCATACAGAGGATTTTATTGCGAGTATTTATGAATTCGCCCATTCTTATCAATCCATGTTCTTTTATAATTTTATCCACTTCTTCAATTTTTAACTTTCTATTATCAACTCTTATTTTTGTAGTACAATCTTTACATTTACAATAATTATTTCGTAATAAATTACTAAAATTTCTATAAAAGATATTACCACATTCGCATTTAAACTTCATTTTTTTTTTATAATTAATATACTCATCTAAAAGTTCCGTTTTTGAATATTTACTTAAATAATTTTTAACATATTGTGTATCTATTTTGTTTTTCATATTACTCCATTTTATTATAATTTATTTAATCACTTATATTTTCATATAAGAATTGACTATATCTTCACCTATAAATTTTTATAGGGCAGGGAATTTCTATGGATAGCACTTCCATATACTCTACTCACTTCGTCTACTTAGTAGCTTATTCTATATTTCTATAGTTACATTTATCAGTTTTTCTGATTGCTTTCGATAGTCGATGAACTTTCAACTATATTTCAATAGTTGCTTAGCTGCGGATTATCTAATTTTTATACTTTTTACCATACCTTAATAATTAATTAAGCCACAATAATATTACTATTACTGTTTGGTATATAAAACTCTAAAGACTTTCCCGCAATTAACCCTGTTTTTTACATGCAGCTCATAAAAACCGCATCAATTATATGTTCAGCATTACCTGCTTCAATATTAAAAGCTTTCATTTGAGCGATAATAAAATTAGCAGCGTCTCCTGCACTCATTTGTTCATCTGCAACATTTTGATATTCCAGTTTATATTAACATAAATTTCTTTAATTGTGTTAATATCTTATATTTTCATATAAGCTAAGACTACATCTTTACCTTTTATTAGGTATAGGGCACTTTGATTTAAAGGATTTATATGAACTAATTTCATTCAAAACCTACCACCTGGCTCTACTCTACTCGCTTCGTCTACTTAGTAGCTTATTCTATATTTTATATAGTTACATTTATCAATTTCTGATTGCTTTCGATAGTCGTTGAACTTTCAACTACATTTCAATAGTTGCTTAGCTGCTGATTGCCCAATATTAACAATTTTTAAACATTCACATTTGTTATTACTAACTATGTTTTAGTTTGTTAATCTCTAAGGGTTTTCCAGCAATTCACCCTATTCTTTATATATATTCCTATATATTCGACCTATATCATTAAGCCGCTATTCTTGCTAATTCAAGTGAATCTTCATCACTATAACCAGACTTTTTAAATTCAGTAGCACCTTCTACCATTTCGGTACTTGTTCTAGCAACAGTTTCACCAATTGTAGTTGCTTTTTGAATAAAAGAATCTAAACTTGCTCCAGTTAAATCTGAAACCTTTTTATATTCAGTTAAAGCATCGTCCATATCTTTTACCGCAGAAACCATTTCTTCAACTGCTTTTTGAGCTATAGTAAATAATCCAAAAGCTTCCATAAATTCTGTTACATTATTTGTTGCATTTTTAAAATGGTCAGCCAATGTATCTGTTGCACCTGATACAGTTTTTGTAGACCTTGCTACAGATTCAAAACTTCCACCAGCAGTTCTTTGAAATTTTTCAACTTCGGTAGTTATTTTTCCCATATTATCTTTGACTTTATTAGTTACAGTTAATATTTCTTTATCGCCTTTAACTTTAAAATCAATAGTTTGTTTATCGTTAATTTTTTGAATAGCTTTCTTAATTGAAGAATCATCTAAAGCTGCTTTTAACTTAATTTGATATTCATTAGCCACTTAATCACATCCTTTCAACTAATTAGTGCCTTTTGTAACAGAAATACTTCCTATCCTAGAAAAAGTATTTTTTATTTCATTCTGTATTATAGAATCTAATTTTTTATAATCAATTTCTACATCAGCTTCATAACCTCTAGCACCCATAACATTATACCAGTAATTAGTTTCAGGTTGATTATGAATAGAAGAATTAGTTGTACCTTCGTCAAGCCAAGAAAGTAAAGCCTCGCTAATAGAAATGCCATTCCAAACAGTATTTCCATTTATATCTGTATGAGCATTAAGTCTACCAGAATGTTCTATTTTTGGTTTAATTTGAGAATAATCTATACCAATAACGACCGAAATTCCATCTTTTTCTGATTTTAGTTCGGGTTTAATTATAGCATTAAAGAAGTCATAGGTTCTAGCATAATAAATAGATTCCGATTTAGAATAAATATTTTTTACATTTTTTCTGAGTTGTTCATAAACAGTTTTAGAAATGTTATTAAGTGCCGTACGTATTTCTCTTTTAAATACATCTGATAACATTTTACTATTAGTTATATCCATTTAATTCACCTATTTACTTTTAGTTGTTTTTTTTATTTGCTCTTGATTTATTTTTTTTAATTCTTCTGTTAGTGCAGAAATTTCTTCGCTAGTTTTTCCTTCTGCTAAATTTTCTAAAAAAGTTGCATTATCAGAAAATTTATTCATAAATTCAGACATATTAGGAATTAAACTCTCAATTTTTAAAAGAGAAATCATATCAAAGCAAGATTTTCTGATTTCATCATAATTAGATACATATTTTTTAACGAAATTTAAAAAGCCAGAATTATTTAAATCCGAATATTTTAAATTTGTAAAATCTATATCTTGAACAGAAAGAGTACAAATTAAAATATCTATATCCGCTTCTAATCCTGCAATTAAAGGAACAATATTTTCTTTTTCTTTCAATCTTTCTTCATAAGATTCTTGAATTTGTTCTAACATAAAAAGTTTTTCAGAATCTGTAATATAAGATTTTAATTTTATTGGTTTTAAACCAAAAAATCTAATAATATGTTTTTTTTCTTTTAATTTTAAATTCATAAAATACCTCCATTAAACAAATAATTCATCTTCTTCATCGTCATCATCTTCAACTATATAAATCTTTGTTGTTTCAGAAGATTTATGACCAAGAAGTTTTTGAATTGCTTCAATACTTTTTCCACTAAGTTTTAATGCAGTTGCACGACTAGACCTAATAAGGTGTGGATGCAATCTTCTTCCAATAAATTGTTCAAACTCTTTACACCAATTGTTAGGAGTTGCTACATTCGGTTGATGAGCACCTTCGCCTCTACCAACAACAAACATATAAGGACAATCATCTTCGCCTCTCACAGCAAGCCATTTTTTTAAATAATGTAAAGTATCTTCATCAAAAGTTAATTTTCTAGGAGCATCTCCTTTTTTGCCTTTACATTTAATTGGATTTGTTTTATACTTTTTTATAGGTACTGTATGTTCCACACCATTTTCATCTTTTACTTTTGTCATTTTTTCTATTGGTTTATAATTTACAACTTCCTTTAATAAACTAAGAGATTCACGCTTTCTACAACCTGATACATAAGTAAATTTCAAATAAGCAAGTTTTTGCCATTCTTTTTTTTCTTCTAAATATTTACATAAATTTTCATATTCTTCTATGGTTAATGGCTCTTTTTGATATTTTTTTCCTGTTACTGGCACTTTAATTGCTTGAGTTACAAAATTACGAAATGTTTTATATTCTTCTTCATCACCATAATATAAAATCATATATTCGTTTAAATTGCTCACTAAACTGCGTTTCATCTTTATATTAGCTTCATATATTCCTTGATTATAAAGCCAATTTTGATAACGCTGGAATTCCATAGGCTTAATATCTCTAAAGTTTTTATTATTTAAAAATTTATTAATATAAGAAATCCAAACTCTTGCCGCAGATTTATATTGTTTTAAACTTTCTGGTGATAAATGCGTAGCATTTTCTAAATACTCATTTGCAATTCTTTTATTTTCTTCATTGGCATTTTCATAATATTGATTGGTTAAATCTAATACTTCTTGTTTTCTTGCCAAAATTAATCACTTCCTTTTTTACTTTTTAAATATGACATTCCTATTAAAATAGCTTCAGCAATATCATCTTCATTAAGTTTGCTAGTTTTATTTTTATATACTAAATTTAATTCAAATAATTTATTTACTTCATTAACCGCTCTTTCTTTTAATGTATATCTATCATTTTGTTGTATTTTTGAAAATGTGCTTTTTTTATCATTTTTACAGTTTGGACAAATGACATCTTTATCTGCTGAATTATCTAAAAATTTAGTTCCACATTTATTACATGTATATTGTGAGATAAGAAGTCCACAATTTTTTCTCCACTCCGTCGGATGATAATTTACAAAATTAATATTATAACGATAACAAAGTGCAATTAACATTCCATGAATTATACAAAGCCACTTACCAACATCTAAATTTTGATTATATCCTACAGGAACATCTTCGAACACACATTCTGTTATTTTATATTCTTCAATTATATTTTTTAATTCATTATAAAGGAATTTAATTCTAGCATATAAAACTTTATCTTTATTGTCTGATTCAAATTTAATATTAGGTTCTATTAAACCAAATTTTATAATTTGACAATTATCCCAAACGCAAAATCCTGTTTTTTTTGTCGACATATCTAAAGATAATAGCAAAAAAATCACCTCCAAATATTTTATTGAAATTAAGCAAAAAAAATAAAAAATGTCAAATTTGAAACCCTTATGGCTCTAGGGGTTTCAGCCTCGATTTTTTGATAAAATTTGAATTTTATTATTTTTACTCTTAAAAAAGAGGCGAATACTCGCCTCGTACAAATATTTATTTTGGTTCGGTATATGTTAGTGCTTTTTCGCTATCAGAAATTCCTTTTGTTGTAGGATCTGTCAAGGCATTAAACGCATTTACAATAATTAAACCTAATATGTAGGGATTAGATAACGCATTAAGAATTACTTCACCTAATTTTTCCCAACTTGTTAAGTCTTGAAATGTAATTCCCATATATGCAAGAACTGGCGTTATTATCGCCAATAATAACTGAACAACAAAAATTGGATTCTTTAATCTTACAACCCAGTTAATTTTTGAAATCTTTTTAAAAAAATCTTTCATAACATCACCGCCTCTAATTTATTCCCATACCTAGTTTGATAAACAAAAATATAATCCCCGCAACACTTGTTATAATAGCCCCAATACTAGTTCTAAATACCCATCTGTTGTTATCTTCTATCTCATCTAGGCGTTTTTCATTACTTTCACTTTTATTTAAAGCAGTATCGGTTTTATCTTTAAGTGTTTTATAATCATCAATTTTACTCTCTATTACTGCCAACCTTGTAAGCACCTCGGTTTCAAAAGATTTTTCCATTTTATCACCCCATTAGTTCTTTAGTTGATAAACCTCTGAAAGTGCGAGGTCTATAAATGTAATAAGCCTTTTATTCCAAAAAATAGTTTTTCAACTTTCTTACTCATAAAAAGCGAAACAGATATAATGGCTATATTTATAGCATTGCTCATATTATCTCCAACAGGAGCAAATGATAAAATCCAAAATAAAATTGCCAAGATTAAATAATCAACTTTCTTTATATCATCTTCGACCTGCTTTTGTTCATAGCCTTCATTTATGTAAGGAGATTTTATATAAGTAAATATTATACTAAATGGCGAAATAATGTAGTAAGGAAAATTAAAATCACATAAAAAACAAGTTATAAAGAATAAGGCGAGAGAAAATACAAAACAAAAACTTAAACTTCCATAACTATGTATTCCATTTGATTTATCTCTTAAAACATTAAAGACCAAAAAGAGCATAATCATCTCAAAAAAATGACCTATTAAAGCTCCAAACAAACAAAAACTAATAAATACAATTATATTATATAGATTTGCACGAAATGTATAATCTTTATCAGAATAATTTTCAGAATTTATCTTATTATGTTTAAATCTGTAATTATTATATACATCGGCAATTTTTATTAATAATTTATCCATTTCAACACCAAAAGGCGGTCAAAATAACCGCCCCTTTCAAACTATCTTCTTACTATTCCACCTAATACCAATTTCATTATAAAACACCTCCAAATTATAAAAATAAAAAATTCTATAATTTTAAAAGCTAAATAACTAATTATTCTTATGGTAGAATCTAAATTAAAACAAAACACATTAGTGCTTACCAATTTATTTAACAATATTCCATAAATAAATTCAATTAAGCAAATAGTTGTAACTGAAATCAAACCACACTTAAAAGAATCTTTTAAATTATATTTACGAATAAAGTATAAATATAAACTTGCCAATATTGCAGAACAAAATTGACTTAATTCTACTATTGGAATAAAACTACTAACTACTGCAAAAATTAAAGCTAAACAAATTGCATTAAATACAACATTTTTAAATTTAATTTCTTTTATAGGTTTAATATTACAAATAAATAAGTAACAAATTATACCATCGATAAAAGAATAAAACATAAAATCAATAAGAAAATTTATAATATCCATAACACTACTTTGCCTTCCCCAACCACTTAATACAATCAAACCATGGGTCAAAGCCATTAAATCTTAAAGGTTTTCCCTCTCTATTTTTATAAAGATGAAAATTTTCCTTCATTAATTTATTGTTTTTTACAGAGCGTATATAAATTTCCAGACAATGAATTTTTTCGTTCACTACAATTCTATATACTTGCTCATAACCATTACGCCACCTTTTAAATCTAATTGCATTATCATAGTCTTTAAAAAAATTAATATTCTCTTTAAAGCCGAAAATTTGAAATAAATTTTTTATTAAGTTGTAATTATCTTCGACATTATTTTGTTTATTCCATAATTCCGCTCTAGTCATTGGTATCACTTCCACGATTATAATACATTCTTAACAAAAGTTCTCTATTATTTTGATTAAAGTTTTGTAAATTAGTAAAATCTATTTCATTTTTATCAATTATATATTCTAGCAATTCATTATTATTTTCAACTAATTTTTCTATTTTTTCATTTTGCTTTTGACATTCCTGTATTAACTTTTCGTGCTCAGAAACTTTATAAATTATAAAGCCCATAAACCACAAAATACATATCGCTAAAAGTAAATTTATACCAAGTTGTGTTTCTTGACATATAAAATTTCCTTGCGTACTGCTTAAATTTCCGCACCAAAACAATAAAAATCCACATATTAAAATGCCTATTATTATTGTAAATATAGTTAGCTTCTTGTTTTTAGTTATTTTTATCATTTCGCACCTTCCTCCTTTCAACATCTTTGTATCTTCATTATACACTATATGTTGAAATTTGTCAAGTACTTTTTAAAATTTATGCAAAAAGTTTAGCCCAAGTGTTTTTTCCACAGATTCCATCAGCTACAAGACCATTATTTTTTTGGAAATTTATTATTGCATTTTTTGTCTTTTCACCGCAAATTCCATCTGCATTTCCACAATTATAGCCTAAACTATTTAATTTAAATTGAACTATTCCAGTATTTGTTCCTCTACTTCCTATTTTTATATTAGTAGAAAAAGGAATATGATATTTACCATAATTTTTTCTTGTACCACTTGAAGTAGCATGATAAGTTGATGTCCTACTATCTATATGTACAAATGTACCATATCTAATAATTCCCTTAACACCTAATGTATTAGCAATAGCACATATATCATCTAATTTTAAGCCTACACATCTTATATCAAAAGCACGACCATACAAATGATAACTTCTACGTGCTCCGCCTTGTTTTCTATTCCAGCTAGCTGTTCTGTAAGCACTATTAATTGTTATTGCACCACCAAGATCTCTTATCTTCTGTAAAACATTTATCATATCTAAATCTATTAAAATAGTATCACTACCATCTTTGCAAGCAAATTCTTTTATTTTAAAATTATTACTTAATTTTTTACTTCCACTTTGCTTTTTTGAAAATTGTTTGACATTAGCCATTATCTTCAACCTCGCTTTCTTCAATAACATCTTCATTAAAATTATTAGCTTCTAAAACACTTTCAGCATTTAAGATTTCATCTTCCATTTTATCACCACCTAAAAATAATGAGCACCACAAAATGGTGCTCGTAGAAGAATATTTATTTCATTAGATAGCCGAATTACAACTATCTAAAATATAGTTTAAAAATGTTGATGGATTTTATCTTTAAACTAACATTTAAGAAACTAAATTATTATATTCCTTATCAAAACAATACATTCGCACACACCCAAGATGGAAGGGGCAGTCGAATAGGCATAACACATTGTATACCGATTTTAGATATTTTGTGTCCTCTTTTTGAGGACAATTATATTATACACTACAAATTGAAATTTGTCAAGTGATTTTTTAATTTTTTTTATTTTTTAATTAATTATTTAGCGTGATAACTACCTAAATCTATCCTTAAATAATCATTTATAAATCTATTATTCTTGAGATTGATTATTAATAACTTCTTGATTTTCTATTGTTTCATCACCACTTGTTTGACTCTCATCTGTTGTTTCTGTATCTTCTTTTGTCTCTTCTTCCATTTCTTTAGTTTGTTGCTCTACTAAATATGTCATTAACTCTTCATAATCATCTGCTTTTATTTTATTTTTATCGGCAAGTTTAGAAGCTTCTATGATTGCATAATCTACTGTATAAATCCCCTTTTTATATAAATTTATTACAGCATTTTTAAATGCTTTACTTAAATCTATCATTATTTGACCACCTCCTCACTCGCATTACTTAATATTATCGCTTGTGTTTGTTCTAACAATTTCTTAACATCTTGCACATACTCTATCTCTATTTCTGTGTTGCCTAGGTTTGTTTCTGCCCAAATGTTATTAATGCCGTTAAAGGTTTTTAGTAATTTCGGAAGTTGTCCTAAATCGATTATTTCTGGTGTTGCTAATGCATAATATACTTCCAAATTATGTGTAGTTAACCATTCATTAAATGCATCTTCTGTTTGTATTTCGGAATTTCTTGTTAGTCCAACACGAATATTATTTAAGTCATATAATTCTAATCCTAATATATCCGTGTCCCAAACTCTTTTTACAGGAAAATAGTTGCAAATTCCTACATCATAGGATTTTGCTTTCTGCGTATTTGTTAAATAAAATATAGTGTTTTTTGTATAAGTACTCTTTTTCCATTTTTTTGTCCCGTCAAAGATATTTTTTCCAACATTTTTCTGTAGTGCAACATTGCCATTCCTGTCTATTAGCAATTTGTCTTTTATAGTGTCCGAAATTGCACATAGTTTGTTGCCTTTTAAGTCTATGTTGATTGTCTGATTTTGATATGGTGTATATTCTGTATCCTCATTTTTTGTTATTTTTATGTCAGAAACAATCACTGTAGTACCAGCTTGTTGTGACATAGAATATAATGAAAATGGCTTTGATAATATCCCTGTAAATGAAATTCTAGTTTTTTTTGTATTTATTGTTATAAATTTAACATTTGAAATTCCATATCTAATATTTGTATTTTGAGTTGCCGAAATATCAAGGGAAATATTATATTCTGTATCTTTTTTACCATTGTCTATATATTCTTTCATTTTATCTGTTGTTATGTATATTCCACAATAATCTTCGGCAGAAGTTACAAAACTAAAATTATCTTTTGTTTTTGTAATTTCTGCATTTCCGTTTCGATTTAAATTTAAAATGGTATAATCTGTTACGTTAAATAAATTTGAACTATCGTGCATTAATTTAACATTTTCTATTTGTTCAATTACCTGCGGATAATCCGGATTTGGTGATGAAACTCCGACCTGTATAGGGCTCAAAATCTGTTGCTTGTGAACCTTTTATTATCATCGGTTTAAATACTATATTATTTACAGTTACTCCTTTTTGAACTCGTATTACTATATTTTTAGTTGTATCTTCTGTAAATACACAATTATAGCCATTTCCAATATCATAGGCATTTGCAGTGTCTGCTATTAAAATATGATAAGTAGTTATTGCTCCGCCAGTTGGACAACCATTTAATATGTAATTTGTATTTGCTATAAAACTAAAAGTTCCAATAACAAAAAATGCAGTGCCAGTTGCAGTACCATTTGCTGTTATTGTTTTATCTTCATTAATAGTAAATGTAATACCATTTAATGTTTGTGAAGTTGCAACAACTTCTAATAAATTCTTTCCACTTGTAGTTTCTTGCTGATACATACCATCAATCTCGCTATTAATAACCCTGCAAGCTTTAGCGTCATCTATATATAGCTCAGTTCCACTTATCTCATTTGTAGTTAAAGCGTCGAATAAGTCATCAGCTTGTCCTAATAAACCATCTTTAACATCATCAAATTCAGCAACCTTATCACTAGCATTTTGATTAAAGCTGGCAGTTTTTTCACTTGCATTTGTATTGAAAGCCGAGGTTTTAGATTCTGCATTAGCATTGAAAGCCGAAGTTTTATCACTTGCATTAGTATTAAAAGCCGAAGTTTTGGTTTCCGCATTTGTATCAAAAGCCGAAGTTTTGGTTTCTGCATTTGTATCAAAAGCCGCGGCTTTATCACTCGCATTATCATCAAAAGCCGAAATTTTTTCACTTACATGTTCATCAAATCCAACTTGAGCATTTTCAACTTCTTTAATTAATTCATCTTTTTTTTTTACTAAATCAATTTCTAATTCACTTTCAGTTTCTGATAATTCACTTTTAAGCTCTTCTGTTTTTATATCTAACTCGCTTTTTCTTTCATCAATATAAGCTCCAACTTCAGAAGTTGCTTCATCAATAATTTCTTTTTTAAATTCTGCTTTTTCTTCTTCTGTATTATAATCTATATGATTTTTGGGCTTTTCACCAGATTTTGCAGACAATTGCCAATAATCTGTATTTTCTACTGGAATTCCTTGACAATCTTTTCTACAAATAAAAAAACTGCCATTATAGGTAACACCATCAAGACGTTTGTAAGAAACATTTGAGTCATATTCACCCCTAAGTAAAATTCCGACTTTCCCTAAAACAGTTCGTGTAGACTTACTCAACTTATTTCCACCTCCAAAACTCCAGTATCATCATCTATTCCAAATCCCATGTTTCCAAGACTTTCTTCATTATATATGACAAGTTCCATATCATCAGTAACCTCAAAAGTAGAATATGTTATTGAACTTACGAAATCTTTAGCCGTATTTTTTATAGCTTCAGTTTCATCTCTTAATTTTACAACATCATCTTTTATTCCAAAAGTTTCATCTCTTATAGCTTCAGTTTCATTTTTTATTATTTCAGTTTCATCTTTTATATTTTTTGTTGCATTAAATATTTTATTCATTTCTGAAATATAGCGTTCCCAAACAGAAGCGGATGGAGGTGTAGGATTTTTACCCTGATAAGACCCATTTGTAACTGGTATTGAAACTAAATTAGTAGAATAACGCTTTTCTATTATTTCTCCAGCTTCATTAACTTTATAGCCAAAAACACCAATAAAAAATTCATTTGTTGGATGTTCTAATGCTTCAGCAGGAATATTAACTTCATTTTCATCGACAACATCTTGATTTATAGTTTCTTTATCAGTAATATAAACAATTACTTTTGCTAAATCATTATATTCTTCACCAAAATTTAATTTTATTGGATAAGTTTCAACATTTCCTGTTTTTAAACTAGCAATATCTTTAATTCTTAAAGATTGTTTATTAACTATAAGCTCCATTTAATCACCGCCTTTTTCTTTTATATCTTTTAATAGACATTCAATATTTTTTAATGTTTGTAACACCTGTTCATTTAAACCATGAGATTGTTCTGCTAAATTTAAAATTTTATCATTTAAAACTGCATTAATCCAAACTAAAGAATCAACTGCACTAAAATTACTTGCGTTATTATTTGTCATATTAGAACCTCACAAAATTCATTATCGAAAATACGAGTAACAATATAACCAAAATTATGACTTTCAGCAACTCCATTCTTATTCCCATAAACAAAATCTCCAACAGTAATATTGCCGTTATATTTAACTTTTGCTAATCCTTTAATTATCACATTGCCAATATCATCTGTAATGCCAATTGGAGTTTGTGTTTTTAAATATGTATATTTAATTAAATTACCATCATACATAGTAACAAAGCAAAAACTTTCAATATTTTTATCATTAATAGGGAGTAAAATTTTTGGATAATTTATTTTTTCATCAATTTCAGATTTTAAAGCCAAAATTTCTTTATCTTTTTCTTTTATTTTAGTATTCAAAGTAGAAATTTTACCAGTTATTTTTGTAGAAGTATCTTTAATTGTTGAATATACTTCTTCTAAATTTATATTGTTAATACGAGTTTCTAAATCTTTTAATGATGTATTAATAGAATCAATTTGTTTTATATTATTAGAAGATTGTAAGTTAGATATTGAAAGCTCATTTTTTAATGAATTAATATTTTCTATCATTTGATTTTCAAATACTTCAAACTTACTTTGTTCATCTTGTATTAGTGAAAATTTATTATTTAAAATAGAAATTTGATTTTGTAATATAATAATTTCATTTTTACTTTTCTCTACAAAATCTTCTCCTTCTTGAAGTTTTTCTTTTAATTGGGAAATTTTATCATCAACATTAAATTGAGCAATTTTTTTTTGTATATTATCAAATTCAACAGAAAAATCTTTTAAGTCTTTTTTATTTTTAAGTGCAGAAATTTCATTATTAATATTATTATAATTTGACTCGAGAATTGAATTTAAGCCGTTCTTTTGTTTCATCTATATAATTTAATTGATTATTAAATTTATCTTCTATTTGCTTAATTTGGTTTGAAATTTTGTTTTCTAAATCTTCTTTCCATTCATTAATATTTTCAAAAATATATTTATCTTTGGCTATTTTTTTTTCTAAAATATCTAACTGCTCTAATACTTTTTCATCAGTTTTAGTTTCTTGAACATTTACAATATTTTTTACATAAAGAATTAACTCCAAAGAATTAGTACTATATAAATAATTTGTACCATCATATACATTTAATGAAATTATATTTATATCTTTTACTTCTGGTATAAAAAATAAGATAGAATTATCTACAATAGAGGTATCATAAATTTCTCCATTAAACAAAACTTTATATTTTTTTGAAGAATCTGCACCTTCAATTTTTATTAATTGAGTATCATTATAAAGTGCAAATCCATCTAACTGTAATTTTCTTCCATTTATTTTCATAGACATCCCCCTAAACAAGATGTCTATAAGCTTTTGGTCGCAGTATTTGGAATTGCACCAAAATATTGAATTTTAAATTCATGTTTTACTTATTAAACTATACTGCGTTAAATGTGGGCAAAATCGCCCACTATTTCATTTTTAATGAATTAGTAATCTTTGAAGTATTTAATTTTTTACTTTCAGATTTTCCTAATATTTTTTCCATTTCAGCAGTTGGTATGATGAAATATTTTATATCTTTCATATTATATGTTGTTCCATTACTTCCAATAAATTCATCTTTATCAAAATCATAAGAACGCATATCTATTGTTCCTGCTTCAATTCCAGCCCTAATAGGAAACATATTTCAACCTCCTCTTATGCTATTGTTTGAGCATCTTCTTCATTCCAAATTATAATGTCATATAAATTTTTAGCACTATATTTCTTAACAAATTCTATATCTAATGTCTGACTTGCTGGTTCTCCATCAGCTGCTAAATCCCAAGCCCAAGCACCTGATATTTGTGCTAATCCTGAAATTTGACATTGATAAAATTCACCAGTTTCAACATCTTTAACTAATCCCATACAAGTTACAATTGCAGTATCTGGTTGACCAGCAGCTGAAACAGGTATAGTTTGAGCAGAATCGCCTGTATTTATATTATATCCAGCAACATATCTATCACCTTTTGTTGGTGTTCCTTCTCCACCAAAAGTAATTTCTCCTGTTGAACTTGAATATGTGAATTGACCTTCTGTTGGGCTTGAAGAAACTTGTTTAAAAGATTCAATATAAGAACCATCATCACCTAGTTTATGAATAATTCCAAGTTCTGAACCTGCTGTTCCTTCTGCTTTATATTTTGTTTTTAATTTTGTATCATATGTCATAGTATCATAATAATAAGTATTTTTATTTGAACCTACTACCACATCGCTACCAATTTGTACACCCATTACAGCTGTATTCCAAGTTGCATTTGTTACACTTAATGAAGCACGTCTACTATGTCCGAAGCCACCTTAAAAATTTAACAATGTTCGCTAAACATTGTTCAAAAATCAAACGTGCAATTGATTTTTGCTCATATTTTCATATGAGAATAGACTATATCACATTCTACTATTTCGTAGAATTCCTCCATTTCGATTTAAGGGGTTTTCACCCGCTACTTTAAAGCTGTAGCCCTACTCCTAATGATGTATCTCAACATCTAAAGGATAGTCGTTGAAGTTTTTGCTATAAATTAATTATACATTTTTCCAAGTTCTGCCATTACTAATTTGTGAAATTGTTGATGCTGATATCCCATATTTTAAACCAATTTTCTTATATGTTAATCCTGTTTTTAAATCATCTTTAATTTTTCTTACTATTTCAGAATTGATTTTTCTATGATGAGCTTCATCACCACATTTGTTACATATTTCTTTTGTACAAAGACCTGTTCTCCAAGCATGTTCAGAATTTTCTTTATTAGTACACCATTCTAAATTAGAAACATTATTATTCTGCTTGTTTCCGTCTATATGGTTTACTTGTAAATTTTCCATATTATCTATTGGATTAAAATGAATCATAACAAGTCTGTGAATAAAGAATCTTTTATATTTTCCATTCACATAAAAGGATACTTTTAAATAACCTCTTTCTGAGACAGTTTGTTTTCTTAATTTATTTTCTTTAATATCAAAAATATCTCCATTTTCATTTATTAAATACTCTTTATTAAGTCCATCTATATTTATTTTTTTCCACATAATTACAATGCCTTTCTTGAAAATTTATAGCAACTTACCTGCTAGTTATCCATTATTACAGAACTTAGGTTTTAACCTTATTCCATCTTATAAATTTTTTCTGCTTTCGCCACATTCACGCTTATCATTTTCAGATTACGTTGTAGTTTTATAAGCTTTAGGAACTTCAAGCAATTAAAAGGATTTTCTTTGCTAATTATTAACAAAGGGAGTCAGCCATTGCTCCAATATAAATATTACCTCGTCCACCCGTTGGATAAACCATTGTTTGTTCATTTGTTAATCCTGATGTTTTTAAATTATCAAGATAAGCAATAGGTGATTTTGTGTTTACATCACTTAATAATATCTCAAAAACTTGTTGAATAGCAAAGTTTTTTGGTGTGTAATTTTGCATATTACTTCCTCCTTATTTTATTAATATTTTACTCCAGTTAATTTTATCTAAATTAACTTGGCTTTTTTCAGTATCTATAGTTCCTGCATAATAAGCAGTAACTGTTTTATCCCAATTATCAATTGCATTTAAGCGAGAATAACCCTCATAAATTGCAAAAATTGGATAGTCGAAAACTTCTTTTCCTACTCCAGTTTTCCAAAGTAGTGAAGAAACAATACTTTGTAAATCAACAGTGCTCTTTTCGACCTTTCGTTTTTTAGAAATTTGTTTTAAAATATATTTTGCTGTACCTTTACTACCAGCATGTCTTAACTGATAATAAATTTCATCATCTTTCATAAAATTGATTTTCTTCAAAAATTGAGAAATAAGTTTAAATATTAATTCATTTATAAATGCACCTGTTTCACGACTAAATAGAATAGGCTCATTATTAGACTCCTGAACTCCAATTGTAAAGTCTAAGCCCGTAAAGTATTTTAAAGCGTCATGAATTATTTTTGTATTTGTCGAAAGATATTCATTATTAAAATTGTCAAGAAAAAGTTGCCAGTCAGAAATATCTTCATACCAAATTCCATATGTTTCATAAAGAATATCAGCGACATGAATAGTATCCATAGTCAAAACAGAAACATATTTATTATAAGTGTTTTCTCCAATCTCAAGAATATCTGAAAGTTTTGGGTGCTTAATGCAAATCTTATCTGTAATTTGATAATCTTCTCCTACAAGTAAATCTAAATTAGTTAGTTCTTTGATTTTACTTTTAGGGTTTTCAATCTTTTCATTTTGTTGCATTTTATTATTTTCATTTTCTTTTACTTCACTTTTTTGATAATAAAGTTCAATAAAAATTATAATAATTGTCGCAATAATTAATTCTACTAACATTTATTTTTACCACCAACATTAGAATCAGCAGAAATATGATATTTTAATTTATAACCATAAAAAAATTCACCATAGCGGTAAACTTTTCCTTCTGCAAAATAAGGAGGATTTATAGATATTTGTCTAGTATTATCATTAGATTGATTATTCAACATCCTGTCTATTTCAGCACACATTTCATAAGGGCGAATTATACTATTTTCTTCATCAGCCCAAATATTAAGGTGTGAAACAACATCAAAACACAAATAAGTTCCTCTAAATCCACTATTACCTTCATAGGGATAAAATGAATCACAATAAACATTTATAAAAGATTTTTGTTCGTTAACAGAATCAAAGCCTCTAGGTATAGGAAAAATATTTTTTAAAAACAAATCTTCTTTTTTGATTGAATTGTTAGGATAAGCAACTAGTTTTAGCAATTTCTCATCTTTCCAAATCATCTCTAAAACTTTATTAACCACATCATTAAGGTCTTGAAAATATGCCATAATTAAAATGCCCCCTTCAACTCAATATTAAGCTCATAAACAATGTTATTATCTGATTTACAAATAACATCCAAGTTTTCTGATTTTTTTATATTTTTTATTCTAAAGCTATTCGCATTTAAAATTTCAAATTTATAATTTTTTACAGGAGCTTTTGTAACTAGCGAAAATGTAAATTCGTTATTTTGTTTTATATTATTTTTGTAAAGATAACATTCGTAAGTTACTTCATCACCTTGCATAATTGCATTTGTATATTCATAATTGATAGGAGTTATTCTAACATCGTAATCATCAACTGGAGTTTGCGAAACTTCTATTTCAAGAGTATCATAAGCTTGCTCATTATCAACCATTTTAGCAGTAATTATAGCATTTCCAATATTAACACATTTTAGAACACCTGTTTCATCAACAGTACAAACATTCTCATCGCTCGAATTCCAAATTATTGGTAAATCAACTATAGTATTATTTTTCTTTACTATTGCTTGAAGTTGAGTTGTATATCCTATTGTTTCACTAATAGAATCTTGATTTATAATAAGAGTAAAATCTTTTTGATAAGCATTAGCAATAAGTTTATCAAAATCATCAGTATCTTCGTTAGTATAATTAGCACCCATCCATAATTCCAATACAGAGTGTGAGTAATCATCACCATCAATAGAATTTAAGAAATTTCTAATACCATCGGAATAAACTCTGTAGCAAATAGGGTTTTCTTTTACACCAAAAAGAAATCTCTGATTAGCCTTTATGTTTATAGTTCTTTCATTTTTTTGACAAAAGAATTTTACAAAGCCGTGCTATTGTGGTTAAATCTTTACCAGCATAATCGCCTTGCTCCATAATATCATAATTAATAATACATGGTTCAACAATTAAATTGCCATAATCATCAATCCATCTCAAAGAATTGTTACATCTTCTTGCAACACAACCATTAAAAATACTTTCATAACTATTACAATTGATTACTAACCAATAATTATTTTGCCACTTTAGTAAACGCCCAATATATGTTTTTTCATCTGATGGGTCGAATACAAACCATTTATAATCATCTCCCCACTTTTCACCAGTTGAAGGATTAATAACACTATCAATTCTAGCTCTAGTAGGTTTATAATCACGTTTTCCATAAGTTTGTTCAACCTCAACATCATAAAAAACATTAGGTGCATTATCAACAAGTAAATTATACATAGCATTATAATCTTCTTGATAAGATTCTTTTGGTGTTTTTCTTAGTGGAGCAGTAGCATTATAATACTTGAGTAATGACATACTACTCCCCTCCCAATTTTTCACACAAACCGCAACAATGTAAAACTATATCTCTAACTCTATCATGCTCATCACAAGAGAAATCTTTCATTCCTTCCAATAGATAATAAAGTTCAGCATAATATCCATTACTTTTATTTATATTTTTAGCTCCATCAAGCTCTGTTAAAACTCTTAAAAGATATAGCTGATATTTTTCATAAGCTTCTTCTCTGGAATAAACTATTTTTCTATCCATTCCCTTGCCTTCAAAAATTGGGAGTAATTTCCAGATTCTATTTTTTAAACTTGCAAAATATTTTTCTTCATCAATTTCATTTTCCAAAATTCATACCTCCCAATTAATAATTATTTCTTAAATCATAGATAGTTTGATAATTATTTACATTCTCAATCATTGCAACTTTAAGTGCTTGTTTTTCTTTTAGCAAATTAGCTTCAGAATAACGATTAGCCTCATTTTTATTCTGCATCATACCAGTAATTTGTCGCCTATCTAATATTTGCTGGTCTAAATAAGCAATTACTAAATAATCAGCTAAAATATTTTTTTCAGTATCATCTAAATCGCAATTAAATTGTCTTAAATCATCATCTCTATCAGATAAATCTTTTTTACAATTATAAAATTTAGGAATTGCACGCTTTAAATAGCCCTCTAGCTGAATAAACAAGTTTTCTTCTGAAATCTTTGCTAACTCATCTATTTTATAATCTGTGAAAGATAATAAGGCTAAATCAAATATTTCTGCATAAGATGTAGCCATAAATTATTACCCCCTATTTTGAAATGCAACTTTAGAAACAGCAGCTTCTTCTAATATATAATTTCCATTATTTGCATAAATTTCCCCACATTTATATATAATATTTTTGTCAATAGGTTCATCTTTTGCAACTTTAGAAATCATAATACTAACTATATTTTTCTTTTGACCATCTGTTAATAAAGAAAACTTTTCAGCAAATTTATTAGAATCAGTTTCAGCTAATAAAGACTTTATTCCTTCAAAATCTAATATTTTTTTATAATCTTCTGATAATTGTTCTGATTTTATAATACTAGGACTCTTTATATAAAAATATCCTTCTTTCGCAAAAGATTTATTATTTTTTGCAATTTTCTTAACATCAAAAGTTGGAATATTTAATTCTTCTCCAAAAGTATCAAAAGTATAAATGTCTCCACTACCATAACCTTCTGTAGAAAGATTTAATTCTCCAAAACATAAAGATTGAATAACAGTATATTCATCTTCATTTTTTGGTTCAGTTTTTTTTGAAGTTAATTGTGATATTAATTCAGCCATCTGTGAAAGTTTTAACTTTAATTCTTCATTTTCTTTCACAAAATTATTTAAATTATCATCATTTGCATTATTTTCATCAACTTGAATATTCTCAATTTTGTTATTTTCAATATTTTTTTTGTTAGATTCTTCATCTTTTTTTATTGTTTGTCTAGCCATTATATTCTCCTTTTATTCATATTTTTGCCGATATTATAATATCGGCATTTTATTAAGATAGTTTTATCATTCCTGCAATAGCAGATGTAGCAACACCAACACCATAAGATTTTACAAGGTTAGCATTTGTCATTAAGTTGGCATTATCATAATTGTTTTCAACATTAGATAATGTTGAACCTTCAATAGCAACTTTAACTATTTTATCAGTTGTTGGACAAACAACATATATTACATCATCAGGTAATTTTAATTTAAATTCTGATTTATAATCAGCAATTTGTTCTAATTCAACAACATCTGTTCCAAAGAATTCTCTTACATGTCCTAATGATGTATATTCATCACCTAAATTAAATCTATAGTTTGTTGAAGCAGGTAAAATTTTACTTACTGCAACTTTTGTTCCTAAATAAATAGGTTCTGCACCGCCATTCCAAGCTTTAACTGTTTGAGCTAATTTTACAGCAGCATCTTGTGTATATCCATTTACATATAAATCAGAATTTGTTGATAATGCACTCATTGCTTTAGCAAAGCAATCATATATATCATATCTCATTTGAACTTCAACTGATTGTGCAGCTTTTGATACAAATTCAGCTAAAGTATATTTTCCAGCTAAAACATCATATAAAGAAACACCTACAGAAATAACTGTTGGTTCTGGAACTATTGTTTTTGTTCCTTTGAATTGTCTTTGAATATCAAAACTTCTTTTTGCTCTACCACCTTTAGAAACTACAAATAAATCTCTTGGTTGAATATCTATTTTTAATGTATCACCCCAACCAACTGTTTTTATTGTTGCTATTGCTCCTAAATCTTTCATTAATGCATCAGGTATAACTAAGTCAGTTAACATTCCTACAACTGCAAAAGCAGCCTCTTTAACATCAGTAAACATAGCAAATTGCATCATATCATTATAATTCTTTGCACTTTTTCCTGATAATTTTTCTATTTCTTCTATGAAAAAGTTTAACATTTTATCATTTGCTTCTGAAAAACTGATTGTTCCAACCATATCTTTATTGTTTTTATAGGCATTATAATATTCTTTAAATTTTTTATATCCTTCTTGTCTTTCAGTATCACCATTAGTGAAATTTAATACATTTATAGGTAATTTCATATCTATATTCCTCCTTCATATTTCCTAAGCTTTTGTTACAACGAAATCATAAGCAACAACTCTTTGACTACCTATATTTCCTGTTCCTATTGAAATATAAGAATCTGCAACTAATTCTAATGTTAATCCAGTTCCAGCTTCAGCTGCCCAATTTAATTTATAATCTGCATTTGTTGCTGTTATAAATTTATTAGAACCTTTTGTTCCACCAATAGCATCAGCTGATAATCTAACTTTATCTCCAATTTGTAAAGCTATACCGTCAATAGGATGTCCAGCAACATTTTCAAAAGCCTGTGGATTCATTGTTAGATCAACGAATTCTGTTCCATCAGCTAGTTTTGTTATGATTCTTTCTGGTGTACAAGCCATAAATGTTTGTTTTGTCAAATTAGCTGTTGCAGGTTTTACAGTGTTATATAAACCCTCACTATTAATTTCTCCTCTTGTAAAAATACTTCCATTTTCAATGTTATCTGTTGAAACAAAGCTTACATTTAAAGCATCTATATTTTTTGCTTGTACAGATAATGGTATTACTATTCCTTTTGCCATAATAAAAATCCTCCTTAAAATTAAATTTATATTTTACCAGAATTTCTTTTCAGTTTTAATTTCTTCTGTATTGATAGCCATTCTGTTTTCTTTTTTTATTTTTTTGTTTGGAACAGCTAAAGTGAAACATAATGCTTTAACTTTATTACTAAAAGCTTCAAAATCTTTATTTTCAACACTTTTTGATTCTTCTTTCAAAGCATCATACTTTTCCTTTGGCAATATGTCCATAACTTCATCAAATAAGCTAGCGGCTTTAAAATTTCTTTCAGCTTCTTCTTTATCAGCTTTATATTTACGAAGTTCTTCAAGTTCTTTCATAAATGCTTTATTATTTTCTTCCATTTCAGCTATTTTATTTTCATATTCAGCACATTTTGCTTCATAATCAACTTTTTCTTCATCTTCTTTGTCATCATTATTTTCTTTTTCTTCTTTAGATGTATCTTCTTTTTTATCTTCATCATCTTCAAAAGTTTCTTTTTCCATTTTGCATGACATATCTTCTGAATTAGCTTCCATTTTTGTTTCTTTTTCTTTGTTTTCAGTTTCAGCATTCATTTTTTGATTTTTCTTTTCTTCCTCTTCTTTGATGTCTTTTTTAGTTGCCATTTCCACTTCATCCTCCTTTTCAGTAAAATTTGTCATATCAAGACCTAGTTCTCTATAATGTCTTAGTAAATGAGCTTTAACTTTTCCTGATACTATATGTTGTTGACTAGCACGACTAAATGCCGCTTGCAAGCCTTGAACATTAACAACTAATTCCCCATTCACAATTGAATGATGTGGATATTTTAAGCTAGTGCTTGGTGTATCTTCATATCCATCTTCTACTATTAAATATGCTTCGTCAACAAGAGCTTTTCTATTATTAGCCTTTAAAAGCTTGCTATAAAGTTTTCTCCCTGGGTTCGACCAAGCACCATTTTTATTGGTTGCACTTTCTTTTGAATTATTTATATTTATATTATTAGCAGAAAAATACTTCATTTCAGTTTCCTTTACTTTTTCTGAGAACACAATCATTTGAGCATGAGCATCTGGGGAAGCTGGATTATGTCGGTCGCCAAGAACACAAATTGCTCTAAATGCAAAATCAGTAATTTGATTTATTTCATCATTGCCTTCCCAACCTTTTTCCATACCACTATATTTAATTTCCATACTAACACCTTTAATAGAATTAATACCATTTACAATGGCATTATATTCATATGGACAATAAATTTTCCATAGTATAGCATAACAAAATAAACTAGTTGTACCATCTTCATTCTCAACATATTCAAAATCTTGATTTTCAACTACATAACCAATTATATTACTTTCTTCAGGCTTTTCATGACCACCTAAATCTCCACTCCATTGAACACAACCAACTATTGGCTTTCCTCTAAGTGAAGTTTCAGCTGCCCTTTTTAAAGTTTCAGCAGTAAATGGCATTTCATGTAAATTCATTCCTGAACTACAAACTTTTATTTTAAGTAAAGCCGTATCATCATCAAGCAATCTCTCAAACTTAAAATGTTCTACATTAAAATTTAATATATTATTCAATAATAGCACCACCTTTTAAATTAGATGGTAAATTTTCAAGTGCAGATTTTAATAATCTTGTATTTGCAAAAACATATCCTTTTTCATTTTTTGATAAAACTGGGATTTTATGTTCAATTAACCATTCACCAATTTTCTCTGAAAAAATTCTTACATTAGTTAAATTTTCTGAATTAATTATATACATTAATCTTCACCGCCTAATATAAAAAAATCATCAAAGTGATTATCAAATTGAGCATAATCATTGCCATAAAGTGCCGCTTTATCTCTTAATAAGATATGTTGATTTATATAAGGTGTTAAATTTACTAAATTCTTTTCTAGTAAAACTTTAACATTTATATCTTCTTCCTCTTTCGCTATCGATATAGCATCTATAATAATATCATTAGTCAATAAAAGTTCATCTAAAGCTCTCTGCATTGCTTCTAATGGTGTATTATATATAATAGTATCGGCAGGAGTTTCTAAATAATTTGTCTTCACATTAAATTGGTCTTGTATTTCAGAATAAGTATCTGCTATTAAAGGATAGGCATGTGCTATACCTTTATGAAAAATTTCAGAAGCTTTATTCATGCTCCAATTAACAGACATATTTGTAACAATATTATCACAAATTCTATTCATATAAAACATTCTTTGAACTATTTTATCAATAGCATTTGAAGTTTTTTCACTCATTAACATTTTATCACCACCTAGATATTTCCGCCTTTTTCTACATTGCTAGCAGCACCTCTAGTTTCAGCGCCACTATCAGTTAAATCAGCTTCTGATTTTTGAGGTCTACCTCCTGTGTTATCCTTACTACTCATAGTATTAATATTTAACATTGGGATTAACTTACTTTGTATATCCATTGCATTTCCCATATTTAGTTCATCTTCTAATTCGAATATATTCATATCTAAAGCATGAGCCATTTTATTAACAGAAAGAAAACCTTTATCAGCCATAGCCATTGTTTTACTAAATTCTTTTTCTCTTGTTAATGTAATTCTACTTCCACTAAATTTGAATCTAAACTTAAATTTTTTTGTCAATTTATTAACATAATAATCTAAAAAGTTTTCAAATTGAGGATATACTTGTTCAGCCAAAAGTTCATCAATATTAATAACCATCAATGTTTCAGTAGCATTTTGTTTTTCAGAACTAAACAAAATATTGCCACCACCAATTAAACGAGCCGTCGTACTCAAAAAATTACTATAAGCCTCCGAATCCGTATTTGTAAATTCATGTGAATCAATTTTGTCTGATGGAATATTTATAATATTTAAACTATCTCCAATTGCAGACATAACTGCACCAAGTATTTGACCCATAGTGGTAGCAGAAACAGCTAAAGCATCAGTAACATTTCCCCCATGTTGTTCTTTTAAAAGTGGCCATTGACTTGAAATAATCTTTTTAGCTGCTGACATACTTTGATTTAACTGCAATTTTCTATAAATAGGAGTTAAAGTAGTATCTGCCAACATTGGACTGAAATAAGGCAAATTAGAAATTATTTCAGGTGTCATTTTAAAAACAAAACATCCATCTTCTGGAGATGTTTGCACCCACAAAGCAAATTTTCCTGTTCTTTTATTTAAACTATTTGAGGGAATATATTCACCATTTTTTGTATTCTTATAAAGATTGCTAAATTTCTTTCTAATAAAAGTTGGGAACATATTAATATCAACCATAGAATTAACAAAATAGTTTAAATCATAATCTGCAATTAAACCATGAGTAAATCTAGCCGTAATTTTAGCATATTGATAAGGAAATTCTTGAAGAGTATATCTATCTTCATCCATATCTGTTCTTAACATACAATAATATGTTTCAGAATTTAACATGTTAAAAAATGCACGTCTAAATTCAGTTCTATAATCAAATTTATTAATAAAATCTTTTACTTTATCTAAATCTCTTTTATAACTAGAACTTTTATAATCATCTGGTTTTGCATTTTTACATTGAATAGACAAATCAAATGCAGGTAAATCCCTTATATAGCTTAAATTTCTCTTATATATCATATTTGTCAAATATTCATTTTGACAATAACCTATTATATTATCTTCCTTGTTTTTCGCTTGTTGTAAATCTGATAATATCTTTTCAGCATCAGCTACAAGAGGATTTAAATTTGAATTTTTCATTAAAGCATTTTGTGTTTCAGGAGTATATACGCCCATTGCACCACTTCTAAATCCAGCAGTAAATTCTTTTATATTAAATTTATCAATATTATTTGCTATTTCACCAGCTGTTTTCAATATATCTTGAACTTCATTTTCTGTTAAATTTTCCATATTTTCTCCTTTCCACAAATATTTTAAAATGCAACACAACTTAAAAAATCACTAATATTTTCTATTTTTCTATTTGCATTTGCTTTACTTTCAAATTCTAATTCATATATATATGATAAACCATACATCAATGATGTTGCCCTATCTCTCTTTTTTTTCTTTACAATTCTCACATAAGTTGCCTTAGAAATACTTGTTTCAGAAAATTCTTTTTTTATATTACTTAATTCGGAAACTAAATTATCATGCTCTATATGAACTAATTGTCTCTCAATACTCATATTTTTAAAATTTTCATCGCCACAGCCATGTTGTTCCGCTAAGTAATTAGCATCTGTTTCAGCTGATGGTGTTGTTAATCTTAAACTACCATCTTCAAAACAACTTTTCATATAAGGATAATATTCATTATTAAATTTTTCAGTTGCTTGAATACCCCTAATCATTGGTTTTGCTTTTGGCATTCTCATACCATTTTCATCATCATCAGCAACGAGTGGAGGAAACTCAAAAACCACACCTTTTTCATTTTTATATTCCCATGGTTCACAAAATAAAGATAATAATCCTTGTCCGGCTGATTGAGCATCTATTACAAGTTTTATTGTATTTGGAAATTTAATATGAATTAATTCCCTTAAAAAATCTCTTTGTTCCCTAAGTGGAGCTCCGTTCATAACTTTACTATAAACAACTTCTTTTATAAATGTTCCATCTGGTTTATCTTTTAATTTTATAACATGAGTACAAGCATTATCTGAACCTTTAGCATTAGAAACCGCAACATCATGTGTTACAATATATTTTGCTGTAGTTCTTTTAGGTTGAATTAATTCAGGTTCATCCATAGTTCTTGATTTTGTTGTCATTTCATAAGGATAAAAACTATCATTTGAGCTTCCTACAAAAACAGCACCATATTCATATAACCATTCATCAAGGTTTGTTTTATTTCTTGTATTTTCCATATCTTCTTCACTAAATAACCCTGCTTCAATTCCTACCTTATAATCTAAAGAACAAACAAAATAATTAGAATTTCCTAAAATCATATTTTTTTGATATGTTAAAAATTCTTGATATAAATCACAGGTTTTTAAATACGCTGATGATATAAATATCATTTTACCATTTTCATCAATATTTCTATTCAATCTACTTTGTAAATCCATTACATTTTGTCTTTTGGTTTTTGTCATAGGTTCTAGTATTGTACTTACTACAGTTTTATTAACTAATCTGGCTTCATCTATTAATATAACATTAAAACGCCAACCACGAGCACCATCTTTTTTTTCGCCTTGCCCTAAAACAACTGCCCTAATAATACTACCATTTTTAAATTCAACATAGCAATCATCTTGTGCCGTTTTTATATTTTTTATTTCATTATTTATTACATTTCTTTTCATAAAATCATCTTGTATCTTTTGTGTTATAACCATTCTAGCTTGAATTCCCTGACCACTAACTATCCCTAATTTTATTCCGAGGATAAAGAATTGCCATACAAACCATAAATAAACCAACAAGCCAACTTTTTCCAAGACCTCTGCAACAAATTAACATACTAAATTGAAATCTTCCCATTGCTCTTAAAATAAGTTTTTGGAATGGGAAAAGTCTTACTCCCAGTATATCTTCTGCAAACTTATCAATATAATACCTATAGTAAGATATAAAATTTGCCCAACCCTCATAATTTATATCATTTTTATCTGATTTTAATATAATTTCCTGTTCCATATAAAATACCACCTAAATTGATTTATTAATATTGGAAAACTGCTCTAACAAGTGGTCATAAACATCTTTTTTTTCTGGTTCATATTTAGGAATCCATTGATTCTTTTCAACTTTATCAAATACTACGCCAAAGCACCCCAGACTATCTGAATTGGCTTTTTCTGTTGCCTTAATATTATTAAACTGCCTATTAAGTTTATCATAAGTATCTCTTAAAACAACATACTTTTTATCATTACCTGTTTCTCTTAACTCATTAAAAGCTTTATTCATTTCTAGGCTTGCTAAAGCCATTTTTTTTGCAGTATCAACATAATCCATATTCTTAGTATTTTCATCTACATTTAATTTATCATAATATTCATCAAGGTATTGTATTTCCTCCTCTGTGAAATTTCCAAACCATTTAGAACTATAAACTATTGTATTTCTTGCTTTTTCTTCTTCTTCTATTTTATTTTCTTCTTCAATTTGTTCCTCTGTTTTGGGTTTTTCAAAAATAGAATCTTTATACCTTAAATCTTTTAATTGTTTGAATGCCATTGCCATAACCATATATTTCTTGAAGGCACTTATCATTGTTCCATCACTATGACTTTCAGCTGCTTCCCAAGAATCTATTCTAAAAGGAATATCCAACATTTGTAAAATACGATAAACACTTTCTATATCTTTGTTATCAATCATATTATAAATACATTCTTTACAAAGAGGGTATCTATCAAACCCTGGTACATGACATTTATAGAAATTTTGTTCAGGTTGTATTTCACCTTTTCTTCTACAATCTATACCTTTACAAACCATCGTATTTTTCTTTGTATCTATTTTTTTTAAACTCTTCCTTGGCAATATAATCATTCCTTTCTTACGATTTAATTATTTTATAGGTCTGTTTTTAGTCCATTCTTCTAAACATTTTGATAATTCTTCTGTACCTTCATATATCCAACATTTTCTTTCTAAATCATTAACTTTTTCAGGTTGACAAAATAAATTATGTTTTTGCATATATTTAATTCTATCTTCTTTATACCAAAGAACCATCTTTTCTTCTATTTCTGTTATCCCTTTCTTAGTTAAAAAATCTTTTAACGCAGGACTATAACATCTATATATTCCATCTTTGAAAACTTTCACAATAAATACACCCTTTCAGTAATTAAATTAATATCTAAAATCGGTCTATAAAGTGAAATACCTATTCTTCTACATCCTTCATTTTATCATGAAGCTTATCATCAAATATTTTGATTAAAGTATAATCCCAATCACTGTTTTCAGCGTCTAATGTCCATCTTCTTACTTTTTCAATTTCTTTTACAACGCTAGGTAAATAATCTTTGATTATACAAGCTTCTGCATTATATCCATTTAAAACTAATTCATTATGAATTTTGTTTAACATTGCATAAACCTCAACTTCTGTATCTAAATAATATTCTAAATAACCTTTATAGTCATTGAAACTTATATCTTTTCCTTTCCAATCAGCCTCTAAATCCATTCCAAATATATCTATTACATAATGTTGAAGTTTAACTCTTAGTTTTCTATCTTCAAGACTTCTGTATCTATTATATCTTTTAGCACCTTGGAAACCCATCATATGAACTTTTCGACTTATAACATCATGAGTCATCTCGGCATCTGCAAATGTATTTATTGCCATTTGTAATAATTTTATAGGTGTCATATCTTTGGCATAAGTTTTTATATCGACCATAATTAAAACCTCTATACTAAAAATTTCAATTATAGGTCTATAATAATTCTATAATAATACAATTAGTTAACACATTTTGCAGCAAATCTATTCAAGTTGTCACTTACAATAGTCATATGTGCTGGGAAATCGCTATAATAAATTTTATAAACTCTTCCAGTTCTTACCTCTCCACCAAATACATAGTTTCCACACTTATCAAATAAGTTCCAAGTACTAGAACCATTTGTTATACTTATAGGTAAACCATAAGCAGAAATTGGTATGTTTTGTACTATGGCAAGATTGAATTTTTCAGGTGAAATAAATGTCGTAGTTGGTATGGTTACAGTTATCAAATTTGAACCTACTTCTATAGCAGTAGATTTGACAATGTTGCAATTACAATTACACATATATAAAACCTCCTAAAGAATTATTTCTAAAAGGCGTAAAAAATAGGAATAGCACATAAGTACCATCCCTATCAAATAACTCGCCAAAACGAGAAATTCAATAAGAAATTTTATAAACTAGCAGCAACTACCGCAACCGTAACAATTATACATTGAATATGGATTTACTCCTATTCTTGGATAATAATCACCTAGAGAATTTAATACATTCTTTGTTACAGTATCACTTAATAGTAAGTTGTTATAAGCGTTTGTACTTGTATTTAAAGAAGCTCTTAACTCTTCAATTTTATCTTGTTGCATCATCTGTCTTGTAGCTTCTCCTTCTGCATGAATAGCAGTTTTTAAATCGCCAATTCTTGTTATCGTATAAGCTCTTTATCTTATACTTCTATATGTTTCCATATAGTTCAGACTATATCTTCACCCTTCCAATATGGTTAGGGGTTCGGCACTCGTGGAAAATATTACATTCTAATTAAATTAGTTTCGATTTTCTAGTCGTTGAGCCTTCATAAGCCATTTAAACTTATGCTTGGTTGCTGATTGCCTCGGCTAAAATTTAAAAATTTCGCAAGGGGTTTCCAGCAGTTCACCGAATATCTATGCTACGCATAGCTTAAAATCTCTTTTAAGGTTACCTACGATTTTATTTAAGCAACATTCTGCCAATTGAGCAGCTTGATTTAATGCGTTAGTATTCATTGTAGATTGAATTGATTGATTTCCCAATAGAATATCTTTTTGTAATCCACATTGTCCTAAAGCATTATCATATCTGTTTTGTAATACTTCTTTGTCAGTTCCATATCCAGTTGTCAAAATAGTTTGATTTAAACCACAAATTCCATCTCTTATATCAGATAGGTTTCTGTCAGTTGTTTGGTTATAAAGTCCAGCTTGTAATTCAGCTTGTGTTAAACCATTTCCATTTCCAAAACCATTTCCCCAACCAAAAAATAAGAATAAAACAATTATCCATAACCAATTGTTTCCACCAAACATACCATCACTAGCAATATATGTTGGTGCTGCACTTTCAACTTCACTTATCATAGTGAACCTCCTAAAAAATAATTATTTCAATTATTCAATTAGAGGTCTATAATAATAAGCCTATTTTACTCCTTGATTATAAGCATTTTGAATAAATGTTTGTATCTGCTGAGGTGTCTTTCCCTGTGCAACTTTTAAGGCTTGTGCCATTGCAGGATTAGATTGTGCATATTGATTTAAAAAAGCCATAGGATTAGAACTACTTTTTATTGCATTTATTAATTGACCCATTTGAGGATTACTACTTGCTAGATTTTGTAGTAGTGCCTGAGGATTTCCTTGTGCTAACGACATTATTTGCATTAGATTCAATATTATCAACTCCAATCATTTTAAGATTTTGTAAATTACTTAAAATTTCATCATCTTTTTGAGTCAATAATTCTATTTTTTTATTTATTTCAACTAAATCATCTTTACTTAACATTTCTGATAAATCTATATTTTTATAAGCGTTACTTTGATTTTCATTATTTTCTGTAAGCTGATATACATTAAATATAGCACTACCATCATTCATATTTAATTTTTTCTCATATATTTTTTTATTTCCTATATCTACCAAGTATGTTGGTGTTCCATCTATTTTAACAGATTGTGCTTTTGCTTCATCAATAGATGTTACTGGCTTACAATCATAGAACATATTGTTTACAGTTGTTTGATTTTGTATAGGATTTTGCATTTGTTGTGGATTAATAGGTTGCTGCATATAAGGTTGAGCAACCTGATTTGTCATATATGAAGGATTAGTGTATTGTTGCTGATAGTTGCCATAACTGCTAAGTATAGCATTTAATCTATCACCTTTATTTGCATAGTCATATGGATTACCAAAATTCATTTACAGACACCTCTTTTTTTTATATGTCTATAATGAAAATCTAGGGTTTCGTAAGTTTCCTAGATTACTGAAATTCCTATTGGAGACGACACCCAGATTTGAACTGGGGATATAAGTTTTGCAGACTTATGCCTTACCAACTTGGCTATATCGTCACTATTAATTGAAAAATCTTGACTAAAAATAAGAAAAGACAGAAGTCAAAGTTTTGTATAATACTATTTCATCATTTTCTAATATTGGATGCGAAGTCCAAGAATCGAACTTGGTTTTATCTAGCTTATGAGGCTAGTGAAATTCCTTACCTCCCACTCGCAATAAATGGCACAGAGCTTCGAAAGTTTTCTGTGCACCACTAAATAATTTAGGGATTGTTATATTGCCATTATACTAACTTCCCATTTTATTAAAAACGAAGTACCGAAACTTCTTTTATTTCATTAACATTCAATATTTTATTTTCAATTATACTAAAAACAAATTTATCTTCTTCTAATTTTCGCTTTAATTTATCTAATGTAGTAGTACATACTAATTCTAATGCTTCATTTAAATCATCACCAAATTTTAAGCAATCAATAACCTCATCTACATTTTTATTGATTTTTGCATAAGTATAATACATATTATCATAAGTTATTAATTTAATTACAATTTCTGTCATTTCTTTCTTTTCTTTTTTTTCTTTCTCTTCCATCATCTTTTCCTCCTCAAACTTATAGCATAAACTATTTTTAAATACAAAAATAAACACCATATAGCAACAAATACCTATCATAAATTACGAAACTAGTATACAAGGTCTTTGACCTTCGACCATAAGCCTGCCTTTACAAACTTAAAGCTTACTATTAGACCCTGTCGTAAATATAATGCGGTCTTACATTGTTGCTATATACTATTTATTTTATATATCATATTTAGAAACTAGAGCCGGCCTTTAAACAAAGCCAGCTCCGCAAAGATAATTCTTTTCCTTCTAATCCTCAAAGAGTTGTTCTACATACACAGATACTCTTCTCATAAATTCTATAAAATTATCTGTATCATTATATATATAAGCCAAATCAACAACAATTTGATTTTTAAATTCTTCAATAAAATCTCTTTCTTCTTCTTTTCCAAGTAATTTTATTAATTCATCTACTTGAGAATCATTATAAATATTTTTTGAACCTTCGTAAGCAATCATAAAAACCTCCTAAAGTTTAATGTCATAACTACAATAAATTCCATTTTTATCACAAATACAAATTAATTGTTCTGGATAACCATAGATTCTCTTTTGAACACAAAAGTCGTCAACACCTTGGAAACTTCCAGCCATAACGCCTTTAATTCCTTGTACTGTTTCCATTTTATTATGATGTAAATGCCCGCTTAAAACTGCATAGATTTTTTTTCCTATCATAGATTGAAGTGCTAATAATTTTGCAACACCACAATCAAAATCTCCATGAACTCCTGCGTATTCTAAACCCCTAATATTAACTGTATACATAGTATCATCTATTTTGTCATAATTATCAAATTTTATATTTTCTATTCCTTGTAATCTTTGTTTCAACCACCATTCGACAACATCATCTAATCTTTCACCAGTTAAAGAATCTTCTTTTTTTGTTATTCTTGAATGATTTCCAGCCACACTTACAAAACTAACAGTTTTAAAGTATTTTGATAATACAGTTAGAAATTGTGCAATAAGTTCTGAAACTCCCATCACTTGTTCTATAACATTTTCCTTATTTGTTAATGCTATTGGAGTATGAATATTTCCAGAAATACAATCTCCATTACACCAAACAATACAATTTTCACAACATTGTCTGCCTTGTATATCAATTATATTTTGCAAATATTTTTGAAATCTTTCTTTACAAATATCAGAATTATAAATATTCCAATAATTATTTATATTCGCTCCATAATGGATGTCATTTAGGCTCACTAACATATCCTTACCATTTTCAGGACACATAATTTTTTCATATTCTAGTTTAGGCAAATTTCCATTTTCAATATTTCTTTTAAAAATATCTACAACCTCTTCATCTCTTGCAGTTTCTCTTGCAATTTGATTTAAAACTCGCCTTTCATCAAATAACTTATATTTTTCTTTCTGAAGTTCATGTTTTTTTATTGCTAATTCTTTTAAAAAATTATCTCCAAATTTATCAATAGAAAAAACTTCGTCAAAAAATCTTTTAGCCATTTGATATTGTTTTCTCCAGCTACTTTCACCTTGTTTTGTATCTTCAGTTCTTAAATTTTTATTAAATATATCTGATAATTCTTGCCAAGTTAAATCAAGTTCTCCACTATCTTTAGCAGAACATAATCGCCAAATATATTGTGTTTCTGTTTCATTTTCTTTTAAATTAAAATCCATAATTCACTCCTTTTATACCTTTTCTCCTATTAGTGGCACTTGTCTCAACAATCGATTTTTCTTTAAATGTTGGGGTTATCCCCTCCTTTAACTTTATATGAATTATAATGTTTTTTATTTGCTTTTCGCATTTGCTTTAACTTTACAACTCTTGCACAATCATTACAATATTTTTTATTTCTAACTTTTTTTTGTTTTTTTATTAAATCTCCACAAACTTTACATATTATATAATTACCACTATCATATTTCTTTTTCCAACTAATTAAATACCAGAACAAATGTTTTCCTAAATACAACATTAATAAATCTTCATTTGACCTTCCTAAACTACTTTTCCTATTTTCATTATATTCTCCATTTTCATATTCTTCTGGCGGAATATAATTATTAAATGCCTTCTTCAAACAGGAGTTAATGGCAAAATCGAACTCCTGTTTTTTAAAACTACATTTATTAATATACTTATAATCATAAATCATTTCAAGTACAGAATTATCACTTAAATGAAAATCTTCATAAGAGGAATTTTTTATAATATTCATAAATTCTTCAAATATATTTTTTTTCTCTTTATCTGTTTCCGCATAATAATATCTTTTAAAAAAAGTAAACAAATATATATTTTTAGTCATTTTTCACCCCCCCCTCTATCATATCATAATATTTTCCTAAAAATTCATATTGTGTTCCTTCAACTATTTTTACAGATTTTTGATTTGGAGAATTCTTTTTTAAATTTTCAAGCATTATATCACTAAATATTCCCCAACACAATAACTTATTTGTTGCAATCGAACCATAACTTGCTTTAATAAAATAATTTGCCATTAAATTCTCATCTAAATCTTTAAATTCCGAATAAAGAATCTCTTTATATTTTTGCATTAACAAATCTATTTGTGTAGAATAATTTTCACTTTTCGATTTAAATATTTCTTTTAGCTCTTCATAAAATTCATCATTTATAACTTCCATTCTTCGCACTATTTTTCTATCTGATAATACTAAATCACCATCTATTAATAATACCATAGTATTCACAACACTTCTATCCCAGTCTAATTTCTGTTTTTCCCACTTGTTAATATATTCACAAAGTTCATTCATTTGCGATGGTGAATGATAAGCATTTTTTTCTTTTTTACTTTCTGCTGGTAATGTTTTATTTTCTTCTAAAATTTTAAAATATCTATTTTTCTTTTGAGGATAATTATATATTAAGAAATATGGTATCTTTTTCAAATAATTTCTCATGTGTTTTGGAATATTCCATCGAACACCTGTTTTTATACTGTCGATTTCTTTACCTTGCAAAATTCTAAGCATAGAAACCATATTTGCATAATTTTTTTTCCACTCTTCATCTTTTGTATATTTATTTAAAATACTAGTACCGAATATTTGTTCCTTAACACCCTTGGTTTCCCGATATTTATTAGGGGAGTAGACTATATCTTCATCTTTTAAAGATGGGTTGCACTTCGATTTAAGAGATTTGCACTCACTGAGAATTTCACTCAGCCCTACATATTAGTCGTTTGACCTTCTCTTTTGAGCTTGGCACAGGATTGCCATATCTTTCGACTTAGGTTTCCCCTGTTAGCCTATTAATTAACACTCATTTCCTAGTGCTCCTTGCGGTTAATAGACACCTAGTATTTACTAGTTCACAACCTTTTTCTTGAAATATCACTATTTCAAGGAGACTATTAGTTAATCTCGCCGATTCTAGTATCTCTTGAATTTAATTCATAGTCTATTATATTTTCCATATTATACTTTAACTTTTTAGCCGTAATTTTATCATCAACATCAATTATCATAGGTTTGTTTACTTTACTCGAAATAACTTCTTTATTATTACATAAGAACACCGCATCTCCATCTTCGTCTGCCCCGACCCTGCACGGGGAGACTTAAATCATACATATTAGTCATAACCAAATCCTGTCCTTGAAAATGTCCAAAATATTTATTATCTAAATTTGTTTTTATATATATATCATTTACCTCTGACGGACAAACTAATGGGCTTCTAAAAGAAAAAACATATTCATTATCTTTAAATAAAGTTTTTGTAAAAAATTCTTTGTAGCCTAGAACACCTTTAACTTCCATTCCAGCAATATATTCCAAATAACCTATTAAATCTCCGAATAAAGTATGATAAAATCCATTACCATAAATTTTACCAATACGCATTTCATCAATGGTTTTCTGGCACTTATTTTTCAGCAATCTCTTAATAGAAGGGTCTTTAAGCATAGAATCATTGATAAGTACTGCTTTCAAATAAGCACCTTGAATCTTATCTTTTTCAGAATCCTCTACTCCAAGAAATTTTAAAGAATAAAATTTATCGCCTTTAACAATTTTTTCTATAAGGTCAGTGCTATATTTAGCGAGACTAATAATTTTACCATCATTTTTTTCATTTAGAATATCATATTTATCATTTTTTCCATCATAAAGATTTTCAAAATGTTCTACATAATGCGGATTTATCAAATCTAAACATTGTAAATATTGAAAATTCATTCTTGCTTTTAAATTAATATGATTCATATGATGACTATATTTACTAACTCCCATTTTATATTCATATTTATTAAGTTTTTCAATATATTTATCAATGGCTTGGTCTCCAAATTCATCTTTAAAATATTTTAAACCTTTAAACATACTAGCATTCCATAAACAATCAATATCATCTACTTTATGAACATGCCCTAGAACATCTTTAATTTCACTTATTCCGTGCTCCCTAAACCAAGACTTAAAATCAAATTCTACAGAATATCCCTTCATAAATGGCAATCTAACCTGTAAGCCAGCAGGGCGATAATCTAAATCAATCTCTCTTTGAGCAATTTCACTAATGCGTTTATCATGAACACCGCAGCCATCAAAAGGTGAAAGTTTTATATCTCGAACTCCCTCTTTTACTTCTCTCACCTTATACTTATTTCCATCAGGAGTTTCTTTTTCTACTTCTTCTAAATAACAAATTTTTTGGTTTTTTATATATTTTTCATATTCACCAACTATTACAATATTTGGTATTGGCATATTCAACAATGTACAAGTACTAAATATAAGACATCTATATGCTTCATATTTTGGAATTACCACATCTTTTCCAGACATATCAATATCTAGCATACTTATTTGCATCAAATCATCATAAATATAATCTGCAACAAAAACTGTTATACCCTGTTTAGATTGTGCCGCCGACTTGCCAAATCTCTTATAATGAATTCCATTGTATGTGAATCCATCAGCTAAAACTTTTCGATAAATAGAGTGCTTTTTCTTATTATGTTTAGCTTCAAGTTGAACTAATTCCTTTAAATGGGTTTCTTTTTTTCCAGTCAATCTTTGTATTTGATAAATAAGAGGAGAAATTAGAGTAGAAATTAAAATGTTATTTTCTTCCTCTTTACTCAATGTCAAATTATATTCAGCCGCTACCAAATCATCAACATTAATACAGGGTATATAATACTGAGTCTTATCCATTATCAAACCTCCTTTTTATTATTTTTATTTGTTTCTATAATTTTATTAATTAAATAAAAAAGTATCTTAAAAATTTCTAACAATATAAAGCCGAAACTTATAAAAACTAAAATCCTATTTATAACCTCTAACATAATACCCACCATTCTGTTAAGAATAAAGAATAAGACATTTTTATATCCTACTTAACAAATTATATTGCTACATATAAAACTCATCTTAAAATTAATTCTCACCATTTTTAGCATTATGTTTTTCCCAAAAATCTGATAAAACAATAAAATTATTCATTTCTCTTGCCAACTCATTAATTGCAAATCTAACACAACAATCAACACACCAGAATGGACATATTTTATTTCTTTCTGGTTGTTCTCTATCTCTCAACTCGAACATATAATACCAAATTCCTTGAAATCTTTCTTTTTTCAATTGTCTTATCCAAAACCTATCTCCAAATACATCGTCACTAAGCAACTTATTAAATTTTCTCACTTCACAATTCAACCTTTTACAATCTTTACTTTTCATAAATCCTCCTTTTACAATCAAATACATATAAAAAACAAAATGTATTCATACGTCATAATAATAGCAATAATCATAATCATAATCTTCTGTATCTTGGTCATATCCACATTTTTCACAAATTAATTTACCGCTAGAATACATTTCCACACGATTCCTGCCACAATTTTTACAATTTTCGCCACTATATCCTTCATATGTTCCTAAATTTCTCAAGAATTCATTATATTTTTTTAAATAATCATCATAATCATCATCCATCATCATTATCTTTCACAACTTTCATCATTTTTATATCTATTATATTTATTTTTTTGCACTTCTTCATTTAAAACTTTTATATTTTTATCATAATTGATTAAAAATTTATGCGTATTAAACAAAACCTCAAACATATCTAATTTTTCATCCTTATTTAATTCTTCGCTATTTCTAATTTCATCTAATTTATTTCCTATAAATCTCTCAACTTCATCAATAATTTTCATTTTATTATCCATACTATAATCCCCTTAAAATTCACATCCATTTCTATCTTCTAAATAATTTATCCAATCTTTATAGAATTCAATCCTACTTGGCTCGTACTCACTTATATCTATTTCATAATCCTCCCATTCGTAAGAAAATTCATCTGTCATTGTATTTCACCACCTAACCACTTTTTAAATAATTCACGCATTCTTTGACTCGGAATATAAATATCAATAGGTTTTCCTTTTCTAATTGCAGACCTAAATATCCATTGTATCATTTCTGATAAAGCATATCTATCTTGGTCTATATTTATTCCTCGCTTTATAAAAAAATTCTCATAATAAGGATTTAAATACCTATTAATCGGATAAATTAAACACCTTTTATTTGAATATTCGTTACTTGCCCTACAGTTACAACTAATCCAATTTTTTAAACATGCCCTCCCACCTTTTAATTGATTTTTATTATCTTTAAAACAAGTCCACAACCTTAAATTGGCTTGACAATTTGCAACATTTATAAAATAATTAGTTATAGATTTTTTTATTTTCTTTACATTTTCTGGATTTTCATACCAACTTTTAGATAATGCCGACTTTTGAGTTCTTCCTCGACTATCCTTATAATAATCACCAACACTATTCAGCTTTTTATGATTACAAATATTAATTAGTTTACTTATTTTCTTTTTCCATTCGCTATCATAATCTTGCCCGAGTTTATCCGCCTTTACCAAATAATAGCTTCCCTGTTGTTTCATTACTCTATAAACATCGTATTTTAAATTAAAAAAATTATAATAATATGCTTGTATCTGACAATCAAACTGATATGTCAAGATATATATTTCTTTAAATATATTTGGTTGAAAAACTTCAATAGGAAATGTCCAAATTAAAAAATCATTCCCTAAATAATACAGCAATTGTCTATCAGCTAATTCTTTTAAATACGCATATTTATGAAGAATCTTTTCTTTTGAATTCCAACTAATAAGTCCAGTATTATCAGCCACTAGCATTCCCTTATCCATCAATATTTGAACATCATTTTTTGTTAATGCCTCTTTCTCTTGCTTACTAATATTTTCATCCTTATATATATCTAATTTTTCCACCACATTCATTACTTCATCTAATATAAGAATATAATTTTTCGCCTTTAACAAATTTATTAAATCTCGACTAATACCTTTAAATAAAGCATGTGTGGATGATATATTTTCTTCCTTCTCAATCAATTTTATAAAATCAGCGCTCTTTGTACCTGCCCTACTAGAATCTGGCTGTTTAAAATTTCTATTTGGACATTCAGCCCTAATTCTATCTGTTTCACTTAAAAATGGCGTTATATATATTACCTTTACATCATCAGGTAAACTATTTATATATTGTATTGCATAGCTGCTTTTTCCCCAACCACAAGGGCTATCTACCACTTTTATTCTTGCATCATTATCCAAATTTAAATCCTCCCTTCTCATATTTATTTTTTCAAATACCCTCTGGCATCTTCTATTATACACTATATCTTCCACTTTGTCAATACTTTTACAAAAAAAATATTAAAATTTACTCAAAATCTGCCTCACCCTTACTCTCCCTAGAAAAATTAATCATTTTTTGTCAAAAATCCCTGAAAACATACTGCCCCTAAGGATACAAGGCATAAAATTTTATTCACTTTTTTTCCGCTTCGAAATGATAACGTAAGGTTATCGCTTTATTCTCCCCTTCATCGACTTTCTGTCTTGTTCACTTACTCCCTTTTATTCACTTTTTCTATATCTTGTTTATTATAAGATATCCCAAAAATGAATCCAGTAATACCAAGGGTTTCAAGGATTTTTTTTTCAATTTTATTCACTTTGCCTTTTTTTTACCCCTTTTTTCCCTCTTCTTAAAAAATCCCCTCACCCTTACTCCCACTAAGCTTAAACCCACTTTTCGCCCCTTCCCACTTCTCCCACTTTATACATTTTTTTTAAAAAAAAATGAATAACTCTACTCCCCCTAAGACTTTCACCACTTCTGCCTCCTTCCTACTACCCTAATTACACCTACTTTCTACCACTTTTTCCTTTTCTTCATTAAAATTGAAAGTTAGAAGGTACTACCTCGGTTTTATACTAAAAATCAAACTTTTGTTTGTAAAATATCCCTATATAAAACTGTAAACCATACTGGGAGTAGGCATATAAGAGATATACAGTATTATTATAATATAATAAATTATAAATAAATTTTAGTTTATAAAATGGCTGTAAGCCTTATGGCTCTAAGGTTTGAAGGACTTTCCTATTTTTTCTAAAATTTTCTAAAATTTAAAATTTTTTCAAAAAAATTTTTTTAATTTTTTAATTTTTAAGATATAGATTAGTAGATAGATATAATAATATAATAATAATATAATAATAATAATAATATAAAGCGAGGATAATAAAAAAGAAATAAATAATATAAAATATTAGATAAGAATAAAAAGCGGGAGATAGCGAAACCTGGTAAAAACTAGAGGTATATGCTAGTAGGAAGTGAGAAGTGAGGAGATAGCTGAGTTATAGCACATATACAATATAATTATATAATATATAAAAATAATATATATGTATATGTTATAGCAGGAATAGCAACAGAATTGGAATAGTGCAAATAATACAATAGCATAATATATTAAATAATAATTGTATAATATAATAGTAAATAATAATAATATAATAGTATAATATAAAATATAAAAAAATATTATTTTTTTTATTAAAAAGTTATTGACAAAGCGGGAAATATAGTTTATAATAAGAAGGAAGTTGAGGGAAGGCAAGAAAAGAGAACAACAACAAAACTAAAAAAAAAGCATAAAAGATATTGACAAGTAATGCTAAATATGTTATACTATAATTGCTTAAAGGTTTGGGATAATGGGAATTAGAAAAGTTGAAAAGCTCCAAACAAAGCGAAGAAGTAAAACAGAAAAAAGCAAATAAAAAAAATCAAAAAAATTTGATTTTATACTTGACAAGAAAACAGCAAGATGCTATAATAAAAGCATAAAGAAAAGCAAAAAGCAATTATATTTTTGAAAAATAGTGTTATTGGTAAAAGTATTAAAAGCCCAAAAAATAATTGAAAAACTTTTCAAAAAAGCTTGACAAAGCAAAAAACAAATGTTATAATAAATATAACAAAAACAAAGTACTTATAAACTAAAGTTATAAGAGCAAAGTTGCATTGCTAAAAATAATATGTAACAGGTAATAGCTAAAATAAGTTTTCAAATAAATTTTTTAAAAAAGTTTATTACCAAAAAATAAAAAAAATAATGGAGGTGATAAAAGTGTGGTGTAATCCTTGGATAATAAAAGAATTGGTTAAAAATATTTTTTTATATGGAACAATAGCAATTACAACAATTTATATATTATTATTTACATATGCAAAAATTACATATAAAATTTATAAAGTAAAATAAAAATGTTATTATATAGTACATAATAAATAAAAAAAATATAAAATAATAACAAAAAGGAGGAAAAAATGAAAAATTTATATAAAATGAGTGAAAATGAATTATATAACAGCTGGAAAGACAAAGAAGAAAAAAACAAAAATTTTGATGGTGCATTAAATGAAGAAAGATGGATAATATTTTTTAAATTTAGCAAAGAAAAAAAGGATTTTGAAAAAGAACTTGAAAAATTTGAAAATATTTTAAAAGATTATCCAATAAAATATAGATATAGAAAAGATAATCCTATTTTAATAGCTATAAAAGTTTTAAAAAATTTGATAAAACAAGAAAAAAATAAAAATTTGAAGGGAAAGAAAATGAAAAATGAAAGTGCAAAAAATATAATAAAAATAGTTGTTTTAGGTGTTATAGTTGGGTTAATTCTAAATTTTATAATTGAATATAAAATTGGAAAAGTAAAGCAAGATATAATACAAAATGCAGCTATAACACATATAGACGCAACAGAGGACGGCGAGTTGATAACAATGAAACTAGATTCTGAATATGTAAACTATTATTTTGAATTTTAAGGAGGTAAACATGGAATATTTAAAAGTAAAAAAAGAAAAATTGTTGCATAATGAAAATTTTACAAAATTTTATCTTTTAAAAGAAAATAAATTGTTAACAATAAAACAAGTATATAATTTAAAACAAAAATATTATAATTTTACAAACAATGATGTTGTTTATATAAAAGAAGGAGGTAAAAATGGACTTAAAAAATGAATTTGAAAAAAACTATAAAAAAATTATTGAAAATTTAAAAAACGGCAATGATATAATAATAAAACAAAAAAAAGACGATTATAAAATTTACATAAACTCAATAAAAAAATTATAAAAAAAGCTTGACAAAGCAAAAGACAAATGTTATAATAAAAAAAAAGAAAGGGTAAAAGGTGAATAAATTATGAATGAAAAAATAATAAAAAAGGAAACAAAAAAAGTTTTTAATAAAAATAATTATTTACTAGGAAAAAGAAACGGCGTTAAAATTTGGTTAGTAGAAGCAAGTTGGGACTGTGGTTGGTATTGGGGTTTTGGATACATAGAAGAATATAATAAAAAATATACAAATATAAACAGTCACACACATTTTAGCGAGTTTTTTAATGGGGAACATATAGAAGGATTCAAAAAACAATTTGATGGCGTAACACTTTGCGACGCTGATTTATGGAAACTATTCGAATATATGAAACAATTTTATATATTAAGAGAATACGCCGACACAATGTATAGAAGTGGAGCGCATTATACAACTGTAGACAATTTAAAAAAGCACAAAATAGAAAATGTAGCAGAATATGAAAGAATCAATAAAATTTTATTACCAGAACTATTTCAAAAAATTTATAAACTTTTAAGTGAATAAAAAAAATTTTAAGTAAATAAAAGAAAGGAAGATGAAAAATGGAGATTTTAACAATTAAAGGAGAAAAATTTGAAAAAATAGAGGAATGTGCAAAAAAAATGAGAGAATTAGTAAGAGGATGCAGAAACCAAACAAGAGAAGAAGAGAGAAAATTGAGGGAATTAATATATCAACATGGAAAAAATAAAAATATAAAATTTAAAAAGGGAGAAAGATATACCTTTTTAATGGAAAAAAGTATAAATTTGGGGACGTCTAAATATCCAGACAATGCAAGAATTACAGAAAAAAGCACAGAAAATTTTATAAAAGAAACAGAAAAAACAATATTTTTTGAATATACTAAAGTATTAAAGAGAAACTTGATTGGAATAGTGGAAGAATAAAAAGCGAATTATTAAATATTTAACATTAAAATTAAATTAAAAAGTTTGTTGAAACTTAAAATCAAAAGCACGAAGCGGAGTGCATAACAAAAAAATGTTATGTGTTCCGTTTTTTTTATGGTAAATGTCAAAATACAAATATTTTCAAAAATCAACACTTGTTTAAACAGCTGAAAATCAAAAATAAGACACTTTTTTATAAAGCAATATAAATATATACCTTTAAAATAAAATGTTTGTATTTTGATTTTTACCAATATAAAATATAGTTAACATAATAAAAAATAGTAAACATAAAATGCAACTTTTCAAAAGCATTAAAACAAAAA